CGCCGACTGCAACGACCCCGCCTGCTTCCTCCTGCTCGTGGGGAGCCCGCACGCGATGGTCGGCAGCGCGGACGTTGACCGTCCGGAGGTCTTCGCCGTTGAGCGTTCGGTGCAGGAGCGCGGCGAGGACGACGCTGCCTGGATCGCGCTGGTGCATCCGGGTGTCGGGCTCGCTCTCGCCGACTGGCTGGAGGCGACCGCCGCGTACTGCCGCCCCGGGGCACTCCATGCGACCCACGTGGTGCGCGCCTACCAGCTGGCCCGGCAGCTCCTCGGCGGCGAGTCGTGAGCGTCACCTTGATCCGGAAGGGCGACCACCAGTGCGACCTTCCCACCGAACGGCTCCACGACAGCGGCGACATGGTCCGCTGCGACCACTGCGGGAAGGCTTGGCAGCTGTACAAGCCTCGCGGGTGGGCTGGCCGGTGGGAGCGGGTCTCGCGGTTCGCCGCGTGGCGGTCCGAGCGCAAGCACCGCGGGGTTCCTCCCGTGGACACGCGTTCCGTCTGCGGGAACTGCCACCTGCCGGTAGACGACGGCCTGGAGTGGTGCCCGCGCTGCACGAAATGCCCGGAGCACGGCAACCTGTGCTTCCCCGGCGCCTCCTACGGCGATTGCCCGAATGCCGCGAAGACTCCTCCCGGGCGTGCGTCGTGAGCGGCCTGTTGGGTGCGGTTGTGCTGGCGGTGCTGATCGTGGCCGCGCTGCTGGTGCTGTGGGTGCTGTTCGGTGCTCTCCGTGCCGGCGCCCGCGAGGACCGGGCGGCAGGGCGGGGTGATGACGGTGACGCCTGACTTCTGGCCCGACCTGCGGGCCCTAGGCGAGGTGGTGGGCGGGCCACTGCTCGTCCTCGGCTACTACCTCGCCCGCGCCCTGTGGCGCGAACACCACCCCAACCGCGATGAGGAGACCGACCAGTGAGCGGACCTGATGACTGCCCGTGCGGTCACCCGTTGAGCGAGAACTACCGGTGCATCGCGGGCTGCTACTACGGGCCGTGCGAGCATCCGGACTGCGGCGGGGTGTGCGAGTACTGGGGCGACTGCACGTCACCCGACTGCGCCTGCCGCGACGAAGACGAGGAGTCCCGGCCGTGACGCGGGAGCACGCGCCGCGGCCGGGCGCCAACTGGGAGGTCACCGTGCAGCAGGTCGAGACCGTCGTCCCGGACAGCGTGCTCAGCTGCCGGTACTGCGGAGTACACGCTGCCGAGCACGGCAGCCGCTACCACCACCGTGTTGGCCTTCACGGCTGGCAGCCGATGACGTTCGACCAGTGGCGGCAGGTGAACGGGCAGCCGGCGCCGAGCGGTAGCAGCGTCGAGGTCACGGTGGCCCCGGTGCAGCCTGTCCCGATGAACCGGTCCGCCCGCCGGGCGGAAGCCCGCGCAGCGAGGAGGAAGAGATGACGGACAGCGCGTATGAGGCTCAGTTGCGCAGGCAGTTGTACGAGGCCCGGCAGGAGGCGGTGTCGCTGCGGGCGGACCGGGCCCGGCTGGAGGACGAGGTCGGGCCGCTGCGCCAGCAGTTGGCGGGGGAGATCGCGCGGGCCGAGTTGGCGGAGGCGAAGGTGGCGGCCCTGGAGGCCGAGGTCGTGCTGCTCCGTGGCGATGGCCAGTCCGGCTGCGAGCACCGCGATCCGAAGCGGCTGGGTGCCCGGCCGGGCGATCTCGCTCTGGTGTGTGCGTGCGGCGTCGAGGTGTTCCCGGGCCTGTTCACCGGGGGTCGGCCGTGAGTTGCGTTGATGACTGGTGGGATGCGCAGCAGGTCGAGTTGCCGTTCGACGACGAGCCGGAGCCGGACGACGGTTTCTGCGGCGAGTACCTGTTCCCCACGTGGTGGCGCCGCAAGTGGCCGATCTACAAGGAGACGGTGCACGCCGACGTGCTGCCGGACATCAGCTTGTGGCGGCCTGCAGCATGACGCCACGGAGCAGCGCCGGACTGGAAGGGCCGTCACCCAAGGGTGGCGGCCCTTTTTGCCCGTCAGATCTGTTGACTCTGCAGGTCAGCGGGGTGGATGCTGTGGCCCCCGCCGAGAGGAGATCAACTTGCCTGAGGTGCCTGAGATCCGTGTCCAGCGGGACGAAGATCTGCCGCCCTGTGAGCGCTGCGGGGCGCCCGTGCTGTTCACCGCTCGCATGCCGGTCGGCGGGGGCAACGGCGTTGATCTGGAGCTGTGCGGGGTGTGCGACCGGGAGGATCCGGTGGCGGGCCGACTGTTGTGGGTTCTGGAGAATCAGACTGGCGGGGCTTCGGTGGCGGAGATGGCCGAGGCGGCTGCGGCGTGGATGCGGGCGGCGATGTTCGCCCGGGGCTGGGCGCAGATACCGCACCAGCGGGCTTCGCTGAACTGACCGCGGTTCACTCGGATGGCCGTTCCCCGATTGCCTGTACGGCGGCGAGCAGGTCGGTCGGGCTGGTGGGTGTCTCGTCGCGGGTCAGGGCGGATGCTGCGGCGGAGACTTCGTCGGCGAGCAGCGAAAGTCGGCCGGCCTCATCGTTCAAGAACACCCAGTTCCCTTCCTCGATCGCGCGTTGGCAGCGGCCGACGTAGTCGAGGGTGCGGGCCCAAGCATCGGCGAGTTGTTGGGCGGCGGGGGTGAGGTCGGGGCTGCTCATGGGGTCACGGTAGGTGCGGGGCGTGTGGGTCGCAGGTCGGCGGCCGACCCTCCCGGGATGTCGTACACGCGTTCGAGTAGAGTGCCGTCCGAGCGACCGGCCGGAGCGCCGCCGGGCCACAGATGCCACCTGCCTGTAGGGATGACCCGTGACCGACACCGACCTGCCCGACGACCTCCTCGACCTGGAGCGCGCCCGCGTGGATGCCCGCCGAGTACTGGACGAGTTCGTGTGCGCCGTCGAGGTCAGGCAACGTGCTGAGTTCCCGACCGAGGAGCAGCTGCTGGAGCGCCGCACGTGGCCAGCCACCGACGAGGAGCAGCACGCCGTACTGCAGGCCGCGTACCGGCGGGCCGCGGACGCCGTGCGCGCCCACCCCATGCTGGTCGAGGCTGACGCGGAACGTCGACTGTGGGCGGTGGAGGAGAAGCTCCGCCAGCAGGTGCCGCAGGTTCTCGTCGTGGTCCGCCGCGGCAACGACGGGGCCGAGCAGGTGGTGACACTGCTCGGCGGCGTCGAGGTGGAGCTCCAGGGGGTGTAGGTCACAGCCCGGGCAGTACGTCCTGCTTGGCCTCGTAACGGCCCGTCCGGTCGCCAGCCTGTCTGCATTCTGGCCCCACCCGCAGCAACCCCGAGTCAGGATCGTGGAGGGGCCGGCGGCAGCGACGGCAGGTCACCCGGGCAGCCAGAAGCCCCTGCACCGGATCGGGCAGGGGCAGCGGGTCAGAGTTGGTGGTCACGGCGCTATTTCTCGTCACGCATCTCGTGCTGCTCCCAAGGGGCGCCACAGGTCTCGCCGAACGCCTCGGCTTGGCAGGGCTGCCCGTGGCCGGGCATGCCTTCGTAGGCGTGGTTGGTGACGGTCGGCTGGCTCTTGCTGCTCCTGAGGGCTGCGATGCGCTGCTCGACGGCGGCAACCGGGTCGCTTCTACCAGCATGCCGTTGTCGACTAGCTGGCTGGGAGTTCGGGCCGTCCACGACGTTGAGGATCCGGCGGACGGCTTCGCGCATGCCGTCGTCGTCCTCGTCGTGCTGTCCGTACACCTCGGCGACGATCAGATGGCATTCGTCCCGGACTCGCTGGACGGTCGACTCGGCCTGGAGGGATTCCCGGGCCATCCGTTCGATCACCCGCTGCCGGGCCTCGGCCAGCGCGGTGAGCCGCTTGATCTGTTGCTGCTCGGACTCGACGCGCGGGCAGTGCTGGTGGTTGAGCCAGGCAAGCACGGTGGCGGGGTCGACGGGTTCGGTGCGGCTGGCGAGCATCTCGCGGACGAACGCAACCCGGTCCTCGGCGCGGTACAGCTGGCGGCCGAGGTCGTCGGCGAGTGCGATGGCTTCGTCGCGGGTCAGCTCCTGGTCGTCAGTCACTGGTGTCCCCTGTTCGTTCGCATGTCCGCCAGCCACGTCTCGTACCGCCGGGTCTCCTCGACGGCCAGGCGCTGCGCCTCGGCGATCGCCTGACCGCGGGTCCACTTGTAGATCACGCCGATGTGCAGCCGCCCGCGGTATGCCCACTCGTCTCCGGTCCAGACGTGGTCGCCCGGTTCGAGGTTCGGGTTGAAGATCCGCCAGCCGTCGGGGAACCGGTCGGCCCAGCGGGGCTGGACCTTCTGGACGAGCAGCGGTTCGGGCTGGAGGATCGGGCCGTCGTCGGGTCGGCCGGGGTCGGCAGGTTCGGGGCAGGGGATGCGGAACTCGGCGGCGAGGTCCAGCTGGGCGTTGAGCTGCCGCACCTGCTCCTGCAGTGACGGGGCCATGACGGTGCCGGGTGGGAGGCAGTCGGGGTGCCAGCGTCGGCCCTCAGCGTCGACGTTCCATTGGGTGAGGGGCTGACCGCAGTCGGCGGCGCAGGTACGACGGTGTGGCTCGGTCACCAGGGTTCCTCGTTCCGGTCGATGGTCAGCAGGTTGAGGCGCAGGTCCAGGCCGACGGTGATGGTGTGGTGGCGCCCGGCGTCATCCCATTCCAGCTCGATGCCGCCTTCCGGGGTCGGGTAGATCCGCATCCCTTTGGCCCACACGGTGCTGGACATGGCGATGGTGGCGGCGAGGGCGATGACGCCGGGGCCGGGCGGGACGCCTTCGCCGTCGAGCCAGCCGGGCTTGAGCGCGGCAAGCTCCTTCAGGCGCCTCCAGACGGGGCTGTCGGTCACGGCTGCTCCCCGATCGGGGTCATGGGCCCGTAGTTGCGGGTGATGGTGTCGATGGGTCCGCTGTGGCGCCCGATGGTCAGGTTGGGGTTGTCGCCTTCGTCGGCGCGGGCCACGTGGACGAAGAGCGTTTCGAGGCGCTCCCACGTGTCACCGAAGCTGTCGAGCCAGAGGTCACGGTCATCCTGGTCGTTGGTCACGTGCTGCTCCTCAGAGGGGTCGGCCGTCGCAGTCGTAGTACTCGCCGTTGCGGACGTGCGGCATGTAGCAGCCGCCGTGATCGAACGGCTCGTCGTCGTCCTCGTCGTACGGGTCCTGGTCGTCCGTCACAGCTGCCGCCCCACTGCCTCGTAGGTCTTCCAGCCGATTCGCTGCGCCTCGACGGCGAGCAGGTTGCGCCAGCCGTCCGGGAGCGGGGGTTCGTCCCATTCGCCGTCGCCGGGCACGTACAGGCGGGGCCCGTCGGCGTCGGTGCCGAGCTGGATGCCGAGCCGCGCGGCGTCGGCGATGAGCGTGTCGATGACCGCGGCAAGCGCGGTCTGCTGCTGACCGTTGGCGACGGCATAGCGAGTGTGCAAGGTGCCTTCCGTGGACACACGGCCCTCGTCGGGGTTGTCGTCGCCCCGCCAGCCATCGTCGAAGTAGTCGAGCTTTCCGGACCAGCCGGTGGTGCGGGTGCCCTGGTAGTCGGCGGGGATGTCGGGGTGCCAGGTGAGGACGATGCCGATGGCCCAGTAGCTGGTGGACTTGTGGAGGATCACTGCTGCTCCTTGGGTAGCCAGCGTTCGCCGGCCCAGAAGGTGATGGCGCCGAGCACGGCGAACGCAGGGATGAAGACTGCGAGGCCGAAGGCGCCGCGGGAGGTGGTGACCGCGTGGGTGATGAGCGCCGCGGCCACCTCGGCGGTCGGGATCGTGAGGATCAGGTACCAGAACAGGGCGCGCTGCCGGATCCGGTAGCGGGGGCGTCTGGCGGTCACGGGTTGATCTCCCTGGCTGGCGCGTCGAGTTCGGGGATGTACGACGTGTGCGGGCCAACGTAGCGGACGCACGGGCATGGGACCTGCTCCCACTTGATCGGCTCGTCGTAGTCGTCGTAAGCGAGGATCTGCCCGTTGATGGTCCGGTGGCAGCCGGTCGCGTCGTGGAACGCGGAGCCGTGCCGGCATTGGCAGATTTCGGCGGGCGTCGTGGTGTTGCGCTGTCGGCGGCCGGTTGCGAGTCCGGCGGCGTAGGTGATGGCGGCGATTCCCGCGCCCGCGAGGAGCTCAAGCATGAGGCTGTTCCGTTCCTTCAGTTGGCGCTTCGGATGGTGTCGGCGGCCCAGTCGACGCCTGCGCTGAAGTCGGCGCCACGGTCGGGGTTTTGGTCGAGGAGCAGCTGCGCGAAGTGCTCCGCGATCGCGGGCCAGAAGTGGGCGAGGATCGCGCGACTCGCTTCGGGCTGTCCGGGACGATCCACGGGCCGCTCTCGTACAGGCCCGTGACCGAGGCCGGGATGTTGTCGGGGCTCACGCGGGGCTCCTCAGAGTTTGTTCGGCTGGAGGTTGAAGGCGAGGACGGCGCCTCCCCGGCATTCCGGATGCTGGCTCTCCAGCTCCGCACGGATCGCATTGAAGACGTCGAGCCGGGTCGCCTTGCGGTCCGGCGTCCATGCGCCGTTGGCGCTGGTGATGCCGAAGCTTCCGTTCGTCCGGGTGTACTGAATGGTGATCAGGAAGAAGTGGGTGCCCTGTTCGCTGTTCACGGCTGCTCCTCAGGCGGCGCCGTGTCGGGCGCGGTCGGTGGCGCGGTTGGGCTGGGCCTGGTCGAGACGCTCGCGGAGCCGCCGGGCGTACTCGGCGGCGATGTTGCCGTACGAGCAGTAGTCACCCATCTCGTCCGCGAATGCGCGGGCGGCGTCGGCCTGTGCCTGGGCGGCCTTCCACTGACTGGTGCGCGAGCTCAGCTGCGCGTACAGGTTCTGTACTTGTGTGGGGTCGCCGCCGATCTCGCGCAGGCCTTCGCGTAGGGCATCCAGTTCGGCGTTGGCGATGCGGGCGCCCTGCTTGTGCTTGTCTCGCTTGGCGAGGGCGGTCGCGCACCGCTGAATGGTTACGTCCAGGGTGGTGGTGAGTCGGTCGATCTCGGCAAGGAGCAGCGGGATGTCCTCGCGGGCGTGGGCGACGAACTGGGCGTCGCTCTGGTTGCCGTTGCCGCGGTAGCCGAAGTTCGCTTCGAGGGTGCTGTTCTCGCTGGTGACCCACCGGTTGAGGTCGGGGGTGTCTTCGACGATCCAAGGCCCGGGACTGGCGGCGTTGGTGCGCTCGCGGATGGCGGCGAGTTGCTCTTCGGAGAGCGGAGCGGTGGCCATGCGGGGCTCCTTCGGGTTGGCCCGGCCGCCGAAGCAGCCGGGCGGGGGGCGGTCAGCCCTCTTCGATCAGCTGGCCGTAGTCGTCACGCGGGCAGTCGCAGCCGCACGGGCCGTGCTTGCCGCCGTAGTGGTAGCAGAGGCAGCCGGACTCGCCGCACGGCTCACGGTCGTCCTGGTCATCGAAGGTGTCGGTCATGGGTCCATCTCCTGGGGCAGGTTGGCCCCGAAGGGCCACGGGGCGGAGGGTCAGATGAGTTGCGCGGGGGCGACGCCGAAGAAGTGGTGCGGCAGGTTCTCGTCGGAGAACACCCAGGCGTCGAACGCGTCCTCGTCGCGCTGCTCCAGCTCGTCCATGAGCCAGCCTCGGACCTTGGAGATCGCTCCGTCGGTGACGGGCATGCCCTCGGTCAGCGCGAAGTCGTAGCAGAGCTGCTCGGTGGAGCGGGCGGCGATCTGGTTGAGGATGCCGGCCTTGGCCTTCGCGGCGCTCTGCTGGGCGGCGGTGAGGGTCTTCGACATCGGGGCCTCCGTGGGTTGCTCGGTCCTTCGTTGCGCTTCTATCATGGGGCCAACCCAGGTACTCTGTCAACACGTTTACATAGGACATCATGTTGACCAGGGAAACGAGAACCGAGATGATCGAGACCATGACAGCCAGCAACCCCGTCGGCCTCACCGAGATCGGGAAGATGTTCGACATCACGAGGCAGCGCGCCTACGCGATCAGCAAGAAGCGTGACTTCCCCGCACCGATCGCCACGCTCAGCTCCGGCCGCGTCTGGGAACGCGCCGACGTCGAGAAGTGGGGCGAGACATGGGATCGCACCAACCAGGGCGGTCGACCGCCGAAACCCAAGACCTCCCCCTCCTCCCCCGACGGCCCGTGACCCAGGTACGACAACGCCCCACCGGTGAGCTTCACGGTGGGGCGCAGCTGTGCCAGGGGTCAGGGGCGGGGCGGCTCACCGCCGAGCAGGGTGCCGTCGACCGCGACCACCTCGTAGCCGAGCTTCTCGGCTGCGGCCCACGCCTCGGCGGCCTGCTGCTGGGCGTTCACCGATGACTCGTCCTTGGTGGTACTGCGGTGCACGTACACGGCCTCAGCTGCCTTCCGGGCCACCTTGTCAACCTCATCACGGCCGGCGGCAAGCCGCAGAAGGACATCTGCGCCCAGACTGCCCGGATCGAGTGGCCCGTCGAGCGTCAGCACCCGGCCGCCCGCCTCGTGCACCTTCCGCACCCAGTCAACGGCCTCGCTAGCGTTGCGGCTGAACCGGGGCACGTCCATGGCGATTACGGTCCGGGCCGGGTCGGCCTTCACCAGGTCGAGCGTCTCGTCGAGGTCCTCCGACCAGGTGACGATCTCGTGGTCGGTGTTGGCGGCGAGGGTGCCGATGAGGGACCGCTGCCGACCGTGGCTTGTGGATGTCTTGGCTCGGGTGAAGCCGATGGCGGGGGTGAGGGCGTCCATGCGGTCACGGTACCGGGCCGGGGTGACAGGCCGGGGGCTGTTCGGGCCGCCCGCAACCGTCCCGGACGGCTGACAGCACCACCATAGGGCTGCTTGTCGGTGGTGGCTGCCACGCTGGCGTTGTGACCCACGATGTGACGCTCGGCACCCACGGCGCCGGCCGGTGCGCCGACTGCGGCAGCCACTCCCCCGGCCGGTGGCCCGGTGACCGCTGCTACCCGTGCTGGCAGGCGGCAGTCGCCGAACGGAACACCCGCGTCGAAGCCGGCCCGACGGCCTTGTACCGGCTGTTCACCTCGGACGGCTACCTGCTGTACGTCGGGATCAGCGTGGACCCGAAGCGCCGTTTCAAGGAGCACCACAGGGCCGAGTGGTGGCCGGAGGTTGACACCGCCCGAACTGTGATCGAGTGGCTGGACTGCGGCGGCCACGAGGCGGAGAGGATCGAGCTGGCGGCGATCCGGGCGGAGTTCCCCTGGCACAACAGGCAGGGCATGGGCCTGGACGGGGAGCAGCTGTGGGAGCTGCCGGAGGGGAGCCCGCCACCGCCGGTGTTCGTGGACTACGAGGCGTGGACTGATTGGCGGCGTGTCTGGGCGTTGTGGTGGGCTGCCGCGCGGGATGGTGTGCTGAACCGAGAGGAGCGGGCGGCACTGGGGCGGTGACGGCCCGCCTGACTGCACCCGTCGCCCGCCAGCGGCCTCCCGGCCCCTCGCTGGCACCGGACAGCCAGGCGGGCCCTGCGGGGTTACTGGGGGCCGTTCTGTGCCTTGCGGGCTGCGCCTCGTGCTGCTGGGGCGTCAGGGGCGGGACCTCAACAGCGTAACCACTTGCGTGAACACCTCAACCATCTCCGAGTCCCGCTGCGGCCCGGCCGGTGCCGCCGTGCCCTCGGCAATCCGCTTCGCCATGAACCCGCTCGTGAATGACCCGGCAGTGTCGATCATCTCGCTAGTCAGCCAGTCCGCGTCGGCCATCATGTCTCCTTCGGATCGTGCAGCCGGATCACGGAGTGTCCCACCGGTCCGGTCGCACGTCGAGGGAAAGTCCGGTGAAGGTCGGGACGGTCACCACTGCCCCTTGTGGATGCTGGTGAGGTGCTGGGTCCAGGCGAGTACGGCGTCGTTGACGGAGTCGCCGGCGAGGCGGGCGCCGCAGTGGCAGACGGCGACGGGATCGCAGTCGTTCCAGCCGAGGACCATTCCGGGCCGGAATGTCTCCGCCGCAGCGAGTTCTTCGGCCACGCCTGTGAGCAGTTGCTCAGCGGCGATGAGGGTGGCCTGCCCGGCGGAGTCCTGGGCGTGGACCTTGCCGAGCTGCTCGGTGATGTAGTTGAGGCGCCCTGCCGCTGTGCGGTGGCGGATCTCGATCGGCACGGTCATGCTGCTCCTTCGTCGTCCCTGGCCTGGTCGTACATGTCGGCGACGCACGTGCAGCCTGGTGTGCCCGTATGCCGTGTAGGCGGTCTGGCCGGGCGACTGGCGGTCAGTCATGGGTGGTGGTCTCCTTCTGGCGGGCCCGGTCGAGCATGTCCAGGTGTGCGGGCAGTCGCTCGTCGAACGCGGCGATCACGCAGCCGTGGCCGCCGATGAACTTCCGCTGCAGGTAGTGCTTCACGCGCCGCCAGTGGTCGGCCTGCTCGGTCTTGTCCTGCTCGGCGGCTTGCTGCTCCCAGCTGGCGAGCTTGTCGATGTGGTGCTGGAGCTTGGTGCGGGCCCAGGCGAGGGCCTCGGGGTCACGGTCGAAGTTGGGCATCGGTCATGCCTCCGTAGCCGCTGCGGACTCGTGCAGCTCGGCACCGCGCTGCTGGAGGAAGCGCACGATCATCTCCGCGTCGGGCCCGTGGCCCGTCAGGAGGTCCGTGGCGTCACGAGCGGCGGCCTGGTAGCCGCCCACCTTCGCGGCGGTGAGAGCGTGGTCAACCTTGTCCAGCTCGGCGCGCAGCCCGTCGTTCTCCAGCGCGACCCGTACGAGGGCCTTCGACAGCTGCTCCTCGTCGTGGTCGCAGTACAGGTGCTCTTCGAGGGTGCCTTCGAGGTCCCAGTCGCACGGGGAGACCGGGCACGGGCCGGAGGCCTGGTCGGGCGTGGTGGCCATCGCTTACACCTCCCCGGTGATCACAGGGACGGGCTGGATGAACCAGTCGGTGTCGTCACCGCAGTCGAAGAGCTCGAACCGGCCGCCAGCCTGCTGCCACGTCAGGTCGTCCTCGTCGGTGTCGTGGGCGTCGGCGTAGTCGCGGGCGGTGAGCCGTCGGGCGATGGTGTCGTCGGCGTAGATCGGGCCGCCGGGCATCTCGCCCTCCTGACGCACCCACACGGTAGAGGTGGCCATCGGTCAGGCCTCCCGGCTCGCGAGACGCATCAAGACATCTGCGTGGCACGGCCCGTCGGTCGGGCACCAGCAGGCGAGGTTCTTGCCGCGCAGCTCCGGCAGTCCGTCGAGGATCCGCTGACGGGCCTGGTCGCCCTTCTCGGAGCGCCACATGTCGCGGTTGCCGCGGATCCACTCTTCGAACGCGCCAACGCACGCGGCGCGGGCGGTCTCGGTGTCGCCGTGCCGGGCGAAGCCGAGGTCGTAGGCGAGGGTGAGGGTGAACGGGTTCCCGAACCTGCTGGGCCTGGTGACGATCACGGTGTTGTCGGGCTTGCGCCAGCCGGCCGTGCGGCGGCGCTGGATGCGGGAGGGCGTGAGGGTCATGGGTGATACCTCCGGATTTACGGTCAATTGTCTCGTATATGGGGGTATGCGGGTACCCCCGTGACGTGTCGGAATGCGCTCAACTCGCAGGTGAGGAGCAGAAGATGTAGACCCCGGTGCGCGTCGGGGGTAGCGTCACCGGCTGAGGGGGCTCACCCCTGCCGTGCCCCCGCCGAGCTGTGAACGACGGGGGCACGGTGCTGCCGGGGGGCCGTCATCGGGCAGGCGAGGGGGCGTCGCGGAAGTGCAACGCCCCCGGCGGGCGTCAGACCTGGCCGTACGACCGCAGGCGCGTGAACTCCGGCTGCCACGACAGGCGAACACGTCCCCCGGACTCGCCCTGACGGTTCTTCGCGACCGTCACCACGACCTCGTCAGCCGCCGGCGAGTGCAGCAGCAGCACCGTGTCTGCCGCCTCACCCAGGCCACTCACCAGATCGGTAGCCTGCGGCTCCCACGAGATCCGGCGCGACAGGTGAGCTGTAGCGACGATCGTGACACCGAACTCCCGCGCCAGGTCTCGCAGCGCGACGATCTGCTGCTGCCCGCGACCCGTTCCGTCCTCGGAGTTCCAGCGGGAGGCCATGGCCACGAGCTCCAGGCCGTCTACCATCACCAGGCGCGTCGGCCTGTCGCTGGACGCGCGGTTCTGCAGGTTCTTCCGGATCGCCGGGATGTTGACCGGAGAGTCCTCCCAGATCTCGACGAGAGTGTCGGCGATCTTCGGCCCGTACGCCTTGATGCGGGCCATCTCCTGCTCGGTGGCGCCGCCGTTGTGCATCTTGGCGCTGTCGATACCGAGGCGCTCGGAGATGATGCGGCTCATCGTGCCGTGGTGGTTGATCTCGGTGGAGTACAGGAGTACTCGGTGGCCGAGGTCGAAGCCGATGTGGGTGGCGATGTTGAGTGCGGCCATCGACGTGCCGGAGCTGACCGGCCCGGCGAGGAGGATCAGCGCGCCGGGGTGGAGGTCAATGTGGGCGTTGAGGTCGGGCCAGGGGGTGGAAAGGGACTCGTTCACGAGGGTTCTCCTGTGGGCTAGTTGGTGGTGTTCATGTCGCAGGCATGGGCAAGGTGCCCCTTGAAGGCCACTGTGGCGGTGCCGGTTGTTCCCATGCGGTTCTTCGCCACAATCAGGTCGAGTTCACCAGCGCGCGGGGACTCCTTCTCGTAGTAGTCCTCCCGATGGAGCAAGATCACGACATTGGCGTTCTGCTCGATGCCGCCCGACTCCCGCAGGTCAGACATCATCGGGACCTTGTCCGGCCGCTGCGCCACCTGCCGGTTCAACTGGGCGGCGGCCACCACGACGATCTGGAACTCCTGCGCCAGTTCCTTCAATCCGACCGCGATGCTGTCGACCTGGGTGACACGGCTCGCTCCCGCCTCGGCCTCCGCCTTCGCGATCTGCAAGTAGTCGACGACATACAGGTCCGGCAGCTCCCCGATGGCCTCCAGCTGACGCAGCCGGGTCTTCATCCGGGACACCGGCACCCGCGGCGAGTCGTCAACCCGCAACCGCTTCAGGTGAATCCGCTGGATCGCGTCGTCGACCTGCTGCATCTCATCCCGGTTCAGGACGCGGGCGCGGAACCGCTTCAGGTTGACGCCGGCCTCGGCGCAGATGATCCGCTGGCCGATCTGGGTGTGCGGCATCTCCATGCTTCCGATGAGCGTCCGCCCGTCGTTGGCGATCGACACACACCGCGCCCAGTCCGTCATGACCGTGGTCTTGCCCATGCCCGGGGAGGCCGCCACAACGACCAGGTCGGTCTTCTCGACCGGCGCAAGTTCCGCAAGGTCGGCGTACGGGATCGGCAGCGACCCGTCGCCAGGGTTGAAGTACGCGGCCATGGTGTTGTCGAGGACTTCGTCGAGGGGCTTCTCGCGGCTGACGGCAGTGGTGCTGGACGTGGCGGTGGTGAGCTTGTGCAGTAGGGAAGCGGCGTGGTCGAGTACCTCGTCGGCGTCGTCGCTGGCGGCGGCGTACCCGGACTGGACGAGTTTCGTGCCAGCCTCGATGACCTCGCGGAGCGTGGCGGTGGCCTTGACGATGTTGGCGTGGTATCCGGCGTTCGCCGCGGTCGGCGTCGCGTTGACGCAGTCGTGCAGGTAGCTCCGGCCGCCGATGCGAGCAAGCTCAGCAGGGTCGAGGGCGCTTGCGACGGTGAAGGGGTCGGCGGGCTCTCCGCGCTGGTACAGGTCGAGGATGACCCGGTGGAGCAGTTGGTGGGCGCCGCGGTAGTAGTGCTCGGCGGTGAGGATGTCTGCGACTTCGGTGATGGCGTCCTTCGAGAGGAGCATCGCGCCGATGACGGCCTGCTCGGCTGGGATGTTCTGCGGCGGGGTGCGGTCGGCGGGGGCGCCGGTGGGCTTGGCGTGCGGGTCGGGTTCGTCGTCGAACAGGGTCACGTTCTGGTCCTGGTGGGTCAGGCCGCGAGGGGCGCGGCGTCAGGGTGGCAGTTGGGGCACGGTTCGCCGTTGGTGGTGGTGCGCAGGCGGGGGTTGAAGCGCGCGGCTGGGTGGGCGGCTTCGCAGGTCTGGCAGGGCGTAGGCAGGCCCGCGGCGGGTCCGGGCTTTGGTGTGGCGGTCTTGGGTGGCTGCCAGTGGTCGGCGTGGCGGGTGAGGTCCCGGCCGGTGGGGTACTTGGCGGCCATGTCGACGGCGAGGGCGGTGAGGTCGTCGATAGTCCAGCCGGCGAGGAGGAGTTCGGCTGCGGTTGCGGCGATCTGCTTCTCGGCTGCGGGGTTGCGGCGTCCGCCGCGGGCTTGCTGCCAGGCGTCGACGATCGGGGCGGTCTGGTCGTTGTGCGGCGCAGCCGTGGTCTCTCTCTCGCCTGTGGCGGCGGAAGGCTCCTTGGGCCGCTTGGGCAGGCGAGGAGAGAGAGATGCTCTTACTTCTTCTGTGCTCTTTACTCCTAGGTCATTTCTGACCTGGGGGTTCGGGTCATTTTTGACCTCCACCCCCAGGTCATTTCTGACCTCCACCGGAGGGTGCAGCTCACTTTTGACCTCCACCGAGCGGTCGAAGTCGAACGGCTTCATCGGGGCCAGCGCGTACTCGTTGCTGCTGCGCCCCTTGGCCCCGTAGGTGGCCCCCCAGGTGAGCGCCCCGGCCGCCTTCAGGGCCGTCAGCTGCCGTTTCACGGCACTCTCGCTCTGGGAGGTCTCTTGCGCCAGCGTGGCGTACGACGGGAAGACCCGGCGCCGCCAGGCATAGTGACGGTGGATGTGTGCCCACAGCATGGCTGCGGGTGCGTTGACCGGACTCGACGGGTCGAACGCCGCGTCGACCAGGTACACGGGCAGAGGCGTGAACCAGTAGCCGCCTCCAGCCGCGCGGGCGCCCTCTGGGGGCTCCGAGGCCGGGATGATGCTCAACAGGGGTCTCCAGCGTTGGCCCGCTTTCCAGCGGTGCAGGTGGTGGAAGGTGGGCTGCGCCCGACGTTGCCGGGCGCAGCGGGTGGCCTACTTGCTGGCCTTGGCGGCGTTCTCGCGGGCCTGCCTGGCAGCCTCAGCCGCGGCCTTCGCGGCGAGTGCGGCAAGCTTCGCGAGACCCCGGGTGACGTAGATCGCGGCTCGGTCGTCGGCGGTCACCGCTGGGCTCCCCGCGGGTCGAGGGCGCGGCTGAGGAGTCCGCCGAGGAGGTGTTCGCCGAGACGGTCGAGGCGGTCCTTTGCGATGGCGAGGTCGAAGCGGATCTGGTCGGGGTGCAGGCGCGGCGGGTTGGGGCAGCGGCCGATCGCGGCGTTCTCGGTGGGCCTGGGGATCGTCGAGGCGCTCATGCGGGCACCCCGTCGGTGATGACTACGGCGTTGCCGTAGGCGTCGCGGATGAGGTACTCGACGATCTCGATGGGGAGCCACGCGGGGTCGTAGCCGACGAGGAGCGTGTTCTCGTCGATCCAGACGTGGCGGAGCTTGAAGCCGTCCGCGGGGAGCGTCACCGCGACGACACCGACGGTCGGCGGGGTGTCGCACTTCTCAAGAACAGCTGCCATGATGGGCTCATCCAATCTGCGCCCGCTGGGTTCCTAGGCCACGGGCAGGCGCGGTTTGATGGCGGCCCCGGCTTTCAGCTGGGGCCGTGGTCGTTTCCGGGTCAGGCCGCCACGGATGTCTCCGTCTCGCGGACCAGCGACTCGACGGTCATCCGGTAGCAGGCGGCGAGGCGCATCAGTGTGGTGATGGTGGGCTCGCCCTGGCCGTTGACGAGTCGAGAGAGCGTGGCGCGCGGGATGCCGGCCCGCTTGGAGATCCTGTAGTCGCTGAAGTCGCCGTAACGCTCGGCGGCTTCGCGCAGGTTCGTGGCATGAAGTCGATGGGACATGACACCCCCTTGTTGCATGGAAGGGACGAATTCCCTTCACGGAACAGACTACGCAGGGCGTTCCATCTGCGCAACACATTCCACACATAGAATCGTGGAGTGCCCTTGACCAGCCGGGTTGCGCATGTGCAACCATTTCCACTGACGGCACTGCGCGAGCAAGCGTGCGACCGACGGGGATTGAGGGACCAGATGACAGCGGCGGAGCAGTTCGCGGCATGGCTGGCTGCGGCGATGCGCCGCGCCGACCTCGACATCGACAAGCCCCAGGGCGGCGGCCGCGCCGCGCTGGCAGCAGCATGCGATGTCTCCCGCAGCACGGTCAGCCGATGGCTGGATGGCAAGGCAATCCCCAGCCCTGAGTACTTCCAGCCCATCGCCGATGCGGTTGGCGTATCAGTCGCGGAGCTCCTCATCGGCGCCGGGATCATCCCCGCCGACAGCCTGGGACAGCTGAAGCAGCCCCGGCAGGTCTACTCACCCGAGGAGGCCGCCGTGGCTCTCGGCATCAGCCCGGACGACCAGGAGCTGTTCTCCAACTTCGTCCAGCAGTTGCAGAAGCGGGCCAGGCGAACCAGGGAGTAGCGTCACGCTTCGGCAACGACCCGACGGGCAGTCAGTTCGCCCTGCGACGCTGTCCCCCATCAAACCGGTCGATCACCAGGGACAGTCATGAGCATGGGTCAGCAGCAGCCCGCACCCGGTTGGGCTCCCCCGCCGCCGCAGCAGCCGAAGAAGAGCAACGTTGGGAAGATCGTCGGGTTCAGCTGCCTCGGCGTGGCCGTGCTCGGGATCGTCATCGTCGTGGTTCTCGGCCTCGCCGTTGGCAAGGCCGTGAAGACGGCGGCCACCTCGACTGCGGCGCCTGTCGCTGGCCACTCCATGCCGTCCGCGACCGCCAGCGCCGCCCCGGGCGCGGTGGCCGACATCCAGATCACCAGCTGCACCGTGGATGAGTTCGGTCTCGCCCACGCCGCGCTGACGATCACGAACCACAGCTCGAAGAAGAGCAACTACACGGTGCAGGTCGACTTCATCGACAGCAGCGGCGCCCGCACCGGTCAGGGCTTCGCCGCGACGAACGACCTTGACCCGGCAGCTGTCGCCAAGACCGAGGCCGGTGACCTGGCCCAGGTCAAGGACGCGAAGATCACGTGCAAGGTGTCGCAGGTCAACCGCTACGCCTCGTTCTGACCCCACACAGAAGCGCCCCGTCCAGTCGGACGGGGCGCTTTCTGCGTCTACAGCGGCCGGGCGGGCTTCCCGACCCCGCTACAAGGGCCTTGCTTGCCGCGAGCGCTGTGTATCACAGTCTCCTTACCCGGCTGCGTCCCGACCGCCTGCCCGCAATCCGGGCACTTTCCCTGTGGGACCATCGCCGACTCCTCTCTCGCTACACCGTGGCAGGCACCTCGTACCAGCGCCCGCGCGGAGAGTTCTGTCCGACGCCCACCGTGGCCAAACTGTTGACGAACGCCTTCGCCGTGTCGTGGAAGTCGATGCGCAGACCGAAGGGAATCGCCCCGCCTCCAGTCGACAGCAGACTGACAGCCTTGATCTCTCCCGCCTTGTCCAGCTGCAGGAGCTGAGAAGCGAGGGCCTGCTCCAGGTACGACAAGGCTACTGGCCCGTCCGCGAGAACGGGCATGTCGATCGGCTCGGGCCTGTCACCGGTCACAGGCTCCTGCTCGGTCTGCGCGTAGTCGTCGCCTGGGCGGGACTGGACGGTGAAGGACCACCATGCCTGGGCGCCGCTCTGCAGGTGGGTGACGATGCCGTAAGGATGCTCGCTGTGGCCCGCGTCAGCGAGAGTCTTGACGCCGTCGACGGCAGGAATGTGGCGGGCTGCGTCGGCGAGCACAGTCTGGAGTCGGTCGGGGCGCATGAGTGGGTTTTCCTTCGGTGGCGGCGAGGGCGGTGGCCCGGTGGCGGCGGGCAAGGAACCACCGTACCCGGGGACTGCACGGGTCGGCGGCAGATGGGATCGGTGTCACCAGGAGGTGCGCCGGTCCCTCTGGAGGCTGGCACAGATACTCGCGCAATGTCCAGACATAACCCATCCTGTATAGAACAAGCGCCATCCCCCTGAGATCCGGTCAAGATCCAGTCGGTAGCGTTAGCGCCGGACCACAACGCCACCAGGAGGATCGACCCGTGCCTACACCCTCGATGGGTCGCGACGCGATCGCCGAGCACCTGCGCGCTCGCATCGAAGACGGCGACTACGGTGACGGTGGACTCCTGGCCAAGAGCGAGGCGGAGCTCGCCGAGGCTTACGGGGTCAACCGTCTCACCGTCCGGGCCGCGCTCGCCCTGCTACGCAGCGATGGGCTGATCGAGACCCGCAAAGGGAAAGAGCGGGGCATCTTCGCAACGCCATGGCGCCCGATCCCCCGCAACAGTCCGCAGCGCCTGTCGGCCGAGCAGTGGGGCGAGGGCCGCGCGATCTGGGACCTGGGGCTCGACGACCGAGACCTCAAGGTCGACGGGGTCATCATCGAACAGCTGCCGGCCTCCGACGATGTCGCGCGGGCGCTTGGCATCGAGTCGGGGGCGCTGGTCTGGCGCCGGGCGAGGGCCTACCTGGTCGACGGACGGACGGTTCAGTACGCGACCTCGCACCTGCCTGCTGGCCTGGTCGAGGGATCGCGTATCACCCAGGTCGACACGGGCCCGGGCGGCATTCACGCACGGCTGCGCGAGCTGGGCCACGAACCGGTCCGGCATCGGGAGGAGCTGCGCTTGCGGACGGCGACGGCTCGGGACCGTGAGCTGTTGAAGCTCACGCACGACACGCCGATTCTGGACATCGTCCGGGTGTCCTGGGACGCCTCGGGCCGGGCTGTCGAGCATGTGGAGATGCTGCTCGACGGGTCGCGCTTCGTCCTGGGTTACGACTTCTAGCTGCGCTTTTCTCTGCCCTGCCCCCGTCTCGCTGGTCGAGGCGGGGGCTTTTTGCGTGCTCTACGGGTGGCCAAATCTGAATCCTGTCCCTAGAGACCACTTGCACTGTCTAGACACTGCTGCGACTATCTACACATGGCAAGGCCGGAAGCGGCCACCAACTACCAAGGAGGACTCATGTCGACCACGGCACCCTCTGCGGCTGCCGAGTGGCTCACCGCCGGGGAGTCGGCTGCTCTGCTCTGCTGCAGTCCCAAGACCGTCTACCGGCTCGCTGACAGCGGCCAGCTCCCTGGGGCCACCGCTATCGGAAATGGCAAGGTTCGCCGCACCGGCTTCCGCGTGCCCCGGACCTCGGTCGAGCAGCACATCGCCAACTCGGCCTTCGCTCCGGCCGTCGCCTAACCCCAGGAAGGAGCACCCCATGAGCTACGCAGGTGGCAGCTACGGGGCTGAGACGCCCCTCGGTGACATCGACAGGAACCGCACCCCGGTCCCCTTCCAGCCCTACCAGTCCGTCGCCGACTACACCGCCGCGAAGCAGGCCGGCGACAGCGCCGCCGCGAGCCGGATCGTCCGTGACGCGATCAACCGCCTCACCGACGGCACCATCAGCGCCGACGAGTACAACGCCCTCATCGAGGCCACCATGAGCGCTGGTGCGCGATGAGCTACCTCGGCGGCAACCCCACCCCCGCGCCGGCCCCGCAGCCCCAGCCCGAGCAGCAGCCCAGTCAGAAGTGACCTGGCGCGACCGCGCCCAGCAGGCCGCCTACGGGATGTACGACACCGTCAGCTCCGGCTTGGGCCTGCGAACGAACACCACGATCGCCACGCAGATCATCGCGACCGGCGACCCGCACCAGCCGATCGTCGGCGCGATAGCCGCCGCAGCAGCAACTGCCGCGATCGTCGCGGACCGCATCACGTCCGTCTCCCACCCCGACGTCCGAACTCCGTACGCCACATTCACCGAATGAGGTATGTCATGCCCACGATGATCGAGCGCCAGCAGAACACCGCCACCCTCCTCATCGCCCTCGGCCAGCTCGACCCCAACGCAACCCCCGCCGAGCGCCAGGCCGCCATCCAGGCCCTCACCGACGCCGAGATCGACGCCTGGACGGACGAGCTCCTCGCCCGCCTCGGCCACCCCGACTACCGGCAGCAGGCCGCCGCATGACCCGCAAGCAGCGCAACGGCGTCCCCCCGCACACCTTCGCCGCGATCCGCGACGCCCTCCACGCCGACCGCGAACCCCAACCGTCCCGGCCGGCCCTCGGCCACGGCGCCCCGCACATCGGCACCAACCACGCCTGGAACTGGGGCGAGGACAAGCCCGACACCGAGGACGGGCCGTACGAACCGGACTGGTGGTGCCTAACACACGACCAGTCCGGCCACGGGACCGGATGCCCCGACTGCGCCACCACCGACCCGACCAGCTGAGGAGCCCCGCATGGAGCCGCACGAGACGGCCGACGAGTACCGCAAGGCCCGCCGCGCCGGAGACGACACCCGCTGCCAGGAGATCGTCGCCGAGGTCAACGCCCGGTTCGCAACCCGCACCACCGACGGCAGCGAGATCGCCGCCCTCTACCGCGCCAACCTCGACACCCCGCTCGCCCAGCCGAAGGAGTAGCAACGATGACCGCCACCACGATCGAGCAGCTCATCACCACCCACGGCCCGATGATCGCTCGCCTCTACGGACACGACGTCAGCGGCTTCACCACCGCCCAGTTCACCGACACCATCGCCAGCCTCGGCCGCACGTACGCCACCGGGGCGACCGAGAACCTCAAGGTCGCTGCCGAGCACCTCACCGCCGTCGCCAACTACCTCGTCGACGCCGAACTCGACCCCGTCGCCGCCGGCGGGCTCATCGCCCACGCCGACCAGCGCCTCCAGCTCGTCAACAACCTCACCCTCGCCTGAACAGGAACCCCGCATGAGCGCCGACTTCACCCCGGAGCAGCAGGACGCCATCGCCCTCCTCGCCCCCGAAATGCACGTGATCCGGGCCGCCGCGATCCGCCTCAACCTCAACCCCGCCACCGAACTCGCCAAGTACTGCAAGCGCAACGGCTTCGGCTACACCACCGCCGAGATCACCACCCTCAACGACCTGCTCGCCAATGGCACCATCTGACCACCCGCCTCCCCCAACACCGAAAGGACACCAATGGGACTCCTCAACTGGGGCTCGAACCAGTACTACATCCGGAAGCACGAGCGGGAACTCCAAGCCGAACACCTCGCCTGGGCCAAAAGGGCCGCCCAGCAGTTCGGCACCACCTGGTGGACCGTCGCCCCCGCCATCCCCGCCAAGGGCAACGCCTGCATCGGGGCCTTCGACATCCACAACGAATACGTCTTCACCCGCTGGTCGAAGCTCAAGCCGGGCCGTCTCGTCGGACCCCACGCCGCCGACTCGTGGCAGGCCTGGTGGCACCACGGGCCGCTCACCAGCGTGCCGCAGCAGACCCGCGACTCGTACGAGGCCCTCCACCTCGGCCGCCACCACGCCGAGCTGACCCGCGCCGCCAAGGCCGTCCAAACCGCCATCGACGAGGTCTGGGACCTGTACCCGGTCAGCGCCAAGGTCCTCACCAACGCCTGACCCTTCGAAGGGAGTCCCGCCGTGCCTGTCCTCACGATCGCCCCGCTGCCCGAGCTGCTCGACCTGGACGCGGCCGGCGCGCTCCTCGTAGCCGAGATCGAGACGTACCTCCGGGCCCACGCTCCGGCGGTGAAGCCCGGGCTGGACATCAAGGCGCTCCTCGCGCTGGCGCCTCACCCGGCCCAGTACGGCAGCGTCCTCCAGCCCTGGGACGCCACCATCCCCCGCACCACCCCGACTCGGCTGCAGCGCCTCCGCGGCCTGCAGCCCGTCACCGAGGTCACCCCGCAGCAGCACCTCGACCTGACCGCCCGGTACATCACCCAGCACGGCTGGCACCAAGGCCAACTCTGGAACCACGCCGGGGAGGTGTGCGTCCTCGGGGCGCAACTGCGGGTCCTCGCCGCCGGATACGGCACCCCCAGCGTTGTGTGGCGGGCCCGCATCCGCCTCGGCAACGCCCTCGGGCGCCTCGGCCACCCCATGCCCATCGACACCTACAACGACCTGCCGACCACCCGGATCTACGACATCCACCACCTGCTCCGGCAAGCCGCCCAACACCCCTGACCAGGAACGCCCATGTCCCTCGCCAAGGCCCGCGTCTACATCGCCGCCTGCGCCGACGACCCCCGCGCCGCCGACCACCACGGCACCGTCATCGACCAGGCCCCGCCCGGCCCCCTCACCCAACACCGCTGGACCGTCCACCCCGACGCGCTCCTCATCGGCCCCGTCCTCTGCACCAGCAGTGAACTCCGACCCCTACCCGCCACCACCTGAAAGGAGCACCACATGCCCGCCGACGCCATCGAGAAGTACAAGGCCGCCAAGGCCGCACTCCACGCCAACCAGGCCGCCGAAAAGGCCGCCGGTATCACCCACGAAACCGACGAGTACCTGCGGCTGAACCAGGCCGTCAACGAAGCCATCCAGGACGTGCCGTGGTGGCGCAGGTGAGCCTCCTCGACCGCCTCCGCCCCGACCGCATGAACTCCGAGCCGTTCGAGCTCGAAGCCGCCCGCCGCATGGAAGCCGTCCGGCAGTGCCTCATCAAGACCGACCCCGACGCCGCCCGCATCCTCGCCACCAACATCATCGACGCCCACATGTCCTGGAAGACCAACGCCGCCTTCACGAAGGAAGTCCAGGCCTACGCCGTCGCCAAGCACGCCGCCGGCCAGATGCACCTCTACGACAGCCTCTTCGTCGACGCCACGGAGCACTGACCAGTGAGGCTCCACCTCGTCACCTGCACCTACGACACCCTCCTCGGCGCCACCGTCGAGATCCGCCGCTACCTGTTCCAGCCCCCGATCTGGCACTGCACCGGCTGCAAGACGTGGGGCAACACCGGCGACCTCCGCCAAGCCGCCAACAACCACGCCAGCACCTGCAGAGCCCGACCCCGAACCCACCGACGGAGCCCGTGATGGACCAGCCCGTCCACTGCCAAGCCTGCGGACATCCCACCAGCAGCGACGACCCGCCCATGCGAATCACCGAAGGCGACCTCGCCGGAACCATCACCCACCTCAGCCACACCACCGACCCGACCAGCGGCCTCTACCAGTGGCCCGTCCAACCGGCCTGACCGCCGGACGGCGCCGCACAGCCCCCCATCTGTGCGGCAGCCGCAGGCAGTCAGACCACCAACCAAGGAGCCCACCATGCCCACCTTCGACCCCACCTGCCGAGCCCACTTCGTCGACACCACCACCTCCTGCACCGGCCCCGCCGTCGTCACCGTCTTCCTCGACTCGACCACCGGCAACAACGCCTGCGAACACCACGCGGCGGTCGTACTCCGCACCTGCTCCAAATCCTGGATCGCACCCCTACCCGAGACCACCTTCGAAACCACCAAGCGCGTGTTCGCGGCCGGTCGGTCATGACCCGCCGCCACGCCACCCCCGCCGAACACCACACCCTCACCGTTGCGGCGATCGCCCTCGCGCTCATCGCCTGGCACTACACCCCCGGCCCGACCGCACTCCCCGCCACGGTCCTCGCCTACATCGCCGCCATCACCGGCGGCGCCTGGACCCTTCGCTGGGACGTACCCCACACCCTCGCCGGCGCCCTCCTCCACCTCCGACTCACCGCAACCACCACCCTCCGCGCCGCAGCCCACGTCACCCAAGCCGCCGCCTGGCTCCTCGCACTCGCAGCCCACCACGTAGCACCCAGCATCACCACACCCGCCCATCACAACGCCCACCTCTGAAAGGCCACCCCGTGAACGAGAACAGCACCGGCCCCAGGAAGAAGAAGGCGATCCGCGGCGCCCTGTTCCTCGTCATGGGCGCAGCCCTCGCCGTCGGCACCTGGTCCATCTACACCCTCCTCACCGTCATGTTCCACGCCCCCTGGCAGATTGCCGTCTTCGGCTCCGGCATGTTCGACATCGCCGCCCTCTACTTCGCCCTCCTCGCCCAGAGCTACGCCACCTCCGAGGACTCGGGCCTCGCCCCGCGCCTCGCCATGCTCGCCATGGTCTCCGCCAGCACCTGGACCAACTGGACCCACGCCCACCTGGAGGGTTGGGGAACCGTCGGCGGCATCCTCCTCGGCTCCGCCCCCGGCATCGCCGAGATCGCCTTTGAGATGTGGCACCGCTTCGAGCACCGCGAAGCACTCCGCCAGCAAGGCCGCGTCCAGGCGTCACTCCCCGTGATCCCCGGGCTGGCTTGGCTCTTCTTCCCGAAGAAGTCGTTCACCGTGACGCGCACCGCTGTCGAGGCCCGCCTCGACCGCATCGAAGGTGATGCGGCGTACTTCGCCTCACCTGATGCGCCCCACGCCGAGCGCATCACCGCATCACCCGCCGCCGCACTCGCCGCATCGCACGACGATGCGCAGCACATCGTCATCACGCTTCAGCAGCCACGCCAGATCGCACCGTCACCGCAGCCCCGCCGCGCCCCGGCCACCCCTGATGCGCCCACTGTTTATACACGTCAGAACCGTGATGCGGCCCCGCGCATCATCACCGTGCCGCAGGCCGCATCACCTGATGCGCACACGAGCGATGGCCTTGAGGCGCCGCACGACATCGACCTCACCGCGCTCTCGAAGGCCGCCGCAGTCCGGGCGATGCGCGATGCGCACCCTGATGCGCAGGCGCAGCAGATCGCTGATGCGCTCGCACCGCACGGCATCACCGTCAACGCGAACTACGTCCGCACCGTGCTCTCCCGCGCATCATCCACCGACCCGCAGCAGGGCACCGGCGGCTACCTGTAGTCACCGGGCTCCGTGTCCGCATCACTGCTTGTTTCCCGTTTCCCCACCCTAGAAAGAGGACCTTGCCGTGGCCCAGCAGCACCTCGGCCCCGTGCTTCTGCCGCAGCCCCGGCGCGCGCCCAGCACGGCCGTGACGAACGTGACGACGATTCCGACGACGAACGTGCCGACGACAGCCCCCGTCGTCGAAACCGCAGGTCACATCACCTGGACGCTTGCCCCGGACGCGCCAGCCCAGCCGTCGTCGTCACCGGACTTCAACTCCATCTACCTGCCCGTCACAGAGAAGAAAACCCCAGCTCAGCGCCGCCTCCGGGCCGGATGCGCCCTCGTGGCCCGCCGCGTCTACAGCCTCGTCCTCCGCTACCGCCTGGAGCTCGTCCCCGCCGCCGCTACCGGCACCGTCAGCACCATCGGCTGGGCGCAGCACCTCGCCGGAGCCGGGGCTGGTGCCGCCACCGGATACGCCGCCGCAACCGCCGTTGCCGCAGGCGTGTCCTGGATCGGGCTGAAGGTCGAGAAGGAGAGCCTCCACACCATCAGCGCTGGTGTTGGCATCGCCCTTGCTGACGCGGCAGTAGCGGTCGGAGGTGGTATCGGGGGCGCCTCGCTCATGGCGACAGTCGTGGCGACCGGTGTCGGCTACGCCGGCTGGGTGCCGTGGCTGAAGGAGCATCGCAAGCACGAGCGCGAACTGGCCGCCACCAACGGGACGAAGGCCGTGAAGGGCGCCATCGTGCCCACCGCCGCCCCGGCCCAGGCCGATGAACTGGCGCCGGCGGCCGACGCCCTCATCGCGCCCGAGCCCACCCCCGCCAGGAACCCCTTCTGCGACGACGTCATCCCGTTCAGCCTCGACGGCGAGACTGACGACATCAACGACCCGATCCGCATCGGCTGGGACGAGAACGGCGAGCCGGTCCTCCTGACCATGCTGTACCGGCACACCCTCGTGGCCGGCGCCAGCGACTGGGGCAAGTCCGGGATCGTCAACCTCATCGTCAAGAAGCTGCTACGCAAGAAGCACGTCGAGATCTTCGGGATCGACATGAAGCCGGGCGCCCTGGAGCTCGGACCGTGGGAGCCCCTGATGAAGGGCCTCGCCCGCGGCCCGGAGGAGGCGCGCGACCTTCTGCACAAGATCCGCGCCGAACTCGACCGTCGCGGCGCCGTCCTGGAGGCGCTGTCGAAGGAGTCGATCGCCGCGGGGCACGATTCGATCCAGAAGTGGGTGCCCGGCGTGCACGGGCCGGTCTGGTTCATCGTCACCGATGAGCTCGCGGAGCTGATCCGGCAGGACGAAGAACTCCGCAAGGAGGAGGCCGCACTCGCCAAGGGCGACCCCGACGCCGGCCCCGCCGAGCAGGCGATCACGACGACGTACCAGTCGCTGCTGGCCCTCGCCCGTGGTTACGGGATCCAGTTCCTTTCTGCGACGCAGCAGCCCTCCGCCAAGGTGTTCGGTGGTGACACGGACGCCCGCGGGAACTACGGCAACCGGATCTCTACTCGGGTTGGCGAGGCTGGGCACACCCAGTTCATCTTCGGGACCGGTTGGAAGACTGCGGGGTTCACCCCGCATGAGCTGACGCGCCGGGGCGAGTTCTATCTCGGCTGCCCGGAGATGCCTTTGACGAGCCCGCCGAAGTGCCGCGCGGAGTTCGTGAGCGGCGCGGACATCACGGCAGACGTCAGGGATGTCGTCATGGGGCGCGGTCGTCCAGCGGCTGCGGATGTGCGGCCGCAGATTCGGCTCGTTCCGCCTCCGCGCCCGCAGCTCTGCTACCCGGACGGCCAGCCGGTCGGCGCGGATGGCCAGCCGTCCCTGTACCGGGTGTTCTGCCAGCTGTGCGAGGAGCACGGCTCGGTGACGAAGGACATGTTGCACCGGGACGGCCCGTTCGACAGCCGGGACACGGTCCGCCGGGCCGTCGACGTGTGGCTGGAGCACGGCATCATCGGGGAGAAGGAGGGCGCAGCGGTCAGGTACTCGCTCCCGGCCCGCGACGAGGAGGAGGTGGCTGACGGTGGAGCTTGATTCGCACCTCACCAGCACTGCCAAGGCCGAGCGGGACCACCTGCTGCAGCGGGCCGTGGCCGCAGACCTGCAGCACCTCGCCGACCCGGCGCTGCCGCCCGACGACTACCTCAACCAGGCGCTCGAACTCCTCGACTACGACCGCAGGCACGGCACCTGGGCACCCGGCCTCCCAGGGCCCGGATCTGCGACCTGGAGCGACGACGACGGGCCGCTGGAATACGTCCGCGCACAGTGGAACGGGTGCGGCGGCGAGTCGTACTGCTGAACTGGGACCTGTCAGGCAACGACCTGGCGGGCCCGACTGCGAGAGGATGAGACATGAGCAGCCAGCACCAGTGCAGTGACCTTTGTGTCTGCCCCGTCCACGGCAACCCACTGATCTTCGCCCCAGCATCCGACGACCACGCTTGCCAGAACATCAACTGCATGTACGGGCATGGTGGTGCCCTCGGTGGACCCGACAGGTGTGATGTTGTGAGCCCACGATGACCGACGACCTGGTGGATTTTCTCCGGGCACGCCTCGACGAGGACGAGCAGGCGGCAAGGGCAGCAACGAGCGGTCCGTGGCGGCACAATCCGAACAAGCACTGGCGTAAGCCCGGCACCTCCTGGTTCGAGGAAGCCGTCTTCAGCGGCCCTGATGGCGCTGCAGCGACGTGCGTTGCAGGCACTGGTGAGACCGACGACCGGCAAAGCATGGCCGATGCCAGCCACATCGCCCGCCATGATCCGGCGCGTGTGCTGGCCGAGGTCGACGCCAAGCGGGACGTCATACGCCTCGCTGAACGCGCCCATGACTACCACGCGACCTTCTTGAGCGGTTTCGCCGCCGTCATGGAAGACGCGCTCCGCAAGTTCGCCCTGGCGTACGCCTATCACCCCGACTACAAGCCCGAGTGGGCACTGACCAGCTGACGCACCGTGGCACACTGAGAGAAACCGCGCGTCTGGCGTGGGACGGCTGGCTCGATCACCAGACGTTGCCCGAACGGCAGGACTTGAACGGCGAAGAGGACGCGTACTCGACGCCCGACGAACCTGGCCTGCGATGCTTGAGGGAATGGGCTCCCCTCTACGATCCACCAACGGCCCCGCCACCACGGCGGGGCCTTTCGCATTCACACGCCCCGCCGCCGCCCATGCTCCGATAGGCAACGCCCGGCCCCCTCCACCAGGCAGACCACACCCCTGCCCGCCCGATGGAGGACCAACCGGTGACCTTCCCCCCCGGACTCGAAACCGTCACCGTCACCGGCCGATACCTCGCCCCCGACGGCACCCTCGACATCGACGAAGTCCGCTTCACCGCACCCACCGTCACCTCCCCCACGTACGGCGTCATCCTGCACGGCACCAGCAACGCCACCGTCGACGCCACCGGCGGCATGGCCGCGACGCTCGTCGCCACCGACGCCGCCGGATGCACCCCAACCGGCTGGACCTATCTCGTCGCCGAGATGAAAGCCCACCAGATCGTGCGGCTGTACCCGCTCGCCCTGCCAGCAGCAGCACCCAACGTCAGCCTCCCCGCCGTCACCCCAACCGTGCCCGCATCCGGCGCCTACCTCGTCGTCACCGGGCCGCAAGGCAACTCCGTCCGCTCCGGAAGCGGCGCCCCCGACCTCGGCATCGGCATCGTCGGCGACTGGTACATCGACAACAGCATCCCGACCGCACTCGTCATCTACGGCCCGAAGACCACCAACTCCTGGGGCACCGGGCAGCCCATCGGCGGCAGCGGAGGCGGCGCACCATCGGGCCCGGCCGGCGGCGCACTTACCGGCGCCTACCCCAACCCGACCTTGTCGTCGGCGACGATCGCCACCTTCGACGCGGCCGGCGCCGCAACCGCTGCGCTCACCACCGCGGAGGCCTACACCGACACGAAGGTGGCAGCAGAGGTCGCCCGGGCCAATGCCACCTACGCCGCGTCCGGTGCCCCCGCAGCAGCAGTGGCTGCCCACGTTGCTGCCACCGACCCGCACGCCGATCGGGCCTACACCGACACCCAGATCAGCGCCGAAATCGCACGCGCGAATGCCACCTACGCTGCCAGCGGGGCGCCGGCCGCTGCCATCACCGCGCACGTCGCAGCGACCGACCCGCACGGAGACCGCGCCTACGCCGACAACCGGGCCATCGCGGCATCCGGAGCAGCCGTCACCTCAGCCGCCGCCCTGTACGTGGCCAAGAGCCTCGCGACAACGAAGGGCGACGTGTTCGTCGCCACCGGCTCCGGCACTCTCGCCCGGGTCGGCGTCGGCACGGACGGGCAGGTCTTCACCGCGGACTCGACCAAGAGCGCGGGTGTCGCCTGGGCCACAGCGACTGCAGGCAGCGGAGGAAGTAGCGGCACCACGGTCACGACCGTCGAGCAGTACCTCACGCCCGGCGACGTGACCCTGCCCAACACCTCCGGTGCCTGGCAGATCGTCAAGAGTGGCGGCACCGTACCGCTGCAGGCACAGATCGCCGCCGCCGCGGGCGACAAGGTCAGCATCTCCGCGAGCTTCATGCGCTCCTCCTCCGGACAGTTCCTCGACCTCGCGTTGCTCGACTCATCGGGCGTACCCAACCTGTACGCCTCGTCCGGCACGACCACCCCTGCCACCGAAGGCCTGCCCTCCTACTATCCGCAGGCATCCTCATTCCCAGGAGTCGGCGGCGAGTGGGAGTTCACCGTCGCGGCCGGCCACATCTCCGGCGGCCTCGTCACCCTGGCCCTGGTCACGAAGGGCACCGGGACCGGCACCGTCTACGCCTCCACCAACTACCCGGCCAGCATCCTGCTGACCAACACCAGCAACAGTGCTTCCGGTAGCAGCACCGCCATCTACCCGCCCACGTTCCGTCTCCCCCGCTTCCCGCAGGCCTCGGCAATCCTCACCGAGTGGCAGTCCGGCAACAGCTTCGTCGCCAACGGTGGCACCCTCACGGCCGACACAGTCGTGTTCGCCCGCGGCTCCCAGTGCGCCAAGTACGTCAGCCCGGGCGACAATGCCACCTACGCCGTCACCGGGGCGATCACCTCGGCGGACACGACCGGCAAGGCGCTGCGAATCGCCGTGCGCGTCGAAGACATCACGACCCTGCAGAACCTCGACGTCACGCTCGCCGTCGACGGCACGTTCGCGTCCGGCTGGACATGGAACCCGCAGAGCACCACCGGCACCAGCACCTACCTGACGTCCGGCGACTGGGTGCTGATGAGCCTCGGGTTCGCGGACGCCACCGCGGTCGGGGCCGGCGCCCGCTCCGGTCTCACCGCGCTGCGCGTCCGGATCCGGGACACGGGGGCGGCGGTCACGGTGCGCCTGCAGGCCGCCGAACTGATCGCTGACGGGGCGGCGGTGTTCCCGTCCGGCGTCGTGATCCTGACCGCCGATGACGTGTACCAGTCGTTCATCGACCAGGGCAAGACCATCCTCGACACGTACGGCTACCCGGTAACGGCCTACGTCATCCAGGACCGGGTGGGCCTGTCGGGCCGCTTGACGCTCCAGGAGATGCAGGACCTCCAAGCCGCGTCCGGTTGGGAGCTGGCCTGCCATGCCAGCTCGGACACGATCCACGGGCTCACCTACGCCGGGGTGACGGCCGCGCAGGTGGATGCGGACGCCCGCGCGATGAAGGCGTACGCCGTCAGCAACGGCTTCCACGGCGCTGACCTGTTCGCGTTGCCGAAGGGGGCGACCGGCAAGACGACTGACGGCACGTCGATCACCAGCATCCTGCAGAAGTACTTCGCGACGTCGGCGACCACGGTCAACAAGACCCGCGAGGTCTTCCCGCCGTCGGACCCGTTCCGGGTCCGGCGCATCTCCGCCATCTCCTCCTTCTCCGGCGGCTACGCGCCCGCCAACATCACCGGCGCGGGCGGAGACCTCGACAAGATCAAGGCCAACGGTGGCGTGTTGGTCCTCAACTTCCACCAGCTCGTCGCCGCCAGCCCGGCCGACACCTCCCAGTGCCTCACCTCCGACTTCACCTCGATCATCGCCGCGATCAACTCCAAGGGGATCCCAGTCCTCACGATGGGCGAGCTGATGCGCTACGCCCTCACCTCCGCCAGCAGCGGCGCCACCGTAGACACCACCACCATCCCCACCAAGGCCGGCGCGATCGGCGCCGCCGGGGCAGGCCCCAGCGCCACAGCGGTCGGCCACGTCCACCCCCGCGTCTACTGGTCACCGGAAGACCACGGCCTGACCACCTGGACCCAAGACCCCGCCACCTGCGCAGCCGGGCAACTCCTCCCAGCCGCGGGCACGGTGCACTTCGCCCGCATCCACCTCCCCGTCGCCGCTTCCATCACCAACATCCTGATGTTCGTCTCCACCGCCGGATCCGGCCTGACGAGCGGCCAGTGCTTCGCCGGGCTGTACACCGCAGCGGGCAGCCTGATCGCATCGACCGCTGATCAGGCGACGGCCTGGGCGAGCACCGGCACGAAGACGATGGCCCTCGCCGGGGGCGCGCAGGCTCTCGCGGCCGGGGACTATCTGATCGGCTTCTTCGCCAACGGCAGCACGCTGCCGTCCTTCCTGCGAGGGGTCAGCCAGAGCGCCGTCAACGCGGGCCTCTCGGCATCCACCAGCCGCTATGGCACCGCGGCGACCGGCCAGACCACCTCAATGCCGTCCAGCATCGGCACCCTCGCAGGAGCGTCCAACGCCTGGTGGTGCGCCCTGTCCTAACCCGTTCGCAGCCCACGGCCCTCCTCGGGCGATCATCCAGGTCGACCCGAGGAGGAATCGTGGCCCCCAATGACAGGTACGCGCAGGTGCTCGTGGCGCAGCGCCGAACCAGGCTCGTCAAGGCCCGCATCGACGGAATCTCGTTCGAGGACATCGCGGATGACCCGTCCTTCGGCTACAACGGCTCCGTCTCCGCCGCCCGGAAGGACTTCACGCGGGCGCGCAGGGCCGCGCGGGACGCCGAGCAGGAGATGGCCGACCTGTGGGTGCAGCAGCAGATCGACCGCCTGGAGCACTACCTGAAGAGCCTGGCACCGCGGGTGGACAAGGGTGAGCCTCGGGCGATCGAGGTGGCGGTCCAGGTCGGCAAGCAGATCATCGACCTGCTCGGGATCAAGGCGCCGACGCTCATCCAGGCCGTGGTGACGGAGCAGACGGTTGTGGATCTCGAACTCCATGAGATGATCAACGAGGCGAAGGCCCGGGTCGCCTACGAGGAGCAGCGCCTGCGAGGCGAGCAGTGAGCAGCAGCTACTACTTCGACTCCCTCGTACCGTCCTGGCTCGCATCCGACCCCGGATACCTGGCTGCGCTCGGCGAGCACCTCATCGACCGGATGACCCTGCAGGACTACCAGCCCACGGGCCGGCCGATCGTCGGCGACGCCGCTGGGGACGTCCGGCCGCCGGTCGGCATGAGGCTGCTCCGGGCCATCATCACCGTGGACGAGTTCGACCTGGACATGGGCGACGACACCGAACCGGTCATCGCGCCGAAGCCCGCGCCGGCCAGCAGCGAACGCTACGAGCACGAGTCCGACCTGGTCGTGACCGACGACATCCCGCCTGGCCAGTGGCTTGTGCAGCAGGTCGATGCGGGCACGGCTCACGTCGTTCCGCTCGACGATGTGATCGTCCACGACTTCGACGGCAGCTGCCCGTGCGGGCCAACGCCCAGATCTGTGCCGTCTGCTGTTGACCCGTCCGGGCGAGTTGTCGTGCACCACTCGCTGGACGGCGGGGAGCAGCGGGAGCCGGACTACGGCGCGGCCGGGGAGTAGCCCGTGATCGATGCCATCACCGAGCCGCTCGACTCCTACCTCGCCGGGCTCGACGCGGAAAGCTTCGACCTGGACGCGTACCTGGCCCGGGCCGTGCCTGACGTGCGGATGCTCGACAGTCCGGAGGGGCGCCGAACGCTCACACGTCTTGATCCAATCCTGTTCGCCTTGGTGTACCTCCGCGCCCACCTCCGGGACGCCGAAGGCAACGTCAGCTTCGGCGACGCACACCTCGACTGGTGCCGCGCCGGACGCCGCTGGATCCGCCCCGCCCAAGCCCCGGCCGAGCAGCGCGACGCCTACATCGCACCCCGCTCCACCGGCAAGTCCACGTGGTGGTTCCTGCTGCTGCCGATGTGGGCCGCCGCGCACGGCTTCATCAAGTTCGTCGCCGCGTTCTCCTCCTCCGCCGCGCAGGCCGAAGGTCACCTGTCGACGTTCAAGTCCGAGCTGAATACCAACGAGTGGCTACAGCAGGACTTCCCTGAGCTGTGCAATCCCGCCAAGCGCCCCTCCGGCGCATCGGTTGCGGACACGCAGCGCATGTACGTCGCCCAGTCGGGGTTCGCATTTGCCGCGCGCGGCATGGACTCCAGCAGCCTCGGTATGAAGGTCGGCTCCCGCCGCCCCGATCTGCTGCTGCTGGACGATGTGGAGCCCGACGAGTCGTCCTACTCGGCTGACCAGGCAGGGAAGCGCCTCACCACCCTCAAGGACGCGATTCTGCCGCTCAACATCTATGCGCGGGTCGTGCTGGTCGGCACCGTCACCATGCCCGGGTCGATCGTTCACCAGCTCGTCAAGCACGCCCGGGGCACGGAGACCGCCGAGTGGATCCGGGACGAGAACTTCCAGGCCCACCATTCGATGCCGATCGTCCGCGCGGACGACGGCACGGAGCGTTCCATGTGGCCGGCCAAGTGGCCGCTCGCATACCTGAAGAGCATCGAGCACACCCGGTCGTACGCAAAGAACATGGCGAACGACCCGATGGGCGCAGACGGGGACTACTGGTCGGCCGAGGACTTCCGGTACGGCACCGAGCCCGTCACGCACATGATGCTCAGCATCGACCCGGCCGTGACCGCGAAAGCCACCTCGGACTTCACGGGCCTCGCGGTGGTGTCGTGGTGCGCGCAGACAAGGTCGTGCACTGTGCACGCCGCGATCCCTGTCCGCATCCCGCCCGGCGCCAAGCTGAGGGAGCGGGTCCTCGCGATCCTCGACGAGTACCCGGAGATCGGGCTGATCGTCATCGAGACGAACCAGGGCGGCGACGCGTGGCAGGCGATCCTCCACCACATGCCCGTCAAGCTCCGCACCGTGCACCAGCGGGAACCGAAGGAGGTCCGCGCCGCCAAGGTCCTCAACCACTACCAGCGGGGCCGGGTCCTGCATGCCCGCGCGCTGCGGGACCTGGAGGAGCAGATGGTTGCCTTCCCGAAAGCTCCGTTCGACGACCTCGTTGACGCTGTTGGCTCGGCAGTCAGCCGATTCTTGGATCCGCCGAAGCAGCGCCAGGTGACGGCTCGCAGCCAGTCCTACGTCGCCTGAAACGTGTCGCAGCCCGAACTGGCCCGGCTCCTATGGTGATCGCGATCCGAGACGATGGAGGGCGATGTGACGGCGAGCGATGACCTGTGGGACGGGATCAAGTCCCTGAGGGACTCCCGCCACGCCTACGACAAGGCCGACGCCTACTACGAGGGAACCGCCCCGGAAGTGTTCTCCTCCGTGCGAGTCCAACGGGCCATGGAGCGCACCGGCATCGACTTCGATCTCAACTTCGCGTGCACCGTTGTCGACGCGGTCGTCGACCGGTTGGAGATCGCCGCCGTCACCAGCCCGGACGACACCCAGGCCGAGGCGCTGCAGGGCGTCTGGGACAGCAACGGCATGGACCTGGAGGCTGGCGACGTCCACCGCCGGGCCTGCGAGTTCGGCGACGCCTACCTCATCGTCCTCCCGGCCGCCGACGAGAACGACACGGTCCAAGATGTGCAGATGTTCTACAACTCGCCGACGACCGTGCGGGTCATCTACGACGAGGAGAACCCGCGCGAGAAGCGCTACGCCATCAAGAAGTGGTGCGAGGGCAAGACCTACAGGGCAGAGCTGTACTACCCCGACCGGATCGAACGGTGGACCACCCGGCCGGACTCGCAAGGCACCGCAGAACGCGACTGGATGCCGTGGCTTGCGACGCCGGAAGACGACGGCGAGCCGGACCCGGAGTCGTGGCTCATCGACCACGACTACGGCGAGATCCCCGTCTTCCATTTCCGTACCGACCGGCCCTTCGGCGCACCCGAACACAAGCGCGCCTACGGCCCCCAGAACGCCATCAACAAGCTCATCGCGACCCACATGGCCACCGTCGACTACCAGGGCTTTCCTCAGCGCTACGCGCTCACCGAGGCCGCGACCACCGACACCGGGGACCTCGACCCGAGCGACTTCGACGACGACTTCTTCCCACCAGACCCCGAGTCCGGGCCCACCGACTCCGGTGACACCTCCGCGTTGAAGGCCGGCCCGGGCGAGGTGATGCTCCTCAGGGGCTTCAAGGCCGTTGGCCAGTTCGATGCGGCGCAGCCGAACGTGTTCCTCGACCCGGTGATGTTCAACGTACGGGCGATGGCACAGTCCACCACCACCCCTTTGCACCTGTTCGACCCGCAGGGTGACGCCCCGTCCGGTGAGTCCCTGCGAGCGAAGGAAGCGCCGTTCACCAAGAAGATCCGCAACCGTCAGTTGTCCTTCGGCGGGACGTGGCAGGACGTGTTCACGTTCGCCCTGCGCCTCCTCGGCTTCGAAGAACCGGTCGTTGACGTGCGGTGGGCTGCGGCCTCCGCGACCGACGACCGTTTCGGGTGGCTCGCCGCCGAGCAGAAGACCAAGCTCGGTGTGCCGCTGCGGCAGGTGCTGGTGGAGGGCGGCTACACCGACGACCAGGTGGAGGCGTGGCTGGAGGAGTCCACGGACGATGCCGCACAGCTCCGCGACCGCCTCGCCGACCTCGCCTCGTTCGCCGACTCCCTGCAGAAGATCGGCTCCGCCGTCACGTTGAACGCCATCGACCAGGGTCAGGCGCAGCAGCTCATCGACCCACTCATCCAAGCCCTCACCACGCGGCCGGCCATCGTCCCCCCTGACGGGCAGGGCGCATGACCGCCGCCACACTCGCCGACCTGGCCCAGGCCCAGCACACCGACGAAGCGGCCGCCTACGAGGACACCGTCACCCGGCAGGCCGTTGGCGACAGCGACTCCCACATGGAGGAACTGCTCGCCACAGCAGCGGGCTTGTGGGTCGCCGCGTTCGGATCGGTTGCCGCCGTCGGGGCGGGCAAGGAACTGGCGGAGTTCCTCGCAACGGTGACGGCCAAGGTCGAACAGGCTCTCGCCGGGCTGGGCCGTCGCGCGGTCCGCGCCCTGCGCAAGGCCATGCCCGGGGCGCTCAAGCTCGGCGTCAGGCAGGCCCAGGCGTTCGCCCGCGCCGCCGGGCATCCCCCGCGCGCCGCCGGCCGGGGAGCACGGGCCCACCCCGACACCGGCCGGGTCCTCGACCGCCTGGAGCGGACGGTGGAGACCCAGATCGGGCGGGCGCTTGCCCTGCTTGACCCGGGGCTGGTCGAGGGGCAGCCGTTCGGGCTCGTCGCCGCGGCGCTCGGCGTGGCCCGTGCCGCCATCGCGAGGGTGCGCACGGCCGTCGCCTGGCTCGTCCATCAGGCCGTCAACACCGGGGCCCGTGCTGTCGCCGACGACCTCGGGTTCGGTCGCATCTGGATCGCCGAGCTGGACGCCTGCGTGAACTGCGCCGCGTACTCGGGCCAGGTCGCCGGGCCGGGCGAGGACTTCGACGGGGGCCGGTCGTTCGACCCGCTGCAGCGTGGCAGCGGCCCGGATGCGATCGACGGGCCGCCGTTGCACCCGGCCTGCCGGTGCCGTGCAGTGCCGTGGTCTCCGGAGTGGCGACGCGCAGCCGGGCTGCCGGACTTCCTGCAGCAGCAGGCCGCCGAGTCGGTCGCCCTGGGCAATGCGTTGCCGTCCGAGTCCGGCGCCGCCCGTATCCGCGCGGCCCGCTCCCTCCTCGCCTCGGGCCGTACCCTGCCGCCCCGTGTCGCAGCGAAAGCCCGCCGGGCGGTCCGCGAAGGCCACTTCGACCGGACAGCACCCACCGGCTGATCACAAACCTGCCGTGACGTGGAGCTACGGTCACGGCCAGTCAACAATCCGCCCCCGTGATGGGAGACACCCCGTGGACGTTCCGGTGATCGGAGCCCCCCGCCCCGCTATCAGCCTGCCCCCGCACACGATCCTCGGCCACCGTGCCGACGGCCGCCCGATCTACCCGATCGCGGGCGGCGCCGAGGACGACGGCGACAGTGACGTCGACATGGACGGCGCCGACCTCGACGACGCCGAGGACGACACCGGCGCCGATGACGAGCCGGACGACGAGCAGCCCAAGCCGGAACCGCCGAAGCCCGACGCGAAGAAGGACCCGGCTCTCACCAAGGCCGAGGTCGAACTCGCAAAGCTCCGGGCCGCCCTGAAGAAGTCCAACGACGACGCGAAGCGGCACCGCCTCGCCCTGAAGGAGCGCGAGGACCGCGACCGCGCCAACGAGGGCGACCTCGACAAGGCGCTGCGCGAAGCCCGCGAAGAAGCCGAGAACACGTGGAAGCCCCGCATCGTCAGTCAGGCCGCCCGGGCTGCCCTGGCTGAGGCCGGTGTCGCCGGAGGCCCCGACCGGGTCCTGCGGCTCCTGGACACGCAGTCCCTGTCGGTGGACGACGACGGTGACGTGATCGGCCTCGACTCGGAGATCGACCGGCTGCGCGCCGAGTACCCGGAGTTCTTCACGAAGCCGGAGGCGGAGAAGCCGAAGGCGAAGCCCCGCCCCACGGGTGCCCCCAAGGCCGCCGCACCGGAGAAGCCCAAGAACAGCTGGGAGCAGCACGCGGCCCGCGTGTTGGGAGGCTCCTGACCCTCGCCCATATCGTGTGATCGCGCAGCCCGGTGATCGGGCAGCCCACCTGTTCGAGGCGCCCGTGATGGGGCCCGAGCCCACCAGCTCCGCCCCATCACCCGCCCCAGGAGGGCCGCATGGCACGCAACACGTTCGAGCCGTGGATCCCGGAAGAGTACGGCTCCGAGGTCATCACCCGCATCACCCAGACGTCCGCGGTCGAGGCACTGGCCTCCCGCATCCCGATGGGCTCCGACACCCGCCACACCCCGCGCTCCGCCGGCATGGGCGTGGACTTCGTCGACAAGGGCTCCGCGTACGGCGAGGACACCTCCCTCAACGACGAGGTCATCCTCTACGCGAAGAAGCTCGGCAAGGTCATCCGCATCGCGGAGGAGGACATCAACGACTCCCTCGCCAACATCCTCTCCACCAAGATGCGGGACTGGGGCATCTCGTACGCCAAGATCCTCGACAACGCCTGCTTGGGCGTCACGGCCGCCACCGGAACCGGCGTCCCCTTCACCTCCCTGTACTACCTGCTGAACACCACCGACGCGACCCTCAACTACACCGGCGGGGCGAACATCACCATCGCCGCGACCGCAGGCAACGTCCAGTACGACGAGTTCAACACCGCCGTCAGCCTCCTGGAGGCCGGCGACTACTACGACCCGTCGACCACGCTCGCGATCGCGCACCCGACCTTCAAGAAGGCGCTGCGTGGCGTCAAGGACTCCGTCGGCGAGCCGATCTTCGTGCAGGGGCAGGGCGCGGACTCCGGCACCCCTGACACGATCTTCGGCGTGCCGATCCGCTGGTCACTGGGCGCGAAGACCTCCGCCACCGCCACCTCCGCGCCGACCGGCCGCCCCCTCATGTGCTTCGTGTCGACGGACCTGATGCTCCTCGGCGTTCGCTCCGGCCCCGAGTCCGTGTTCATCGACGGCCGCGACGGCACCAGCGCCCTCACCGACGAGTCGCTCCTCAAGATGCGCGCCCGCCGCGGCTGGGCCTACGGCCACCCCGCCGGCGCGTCCATCCTCGTCGGCTAGAACCAGCCGGTCCCCCTGCGCCGTCGGCCACGCGACGGCGCAGGGCACCACCCGCAGGAAGGAGGAGCTGTGGTCAACGCATGGGCCGACGCCACCACCACCGCCGAAGTCACCGGCGTCGAAGTGGCGGATCAGCAGCTCCTCCAGGCACAGGCCATGATCGAGGTCTTCGTCGGACGGTCCTTCGACCAGACAGCCCGCCTGCGCCCCCGCGACGTGTACTGGCTGGGCCGGGCCGTCGCCTTCCAGGCGGCGTGGGCGGCCGGGCAGCCGGGCCTCCTCGTGAACTTGGATCTGACGGCCAGCACCCAGGACGGAGTATCCGCCAGCCTCAAGGAGAACGCGCTCGTTCTGGCGCCGATGGCGGCCCGCGCGATCAACCGCCTGTCGTGGCGCAGGAGCCGCACCATCCATGTGCGCAGCCCGTTCGTCGACGGCGGCTCGTGGTTCGCGAACCCCCTCGCCGAGGAGAACGACGTCCTGCAGAACTGGAAGCCAATGGAGGACTTGGGGTGATTCCGACGACCTGGGTGACGGTACTGCGGGGGACCGCTACCGACACGTTCGGTGATCAACTTGATTCCGCTTCCGAAGCGGGCGGAGACACCCTGACCCGCGTCCGGGCGAGCCTGATCGAGCGGACCCGCAGCATCACCACCCCGAACTCGGCGACACCCCGCGTCGTCCGCTACGCCACCGCGCGGCTCCCCGTCGGCACCAGCGTCACGGAGGAGGACCGGCTCCGCGACGAACGGACCGGCCGCATCTACGCGATCACGGCAGTCACCCAGCTCGCCGCGGTCGGCTTCACACCGGAACTGCGACTCGACCTCACGCTCGTCAACTGAACAGCACCACGGCCACCAGCCCGGGGAGACCGGGCGGCCACCCTGCACGCCACTGTCTGGAGAGGACGGCGGAGATGACGATCAAGCTTGACCCGAGCGCGGACGCTCACCTCGACGCCGCCCTGCACACCGTCATGCAGCACCTCGGGCACGACATCGCCGCCACCGCCCAAGGCCTCGCCCGCGTCAACACCGGCCGCCTCAAAGCCTCCATCACCGCCGAGGTCGAAGGCCTCACCCTGCGCGTGTCCACAGACGTCCCGTACTGGCGGTACGTCGAATACGGCACCGCCCCGCACGTGATCCGCCCCAACGGCAAGAAGGCCCTGTACTGGCCCGGCGCCGACCATCCCGTAGCGAAGGTCAACCACCCCGGAACCCCCGCGTACCCCTTCCTGCGACCCGCACTGCTCCAGCCGAGGGAGCTGCGATGAGCGTCCTGCTACGCGCGAGCACCGAACTCGTCGCTGCCGCCTGGCTGAAGGGTGTCGTCGGGGACATCGTCGCGACCACACTGCCGCGCAGCAACGCCACGTGGGCGGCGTCCGGGTTCGTGACCGTCGCCACCGTCGGCGGCACCCCCAACCTGTACGTGCCGCTGCGGGCCCCCGTCGTGTCCGTGGACTGCTGGGCTGTCAGCCCGGAGTCGAACCGGCCGCCGTGGAACAAGGCCGGCTTCCTGGCGGAGCAGATCCAGGCCGCTTGCTACGACAGCATCAGCACGCCGAGGCTGCTGACGCTGCCCGCCGGGTACCCGAACGCCCGGGCCCTGTCCGTGTATTCGACGTACGAGCCGCGCCGCGTACCCGACGACGAGGCCTCGTACGCGCGCCTCAACCTGGGCCTCACGTTCAACTGGGTCGAGGTGGCGACGTGACCCGATGGGCGCTGCAGGGCGAAACCAGCCGCGACCTCCTCACCTGGAACGGGCTCGTCCTCGTCCACGACAACCGCGCAGAGCTGGAGTTCCTCATCGCCGGCGCCCGCGTCATCGAATGCCCCCGCAGCATCCCACCGGAACAGACCCTCGCCCTGCAGTTCCACCCCCAGTTCAGCCACCACCAGTTCCCCCTGCGGCGAGAGGACTACCGATGACCGTCGTCCGCACCACGTTCCGCCCCGACGTGGAGGTGGAGGTCTCACCCGCCGAGTACCTCGACCTCCACGCCCAGGGCCTGCTCGTCGAGGAACCCTCCGCCTCGCCGAGTCCCGTCACCGAGCCCGTCCGGGCGACAACTGCCGCACCAGCGGCGAAGGAGGACTGATCCATGTCCGTGAACACGACGAACCTGATCCTCGGACCGGCGACCCTCTACCAGGGCACGTACGGGGCGACCGAGCCCGCCGACGCGGCCGTCAACGCCACGCCGCAGGCGTCCGCGTGGACGGACATGGGCGGCACCCAGGACGGGGTGACGCTGACGATCGACCAGACGTACACGGCACTGGAGGTCGACCAGATCGTCGACCGGGCCGGGTCCCGCCTGACCAAGCGAGACATGATGATCGAAACGTCGCTGGCGGAGGCGACGCTGGAGAACCTGTCGGTGGCGCTGAACGGCGGCACGGCGGCCACCGGGGCGGGCTACAAGACCCTGGAGCCGCTGTTCGCTTCGAGCGCGACGCAGCCGAACTACACGGCGATGCTCTTCGACGGCTGGGGCGCCAACTCGTTCCGGCGGCGCGCCATCGTCCGCAAGGTCCTGTCCACCGACTCGGTCGGGATGGCGTACACGAAGGACAAGCAGACGCTCTTCAAGACGAAGTTCACGGCGCACTACGTGACCGCGTCCATCGCCCCCTTCCACATCGTCGAGGCGACTTCGTAACCGCGCCCGGCGGCCTTCGCCGCCGGAGCGCCGACCCTCCCCCTTTCCGTACAGGAGCAACCGATGGCCACCTCCCGCACTAGCACCGCCAAGCGCCCCCAGGTCGAGCCCTCCGCCGTCACGTCCCCGGCGCCGTTCGAGCCGGTCCGGATCGGCAGGAAGAAGAAGACCGCCGACCCGGGCATCGTGCTGTTCTACCTCACCGGCGACGACGGCCAGGACGTCCCGTACCGCATCCCCTCCAAGGTGCCTACCGGCCTGACGCTGGAGTTTCTGCGGCTCGCCCGCACGATGGGCGAGAACGCCGCCGCACAGCGGCTCCTGGAGCGGCTCCTCGGCCCGGAGGCGTATGAGGCGCTGGAGCAGTCGGCCGAGGTCGGCGACGAGGAGCTGGCGCAGATCATCGAAGCCGCCGTCTCGCACCTCGCCGGGCCGGTGGACGAGTCGGGAAAAGGGCGTGCCTGACGTGGGCCAGGCCGCTCCGTGACCGGGTCGCGCAGGTTGGGTGGGTCATCGACTACCTGCCGGACCTGGACGCGGACTTCCTGCGCTTCTACGGCATCGACATCGGCGCGGACGACCTGGACGGGCCCCGGTTCCTCAGCCTGGCGCAGCGGGTGGCGGTGTACGGCGGGGTGATCGCCGCCCGGGCCGAGGAACAGCGCGAGGCGGCCCCGGCAACGCACAGCGAGGCCCCGGCGTCGCAGGACAGGCAGCACATGGAACTCGCGGCGATGCGCGTGGCCCATCCCGGTCTGATCAGCGTCACACGGGTGGCACCGCAGGAGGAGGTGGAGTAGATGGCGTTTCGTGTGGCCGAGGGCTTCGTAGAGGTCACGATGGACCGGGCGAAGTACGACGCGTCCCTGGCCAAGCTGAAGGGCCAGAAGCTCGACATCACGGCCCTCGTCAAGCTGAACGACACGGCGGCGCGGGCGTCCCTCGCCAAGCTGGCCAAGCCCCTCACCGTGAAGGTCGGCATTCAGGTCGACGACGCCGCGGCGAAGTCCCGCCTCGCCGGGCTCACGAAGCCGAGAGCCGTGAAGGCGACGGTGAGCGTTGCCGACGGCCCGGCGAAGACCGCCCTCGCGCGCCTCGCCAAGGCCTTCACCGTCACAGCGACGGCCAGGGTCGTTGACACGGCCGCGAAGGCGAAGCTCGCTGCCCTCGCCAAGGACATCACCGTCACGGTGAATGTCGGCCTGAACGACACCAATGCCAGGGCCAGCCTGGACCGGCTGGCGCGGGACGTCACCGCCAAGCTCAAGGTCATCGTTGACGACGCCGACGCGAAGGCGAAGCTGAAGGCCCTCGGCGCAGCAGCAAAGGTACAGATCAAGGTCGAGTTGGCGTCCGCGTCGCTGGCCTCGGTCGAGGCGCAGATCAAGAAGCTCATCCAAGACCGGACCGTCAAAATCACGCCCGTGATGGGCGACCCGTCCACCTACCTGACGCAGCTCTCCCGACTCACCCGCGACCAGTTCGTTCAGGTCACGCCACGCCTCAAGGCCGACACCTACCTCACCCAGCTGGACCGGCTCACCCGGGACCGGCACATCGACGTCCGCACGAACCTCGTCGCCGGGGACACCCGCGCGCGCCTGGACGAGCTGACACGCAACCGGCGGGTGCGGGTCGAGGTCGAGAACAACGGCCTCTCCGGGCTCCTCGGGCAGCTCGCCCGGCTCGGGCCGAGCTCCAGCAGTGCGGCTGGCGGCGTTGGTGCGCTCGGCGGCGGCGTGTCCGGGCTCGCCCTCGCAGCGGGCAGTGCGGTGCCGACCCTTGCCTCCCTCGTCCAGTCGATCATCTCCATGGCTCCGGCCGCCGCCGTCGCGGCCCCGGCGCTCGGCTCCCTCATCGCCGCGTTCGGCGCCATCAAGCTCGGCACCTCCGGGATCGGCGATGCCTTCACGCAGGCGTTCAAGCCCGCCGTCGGCGGAGCAGGCGGGGCCGCCACCGCCACCCACGCTCTCGCGGACGCCCAGACCGCCCTGAAGATCGCCATTCGGGATGCGGCCGACGCCAACCGGCACGCCGTCCAGCAGGTCGCCGCCGCCGAACGCGACCTCACCGCCGCGCAGTTGAAGGAGAAGCAGGCCCAGCTCGACCTCATCCAGGCCCGCAAGGCCGCCAAGGAGCAGCTGGAGGACTACCAAAACCAGTTGATCGACGGCGAGTTGGACCACCGGCAGGCGGTCCTCGACGTCCAGAAAGCCAAAGAGGACCTCGACAAGACCCTCGCCGACCCGACCGCCACCGAGGAGCAGAGGCAGGAAGCACAGCTCGCCTACGACCAGGCCGTGCAGCACCTCAACGAGCAGACCCTCGCCCAGCAGCGCCTCAAGCAGGAGGCCGCGGACGCGGCGAAGGCTGGCGTCGACGGCAACGAGAAGGTCGTGCAGGCGACCCAGGACGTTTCGAACGCGCAGCAGGACGTCCTCGACAAGACGCAGGCCCTGACGGAGGCGCGCATATCGGAGGTCGAGGCTGCGGAGGACGGTGCGATCCGTGTCGCGCAGGCGCAGCAGGCTGTCACGGACGCGATGCAGAAGACCGGCGCCGCGGCCGGCGGCGCGGCGGATGCGATCGCGAAGCTTGCCCCCTCCGCGAGGGATTTCGTGAACGCGGTCATCGCCCTGAAGCCCGCCTGGGATGCCCTGAAGCTGGACGTTCAGCAGGCCATGTTCGCCGGGATCGGCGACCGGCTCACCACAGTGGCGCACCAGGTCCTGCCGGATCTGCAGGCCGGGCTGGTCGGCACCGCCGGGATCCTCAACCAGGTCGCCCTGAACGCCCTCGACGCGGTCGGGAACCTGTCGAAGACCGGCACCCTCAAAACGGCATTCGAAGGGATCAACAACGGCCTCAAGCCGCTGGAGCAGGTCCCGGCGCGGCTGGTCACCATGTTCGGTCAGCTCACCGCAGCGGCCGGCCCGGCGTTCCTGCGCGTCACCCAGCTGATCGCCGACACTGTCGGCTCGTTCGGCGACAAGCTCGCGAAGTCGTTTGCCAGTGGCGGCCTCACCGACACGATCAACCGGGCCCTGGATCTGGTCGGCCAGTTCGGACGTCTCCTCGGTGACGTCCTCGGCACGGTCGGGAACGTTCTGAAGGCCGCCGGATCGGCGGGCGGAGACGCCCTCGGCATGCTGGGGTCGGTCTTCAAGGAACTGCGGCGGATCACCGCCGCCCCCGAAATTCAGGGCGCCCTGACCGCGCTCTTCGGCACGTTCAACGCCCTGGCAACAACGGTCGCCCCACTCCTCGGCCAGGCGCTGATGGCCCTCGCCCCCGTCATCCAAGCCCTGGCCCCGCCTGTGCAGGCACTGATCCAGACTCTGGGCAACGCCCTGCGGCCGGTCATCGCCGGGCTCGCCCCAGTTCTCCTGTCCGCCGCGCAGGCCGTCGGCCAGCTGATCACCGCAGCGGGGCCGCTGCTGACCCTGGCAGGCAAGCTGGCGGGCCAGCTCCTCGGCGCACTCTCGCCGATCCTCGCCGGTCTCGCCGAGATCTTCCGGCAGCTGGCGCCGGTGATCCAGGCGGCGGCTGATCAGATCGGCGCGTTCCTGATGCCGCTCCTGGCTCAACTGCCCGCACTGCTCACGCCTTTCGTCAACATCCTCACCACCCTGACGGGCGCTCTCCTGCCGATTCTGACCCAGCTGATCCAGGAGCTGCCGCTCGCCCAGCTGGGCCAGGCGTTTGCCCAGGTCGCTGCGGCCCTGGCGCCCCTCCTCCAACTGCTGGCGCGTCTGCTGGGCGAGCAGCTGAAGGCGATGATGCCGCTCCTGATCCCGATCATCTCTGCAATCGGCCAGCTAGCCGCGATCTTCGCGGACAACTTCGCACGGGCCCTCACGCAGATCGTCGTGCCCGCCCTGCGGATGCTGACCCAGTTCCTGAACGGCGACTACCGCGGGGCGATCAGCTCGGCGCGGGATGTCCTGGTCGGGTTCAAGGACCTCGTCGTCAGGGAGTTCGTCGAGATACCCAGTCGGGTCATGGGGGTGTTCGACGACCTCGGGTCCTCCCTGTACCGGGCCGGACAGTCCGTCATCAACTCGTTCATCAGCGGCATCCAGTCCCGTTTCTACGCCGTGGAGAGAACTCTCCTCGACCTCACCAGCCACCTCCCCGACTGGAAGGGCCCACCCAAGGTCGACGCCCGCATCCTCACCCCCTCCGGCAAGCTGCTGATGGACGGCCTGATGGGCGGCATCGCGTCCCGTGTGCCAGACCTCCGGGCGCAGCTGCAAGGCATCACCGGCGACATCGCCGGCATGCCCCTCGGCGTGGGGTCGCCGAGCCTGCCGACAGTCGGAGCCGCCACCAGCAGCAGCCCGGCCGTGTCCGCAGCCACGGCGGCAGCCGGTGCCACGATCACGATCCAGAACCTGACGATCAGCGGTTCCTTCGACATGTCATCCGCGGCAGAGCGCCGGGCCGCAGCAAACGCCATGGTCGGCGAGATCAAGGACGCGTTGCGCAACTACGACCGGGGGAGGAGCCGCTGATGACCGGCACCTGGGGCACGATCCAGCTCGGCCGCACCACGCTGCGGGAAACCTTCACCGTCACGGAGGCCTCGGCAGGAGACGACCGCACCCTCGACCTCGACGGCCAGGAGTCCAATCCGCCCCTGACCCGTGCCGTACTCGTAGCCCGGCACGACAACCTGGAGGCCTTGGAGCAGGGCACCCCGATCGCGGTGACGTGGACGGACAAGCCGGAACGCAACGGCTACTACACAGTCAAGAGCTCCAGCGCGGTGCTGCGCGAGCTCGTCGGCGACATGGTGACCTCGACCTGGAAGGTCGCCCTGACGCGCCTCGGTGCGGCCTCCGAAGTCGACCTGCAGAGCAGGCTGACCGGCGCTGTCCGAGCCAACGACTTCGCGCTCACCGGGGAGACCTGGCACGCCCCGCCGATCGGCCACACCACCTACTACACGGGCGCCACCAACCCGACGTTGATGACCCGCACGGGAGCCGATGGCGCCATGACCGTCTACCGCGGCATCCCCGCCGGAACCTCGCCCCGCTGGGGCTGCGACCCCGCCAACTACCTGAACGGCCGTGTCCGCATCAACGACACTGCCACCGCGACGGGCTCCGGCTTCGAACTGGAAGGCATCGGCCAGCCCGTGCCCGTCGCCGCGTGGACTCTCGGCAACGCCCTCGTCAACGTCACCCCCACCGCCACGGCGGGCGTCCTCGACGTCCAGTCCTACACAGGCGGCGCCTGGCACTCCAAGCGGTGGAACATCACCGTCGGCGGCTCCAACGTCGCCGCCTGGGACTCCGCCACCATGCTCCGCAACGACGTCGAGCAGTGCGTCCTACGCCTCACCGCGCCACGCTCCCCCGGCCGCGTCACCCTCGACCTCACCCTGCGCCGCGGCTCTCGCTTCGTAGAGGGCTACCTGCAGTCCGGCGCGGCCTCCACCCTCGCCGTGTACCTCGCCACCTCCGAGACCAACACCAACGCCGCCGCGTCCGGCTACGTCGTCGCCACCGGCAACGACACGGACGGCAACCGGGCCGCGGCCGGCAGCGCCCGCACCTTCACCGCGCATGCCAACCTCGGCGTGTCCAAGGCCACCACCGCGACGCTCGACTTCTGGCTCGGCGTCGTCGCCGGAGGCGGGAGCGCAGTGTCCGGTGACGCCGCGACAGACCTGCGGAACATGTACATCGGCGCGCTCGCCGAAGCCACCTACACGGCGAGGCGCTGACATGCCCGTCACCCAAGTCCACACCGCCCTCGGCTCCTGGCAGATCGCCCTCAAGCCGGACTGCCCGCGCGACGTACTCGACGCCGTCCAAGAACTCGGCCACATCGCGATCGTCGCCGGACGCATCGACCCCCGCGCCTACGGCGACAACCTCCTCACCGCCGCCCGGTACGTCGGCGTCGTCCGCTCAAAGACCTTCTCCGACGACGCCCGCACCCGGGCCGACATGGTCCAGATCGGCGGCAGTGGACTGGAGTTCTGGCTCGGCGACGAGGACGACAAGGGCGCCGTAATCGAGAGCCCCTTCGCCTTCATCTCCGCCTCGTTCCCGACCGCCATCCGCGGCCTGCTCCCGTCCTCCGGTGCAATCACCGAGGGCACCCTGTACTCGGTTGCGGGCACCTACTCCGGCGTCCACCAGTGGCAAACCCCCCGCAAGGCCATCCAGTACGTGTGCGACACCATGTCCACCACTGCCGTGCCCGTGTCGTGGCGGGTCAACGGCAACGGCACCCTCGACGCGGGCCCGGAGTCCAACCTCTTCGTCACCACCCCGGCATGCGCGATCGTCAAACGCGGCGCCGGTCAGGACATGAACCTCCTCGCACTCCCCGGACAGCTGAACCTTGCCGAGGACGTGCAGGACTTCACCACCCGCGTCGTCCTCCTCGCGCAGGGCGAAGGCGCGTCCATCGCCACCGGCTCCGCCAACATCAACCCCGCCCTCAACCCGTACAAGGACCTGCACGGCAACAGCGTCGCGTTCACCCGCATGGTGTCCGAGTCCGGCACCTCGCAGACCAACGCGATCGTCCGCGCGCAGCTGGCCCTCTCCCAGTTCACCGGCCCGCACCACGCCCTCACCCTGACCGCCGCTGACTACGACATCGCGGGGAGCTTCATCCCGGGCGACTACGTGTGGACGTACGACCCGGACAAGGGCCTCGTTGACACCGCCAACGAGATCAATTTCCGGGGGCAGCGCCTCAACCCGCTGAAGCTGCAGGTCACCGAGACGACGTGGCCCGTCACCGCCGGGCACACCGTCGGCTACCGGTCCGCCGCAGGCGCGTGGACCGACCTCACGGACTACGTGACGTTCGAACCCGACGGCACCACCACCGTGGTCGTCGGCAACTTCGAGAGACAGCTCACCAACTCCAGCACCGAACCCGTCGGCTCCCGCCCCACCGCCGACACGTCCATCCCCGGCGTTCCGACGTTCATCACCCCGTTCTCCGGCGCCGCCTACCTCGACAACCGGGGCTTCACCCGGGCCCGCCTCATCACGGCCTGGAACGCCCCCAACAACACCGACGGCTCCACGGTCCTCGACGGCGACCACTACGAACTGCGGTGGGCCGTCGACACCGACCTGATCTACCCCGCCACCTGGTCCCAGCTCTCCCAGGTCCGATGGGAGGACCTGCAGCAGTGGCGGCAGCCTTTCGCCGCCCCCACCGGCCAGTGGCAGTACATGAACGTCGCGTGGGGGACCACCACCGCGCAGCTCCTCGACCTGGCGCCCGGCATCGGCTACGACCTGCAGATCCGCGCGGTTGACCGGGCCGGCAACATCGGGGCGTGGTCGCCAACGACAACGATCGTGGCCACCGCCGACAACATTCCCCCGAGCACACCCGCGCCGCCGTCGGTGGCGGCGTCCCGCATCGCCCTGCAGATCACGCACACGCTCGGCCGGGCAAGCGGCGGCACCTACAACCTCGAAGCGGACCTCCACCACCTGGAGATCCACGTCGAGTACGAGCCGTACTTCACGCCGTCCCCGACAACCCTCAAGGCCAAGGTCTCCGCCACAGCGGGCATGATCCAGGCTCAGGTGCCGGTCGTCACCACCGTGCAGGTCGAAGAGACCTCCGCCCGGTACGTGCGCGTCATCGCGGTCGACATCGCGGGCAACAAGTCCGCGCCGTCCGACGCCGCCACGGCCACGGCTCTGCTGATCGACGACGCGCACATCTCTGACCTGACCGTCAGCAAGGTCACCGCCGGGACCATCAACGCGGATTGGATCGTCGGCGCCCGCATCAAGACCGCCGACACCGGGGCTCGTGTCGAGCTCAACTCCGCCGGGCTGCAGGCCTTCAACGCGGCTGGCACCCAGACCGTCGACATCGCATCAGCCACCGGCAACGTGTCAATCATCGGCACGTTCGCGACGGGCATCGCCGGCTCCAACCGTCTGGTGGTCAACCCCGTCGGTGTCGGACAGCCAGAGATCCGCTGCTACACCGACTACTCCGCAACGGACTACTCGTCGATCGGAGCTTTCGCCAGCGGCTTCGTCCCCGGGCTGCTCTTCCAGTCGAGCGCCGAGAATGCCGGGGCCACGGTCCTGTCCCTCGACGACAGCAGCGCGTACATCGGCTACAACACCGGCTTCGGCCACTCCCTCGCAATCGGGGCGACCGACACCCGCCTCCAGACCAACAACAAGGGCTACTGGATCGTCAACGACACGTACACGCAGATCGGATTCGACATCACCGAGGGCTCGGCGTCGTCGAGCATGCTGAAGTTTCACGACACCGGACTGGTCCGGCTTGTCGGCAAGTTCAACAACTACGTCGCGGCGTCCTCGAAGGACGCGGTCTTCACCGGATCGGTGTCGATCTCCGGAGTCAGCGGGGTGTCCCTGACGTACGGCGCGACGATGGCATCGACCATGGTTCCCCTGGTGACGCTGGTCGACTCCGGCGCAGCCAAGTCCACGCAGATCTCCGCCTCGTCCACCACCGGGTTCACCGCCTCATTCAGCGCGAGCGCCTCAGGCGCCGTCAACATCTGGTCGTACAGGGTCTAGGGGGACTTATGACTGACACGTTCACCGTCACCGGCGTCACCCGGGCGCTCGTCGGCGGCACCGACTGCTGGTTCATCCACCAGCTCCGCCCCGACGGGCAGGCCCACCTGCACGTCCTCCCGGTGGACACGCTCGCGTGGCGGGCCGCCGAGTACGGCATCGACCCTGCAGACCTGGACACGCTCCTCGACGTCGTCCTCCACGAGCCGCACATGCCCGACGACGGCCGCCCCCAGTCCACCCCGGCCAGCCGTGACGCGGCCCGAGCCGACCTCCTCCAGCGGATCGCCGACACCAAGGCCAACCGTGTCCGCATCGTCTCCCCGCCCCGCCGCGGCCCCTCCGGCGCCCCGAGCGCGGACCCGCTCGACCTGATCCGCCACCACACCATCAACCCCGACCGGGCCCGCGCCATCCACGACCACGTCAACGGCCAAGGCCACGCCGCCCTCCCCCACCGCACCAGCAAGGCAGCCCGATGACCGCAACCACCACACCCCGCCTCAGCCTCTACAAGACCAGCTCGGACGGCTCCGACCTCGTCAACGTCGTCACCGACCTCCTCAACAACTGGGACGCCCTCGACCTCGCGGTCGGCTCCCGTATCGTCACCTCCAGCACGCGCCCCTCCACGCCCTACGGCGGGCAGCACATCCTGGAGTCCAACAACAGCTACCGCTCGTACGTCCACAACGGCACTTCGCCGGCCTCGGCAGGCTGGGTCGAGTACCCCAACAGCAGCGCAACCTACGCCGGCCAGGTATGGGCCAGCCGCGCCACCGACGCCACCACCCTGCGCGTGGCGAACACCTTCGGCGGGGGCAACACCGCAGCCGCCGTACTCACCGAGCATGCCGCGGCCGCCGGGATCGCTTACGGCGGCCGAGTCTCCGGGGACAGCCAGGACCGCATCCAGATTCGCGCCGACGGGCGCATCGACATAGGCCCCGGCTCGGGTGCGCGCGACACCAACCTGTACCGGTCCGGGGTGGGGTTTCTTGCCAGCGACAGCGCGTTTCGTCTCACGTCGACGGCTGACGTCAGCAACAGCTCCACCAGTCACGCGTTCCAGATCGGGCCCGACTCCGGGCTCAACCTGCGGATGGACAACAACGAGATCCAGGTCGTCAACAACGGCGCAGCGGCGGCCCTGGGGATTCAAGCGGACAGCGGGCCAGCGAGCTTCTTCGGCAACGCGGCGTCGCCCCTGACCTACACCCTGACCGTCAACGGGAGCCTGGCGGTCTATGGCATTGGGCAGACCATCGCGGTCATCAAGACCGCTGACGAGTCCGTCACCAGCAACACGACCTTGCAGAATGACGATCACCTCGTCGCGTCCCTCAGCGCCAACGCCACGTACATCGTCGACGGCTACCTGATGATCTTCGGTAGTACCCCGTCGGCCGGCGATCTCAAGTTCGACTTCACGATCCCTTCCGGGGCGACCATGAAGTACACGTCGTTCGGTGTCGTTGCTTCCTCGCCCGCAACCTCGTACGAGGCGACGGTCAACGCCAGCACCACGGCCCGCGTGGTCGGCACCAACGGCTCCACGGACATGGGCTGCAACATCCGCGCCTACATCACCGTCAGCAGCACCAGCGGCAACGTCCAACTCCGGTGGGCACAGAACGCGTCCAACGGCTCCGCCACCGGCCTGCGCGCCGGCTCGCACCTGCGTTTCACCCGCGTCGCCTAGTCAACCTCGGAGGGAGCAGCCGGGTCGCGGCCTGGGGTCAGGTCGTGGACCTGCTTCCTCAGGTCCACGTTCTCCTGCTGGAGCCGACTGTTGCTCTCCTCCAGTTCGGAGATGGCGATGTCTCGGAGAATGATGTCGTTGATCATGTTGCTGACGCGGGCCTGATAGACGGGCAGTGCCCGATTCGGGTCGATGGTGGCCATGGATTCCCCTTCTCAGTGAGTGGCGTCGCCGCGGCCGGGCTGGCCGGAGCTGTTGGCGCCGTGGTAGTTCCAGAGCCAGGTGCGCGCCGGGTGGTGGACGATGCGGGCGCCAGCGGCGAGGCACTCGATGGTGAATTGGAAGTCCTCGCCGTACCTTTCGCCGTTGATCAGTGCTCCGGGCGGGGGTTCGCGGAAGCCGACGGCCTGGGCGAGTTCGGCGCGGACGAGGGTGGTGATGGTGGTCTGCGTCGGCGACGCCGGGTCGAAGGGCCTCCCGAAGTGCGGCAGCGGGTCCGCGCCGAACCCGACGGCTTCGTACCAGCTGTAGACATACGTGGCGCCGGTCTCCTCGGCGCAGGCCATGAGCTCGGCCAGGTGGTTGGGCTTCATCTGGTCGTCGCTGTCGAGGAACGCGACCCACTCGGTGGTGACCTTCATCAGCCCGCGGTGCCGGGTTGCCGCGGCACCAGCCCGCGTCAGGTCCTGCTCGATGATGATGGCCGCGGCGGGCAGGGTCTGCCCGAGCACGCTGCCGACGGCGCGCTTCGTCATGCCGTTGCGAACCCGCGCCGGATGGGTCGGCACGACGACGGAGATGCCGGGCTGCAGCTTCACGCGGGGAGGCTGCGGCCCCTCCAGGTGCTGGCCGACGGGTCGGTTGCACTCCCAGTCGGCGAGGTTCCGCACGGTGTCCGCCAGGTCCCAAACGAGTTGCTCGCTGATGGTCAGAACGTGGCCACACGGCAGAGAGACCGCAACAGAGCCTGATCCTGCGAAGGAGTAGTCGGCGGTTCGTGTGGTGACACTGCTCGTTGCCTTGCCGCATACCGGGCAGGATGGCAGGGGGCGCTTGAAGACAGTCAGGCCAGCGATGGCATCCCGCCGGTTGACCTCAAGGGCCACCGCGAACGGGACGTACTGCTCGGCGGTCATCTCGTGAGCACTCATGCTGCCTCCAGAGCGCGACGAATGCCCTCTTCGAGGGTCACCCTGGGCTGGTAGATGGTGAGCATCTTGGTGGGGTCAGCGACGCGGTACTGCACCCCGTCTGGGGCGCCGATGATGTGCTTGAGCCACGGCTGGTAGCCGGCCGCCGCACACACCGCCCGGGCGAGCTCGTTGAAGCTGGTTGCCCGGCCGGTTCCGAGATTGACGGGCCCGGTCACGTCCTGGTCCACGACGGCCAGCGTCGCGCCCACGACATCGTCGATGTGGATCCAGTCGCGGACCTGCCGTCCGGTTCCCCAGATCTCGAAGGGGTCGTCACCGCGCTTGGCGCGTGCGATGAACGAGGGGAACGGGTAGTCGAGGGCCTGATCGGCGCCGTACCCGGACATGGGGCGCAGCACATGCACGCGGCAGCCCTCCGCCTCGGCGTACGGCACGAGCTGCTCGCCGGTCAGCTTCGCGAGGCCATAGGTGGCGTCCGGCCGCCCGGGCCGCTCAAGGTCGATGTCGTCCTCGCGCAGGCGGTGTCCCGAGTTCTCGCCTTGCAGCGCGACAGGGTACGCGGCCGAGCTGGAGTAGTAGACGGCTCGGGGCGTGCCGGAGCTGACGAGCCACCGCATGAACCAGCTGTCGAGGGCGAGGTTGGTGCCGACGCCGAGGGGATGACCGTCGATGCTGGCCCGGCCACCGACGATCGCGGCGCAGTGGAACGCGATACCGTACCGGCGCTCGTCTTGTCGGTAGCGGAAGAAGTCGAGGGCGTCGTCTCCGTCCACGAGGTCGACGCCGGTCACTTCCCACCCGCGCGCTTCACAGGCTGCGGCCAGGTGTCGGCCAATGAAGCCGCGGTGACCGGTGATCAGGACGCGCATCGCTACTCCGCCTCAGAGTGGGGGGCGAGAGCCAGGAGCCTCTCTGCGTGCTGCTGCTCTTCCCATGCCCTCCGCCGACGCTGCTGGCGGCGGGTCAGCACAGACCGGCGGTCATTCGGCTGGGTGGGCCATGTCCGGCCATGAGGCACGGGCACGTAGTCGCAGTTGCCGTCGTCTGACCAGGCGTAGTTGCGGTAGCGGTGCAAACCTTCGTGACCCCGCTTCCAGCCGCATCGCCAGTGGGAGTATCCGGCGCCCTCCCCTGGGTCGGGCCGCCAGGGGCAGTCGTTGCAGTAGCCCAACAGTCGAGCGAGCATGTCGTGCCACAGGTTCTGCGCGCGGTAGAGGGTGGTCCACGCATGGCCGGAGAGTCTGCTCATGACTGCTCCCCGAGGATCAACTGGAACTGTCCGACGGTCTCGTGGCGCAGCACGGTGAAGCCGCCCTGCTCGATTAGCGCCCGGTAGCCGTCCTGATCCCAACACCAGCAGTGGCATTCGTCGTGGGACTCGGGCGTCTCCGTCCACGGCGACGACGCCACGACGAACCGGGAGCGCAGTGCGACCCACCGCACGACCTCGTGAGGCGTCGCGAGATGCTCCAGCACCTCGGTCATCACGGCGACGTTCCCGAACTGCACCCGGTCGCGGCCGGCGCCGAACGCGTCGTACGGGTAGGCCCGCACTCCGCGTTCCCGCCAGCCGGCCTGGTTCGAGGGCTGGAAGTCGTAGCCCCAGCAGGACACACCTTCATCGGCCTGAAGCAGGGACAGGAGGCCACCGTCTCCGCACCCGAGGTCGGAGACGCTCCGGGAGGCAGGGCCGAGGCGGCCGAGGGCGTCACGGACCAGCTCTGCGGCCGTGTCCAGGCGGGGCCGGTGTACGGGCTGCTCCAGGTGTGGGGCCCGCTCGCGGTGCTCGTGGAACTCGGCGGTGGAGACGTGCGGCACGTCGCCGGCGAACAGGCGGTACTCGGTCATCGCGGCGCACCCTTCGTTGCGAGCACACTCCGCCAGTCATCGACCTGATCCGCCGAGACGTGGTTGCTCTGGAGACACGGCTGGCCAGGGTGCGTGCGGTGCACGAACTGGCGCAGGACTTCATCGAGAGTCGTGGCGAGTTGGTCCCGCTCGGCGCGGACGTCGCGCATCTCCAACTCGACCTGCTTCAGGTACACCGCAAGGTCGATCGCCTCCTCAACGGCATCCTGAACGGCATCGCGGCCGTTGTGGGTCTCCAGCGGGCGGCCGTACCGCTCGATGCCGAGTTGCTTGCGCTCCTCGATCTGCGCGATGAGTGCGTCCTGCACACACTCGCGGCCGGGCTCGGGCAGCGGCTGGTCACCAGGGCGCTGCTTGGAGGGGTCAGCCACGCTGATACTCCTTGATCTGCTGGACCCAGCGGTCCAGGTCGTTGGCCCGCCACGCCTCGAACACGGCCCGGTCGGCGTCCATCAGCTCGTCGGTGTTGCACTCCGCATAGCCGGCGTCCCACGCCGCCTTCGACGCGATCGGGTGGCAGTGCTCGACGATCACATCGGGCAGGTAGGCGATGGCGCCAAGCGCCCGGCCCAGCTCCAGCCACGCGTTGTCGACCCAGAGGTGAACCAGGCCGGGCGGCAGCATGTGGCCGGTGGCGAGGATGATGTCCGAGGTCATGGCGGCCTGCGTGGGTAGTGCCTCGCCCTGGATCAGGTCGTTGCCGTACACGATGCCGGTGCCCAACTGAGCCAGAGCGTCGATGTACTGCCGGTCCCAGCCGACGGTGCGCGGCCGGTGATCGTCACCCATGAAGCCGACGTTCGGAGCCAGCGTCGCCCAGTACGGTGCATACCGGTTCAACGTCCCGCCCAGGCGCAGCCGGGGGCCGATGAGCAGTAGGAACCGCGCGTCGCCGTCGCCCGCTGGTGCCTGCTCGCACGCCGCCGCGTGCACCTTCCGGTAGGCGTCCAGTTCCGGGTCGTCGTCGTCCACACACGCAACGAGCAGCGTGCTGGCGGCGCACGTCTCGGTGAAGGCGAGCCACAGTTGCCACAGGTTGTCCGGCCGGCCCCGGGTCGGCACGAGGACGATGAGGTCGCTCATCCCTCGATCACCTTCTGCCACTGCTCAACGTTCCCCTCGATCGTCCAGTCGGCGGCCTGCCGTCGTCCGGCGGCGCCCATCTCCTTGCGCATCGCCTCGTCGTTGACGAGTTCGCGCAAGTACTTGCCCCACTCGTGGTCGCGCTTCACGAGGAACCCCGTCTCGCCGTGCCGCACGAACTGGGCGTACGGCCCGTAGTCGGAGGCGATGACGGGGATGCCGAGCATCGCCGCTTCCAGAGGGCGCAGAGGGCTCTTGGAGGCGTTGAAGACGTTGGCGCGCAGCGGGGCGAGCATCACGTCGTAGTCGATGGCCCGCCAGTACGCCGGGACGTCGTTGGTCCACTCGCTGTGCCGCACGCGCTCGCGGACGCCCAGCTCCTTCGCATAGTTGGAGCCCATCAGGTGCAACTCGGTGTGCGGGTTGCGGGTCATGACCTGCCGCAGCTGGCCGCCGATCTCCTCCACGTCCATGAGGTGGGTGGAAGACCCGCCCCAGCCGATCGTCACCACACCGTCTCGCCGGGGCCGCTCGTGCTCCAGCAGCCACGCGGGCAGGTAGTTGGGGATGACGTGCACGTTCGCGTTGAACTGCCGCACCACGTCCGCGAGGCTCTCGGTGGTGACGGTGACCGCATCCGACGCCCGCAGGTTCGCCTCCAGGTTCTCCAGCACCCCCGGCTTGCTGAAGAAGGCGTGCGCGATAGGGCTGGTCCCGTCGACGTGCCACAGGTCGTCGTCCAGCTCCAGGATCATCCTCGGGTGATCCGGCGCGGCGGCCATCTTCTGCCACGCGACGGTGATGCCGGGCAGGCACACGCGCTGACCGATGACCGTCCGCGTCTGCAGGTGCTCTGACATGCGCTCGGAGAACGCCGTCTCCATGTTGTGCGCGCGCAGGGCCGTCAGCGGCAGTTCGATGCGCAAGGTTCCGCAGCCGGTGCGGTCCGCCATCAGGCCGAACGCGTCCAAGGAGGGGGCCTGAATGGCCACGTGACGCTCCGATCAGCGGGCTGTAGCGGGCGAAGGCGGGGCCCGCGCCCGCTACAGACCGGGCCCCGCGTGGCGGCCGGCCCCTCGGAGTCGCCGGTTCGCAGGTGGAGACGCTAGAGGGACCGCCCGGGGCAGGTGGAAACGCAGGTCAGGGCGTTGCGGGGCGAGTGGGGCGGGCGGTGATTGTGGGGGTGCGGGTCCGGTGCGCGTGTCGGCGCCAGGCCGGGATGGAGGGTCGCGGACTACGGCGCTGACCTGCACCGGGCCTGCACTGACCTGACCCTCCGAAGGGAACCCTCATGGCTCTCAGCAAGGCGCGGGGCGCGAACCGGCCGCCGGGCGCCCCCGTGTGCGCGGGACCGCTACCCACCTGTTCGGTGCGGGTTCGCCCGACTGGGGGTGCGTCCGCGTGATGCGTCTCGGCCGGCACGTCGACCACGACCCTCGCTCGCTCGCCTACGCCTACGGCGTCCTCCCCAAGTCGGCCATCAAGACCGTCGACTGGACGCGCCGGATCCCGATCCTCGACCAGGGCCAACTCGGCAGCTGTACAGGTAACGCCGCCACAGGCCTGCTCGGTACCGACTCCGCGGGGCGGACCGCTACCACCAGCGTCACCATCACCCCGGCAGGGGCCGCGGCCTCACATGGCCTGTTCGCGGCCGGAGTTCATCAGCTCGACGAGACCTTCGCCGTTGCCCTGTACAGCCTCGCCACGGTGCTGGACGGCATCACCGGCGAGTACCCGCCCGCCGACACCGGCAGTTCGGGCATCGGTGTCGCCAAGGCCTTGAAGGCGCTCGGCTTGGCGGGCGGGTACACGCACGCGTTCTCCATCGCAGCCCTCAACTCCGCACTCCAGGCTGGCCCGGTCCTCATCGGCATCCCCTGGTTCCAGTCGATGTTCGACACCGCCCCCGACGGCCGCATCATCCTCACCACGACGTCCGGCCTGGCAGGCGGCCACGAGCTCGAACTGTCCCGCTACGACGCCACCACCGGCGAGTACTGGATCCCGAACTCCTGGAGCGAGAGCTGGGGGCAGGCCGGCTGGGGCTACCTCCCGGCCGCCGACCTCAGCTGGCTCCTCTCCCAGCGGGGCGACGTGACCGTCCCCACCTTGACCACCACTCCGACGCCAGTGCCCACTCCGCCAGCCCCGGCCAGCGGCAACCAGGCGCTCGCGGCTGCCATGCGCACCTGGCTCGCTGCGAACAACCTCTGAGGAGATGCCCGTGGCACGCATGCCCGGGGCCGACTGGATCGGCCCCACCCCCAACCGCCGCATCGGCGGCATGTCCGACCACCGCGGCCTCGTCCTGCACATCCAGGAAGGTTATGAGGACGGCTCCGAGAGCTGGTTCAAGAACCCGGACAGCCAGGCTTCCGCGCACTTCCTCAACCCCAAGTCCGGGCAGCTCCGCCAGCTCGTCGACACCGACGACCGCGCGTGGGCGGAGGCCGCTGGCAACTCCGCCTGGGTGTCGATCGAGAACGAAGGCTTCGGCGGCGACTCGCTGACGGCCAGCCAGCTGGAGAACGCTGCCCAACTGCTCGCCTGGCTGCACCAGACCTACGGCGTGCCGCTGCAGTCCACTGACGACCCGGGCGGCTCGGGCCTCGGTTGGCACGGCATGGGCGGCGCCGCCTGGGGCGGCCACTACGACTGCCCCGGCGAACCCATCAAGGCCCAGCGCCCCGCGATCCTCGCCCGCGCCCGGCAGATCCTCAACCCCGCACCACCGCAGCCGCCTCAGCCCACCCCGGCGCCGGTACCGCCGCCGCCGCCCGCACCGGACCGACCCACCATCTACCGCTACCTGGGAGTCTGACCATGGCCGCACCCGAGGGTGTCCTCCTCTTCCGCCACCCGTCCCACAACGAGGTCTTCGCCGTCTACCCGAACGGCCTGCGTATCCACGTCCCCTGGTGCCTCTGGAATGCCTGGGGCGCCCCGAAGGACGACGTGATCCTCATGAACACCGCCAACGGCTCCGCCGACAGCGACTACGCCAGCTTCATGGCGTACGACAAGGCCCTCCAGGCCTAACCCCTCCCAGAGAAGAGAAACCCCATGCCCAAGTTCTTCACCAGAGAGCCCGCACTGTGGCTCGGCCTTGTGGCGATCCTCGTCAAGACGCTCGCCGCGTTCGGCCTCAACGTGACCACCGACCAGCAGGCCGTCATCAACGCCGCGGCCGCGGCCATCGTCGGCCTCGTCGTCGCGGTCATCGCCCACGACGGGATCAGCGCCGCCCTCCTCGGCGCCGTCCAGGCCGTCATCGCCCTGGCCGTCGGCTTCGGCCTCCACTGGTCCGCCGACCAGCAGGCCGTCGTCATGTCCCTCGCCGCCGCGATCGTCGCGATGTTCGTCCGCACCCAGGTCACCGCCCCGACCGCCGCCATCCCCAAGGGCGAGTGACCCCCTGCACCTGCACCCCTTAACCCGCGGGAGGAGAAGTAGCCGTGGCTGACATCTTGGGCACCGGCTACGCCCAAGGCGGCGCCATCGCCGTCGTCATGACCATCGTCGTCCTCATCCTCCGCGGCCACCTCGTCCCCGCCTCCGTGGTCCGCGAAATCCGAGCCGACCGCGATGCCCGCATCGCCGAAATCTCCGCCGAACGCGACACCTGGCGCACCGCGTGCCAAGAGCGCACAGAATCCCTGTACCTGACGCAAGGCCAGGTCGGCGAGCTACTCGAACTGTCGCGTACCGCCAACCATGTGTTGGCCTCGTTGCCCCGCGCCCTGGAGGAGGTGGCAAGTGGCCCCAAGGGCAAGAAGGTGGCTCCGTAGGGCTCTCTTGCGCCGGCCCGCAGTCTCCCTTGAGCGCGAGACACCACGCCCCACCCCAGGGCAACGGGAAGCCGCGAGGGCTCTACATCAGGCCGCGTGCGACCGCCAACTGGTGGAGGCGCAGGGACGAGAGGTCACCGGGGAAGCTGCGAAACTGCGGGAGGCCCGGCAGCGAAACCACTTCGCCGAGTCCATCCGCCTCTCCATGGGAGGCCACGCGTGAACCTCACCTGGGACCAGCTAGCCAACGTCTCCGCCAGCGGCCTCGTCTCCATCGCCAGCCTGGTCTTCGCCACCACTTACCATCGGCTGGCGCCGTGGCGATCCACTCCCATCGGCCGGCACATCATGGCCGTCACCGTCTCCATGGGGCTCCTCGGCCTGTACACCGTCCTCGCCACCCTGTGGCCGCACGGACCCGCCATCGGAGCCCTCCGCGTCGGCCGCACCATGCTCCTCGTGTCCCTCGCCGCGCAGCTCGCGCAGCGAACCCGGCTCCTCATCAAAGCCCAACGCGATCATGAGCAGTGAACAGCCCCCGCCCTGGCCGTATGGCCGAGGCGGGGGCTGCTTTTGTGTGTCCGAGGCTCACCGCACCACCGGGAACTCGCCGGAGCGCCAGTCGTCCACGCGCTTACGGATCGACGCCACCATCGGCAGGTCGTCAACCTCGGCGGGATCGAACCACGCCACCTCGAACGACTCGTCCGACACCCGCAGCTCGCCGCCGACCGGCCGCGCAAGCAGGCAGATCGAGTACTCCTGACGGACCTCGCCGTCGTCGTACGCGAAAACGTGGGCAGGGTTGGTGTAGGTCCCGACGATGCCGGTGATCTCCACGTCGATGCCGCTCTCCTCCCGGGTCTCCCGGATACCGCAGTCGGCCAGCGACTCGCCGATCTCGTGCTTCCCGCCTGGGAGAGCCCACATCCCGTTGTCGGTCCGGCGCTGCAGCAGCACCCGCCCTGCCTCGTCCACGACCACCACGCTCGCGGCTGGCACCAGCGAGTTGGCCTTCGGGGCGTTCGGATCATCCTCGTAGTCACGCCGTGGCATGCTCAACCTCCAGATCCCAGACGGGCCGCCCATGCTGCCACAGGTCCTCGACGCACTCCGCGTACCGGTCGAACAGGCCGTCATCCTGCAGCCGGCGCAGGTGCAGCATCGGCGCGTCATGCCCGACCCGGCCCGGCAGGAGTGGCGTTACCAGCATCTCGTCGTCGAAACGGAACACGCTCAGGGCGTGATGACCCGTCGAGAAGCGGCCCTCCACGGCGTCCACGTCCTGCAGCTTCTGCAGTTCCCCTATCGTCACCGCGATCCGCGTCGACAGAGTGAGCGGGACGTCCTCCTCGATCTCCCGCTGCCGCGTGATCGGGCTGCCCGGGTCGCCGACCAGGAACCGCACCCGGCAGCCCAGCGTCGCCTTCCGGCGCAGCAGGCCGCCCAGGTTCGCCTGCTCCAGCCACAGGAAGTAGTTGGTGTAGCCAGCGAACGTCAGCTGCGACTCCGCTCGACTGATCAGCTGCCGCCACAACGACGTCGGCGCCGCCGACCGGTACGGGTACACGGCAACGACCTCACGGTCCGGGCCGACCTTCACGGTCGCCCGCACAGCACCAGGCCACACCACGGCCTCCTCCACTCCGAGAGCTTGACAGGCGGCCCAGCGGTGCTTGCCGTGCGGGATCCTCGACGGGTCGGACAGCCAGCGGCCGACAGTCTTCGGGTCCACGTCACAGGCCGCGGCGAGCTGAGCCTCGGTCATCGTCGCAGCCACCATGGCCTGCCGCAGGGCCTGATTCATGATTCGCCTTCCAAGGACGCGGGGGACGAGTCAAGGTCTACCAGTGAACCGTCCCAAACGTCCCCGAAACGCGGTGTGGCCGTCCCGCCCTCTTGCCGATCATCGGAGCGTGACCCAACCCGCGCGCCCCGAAGCCGCCCCTCTGGAGCCAGCCGCCTGCCGCACCTGCGGCACCACAGACGGCCCCCTCCACCCCGACGGCGTCACCAGCGTGCCCGTCGGCGACAGCATCCTGCGCCGCGACAGCGTCGTCTGCACTCAACACCTAGTGCTACCGCAGTGAGCTGGCCGCCGGAGGAGCGCGACCTCGTCGTCCGCATCGACCTGTCCAAGGGCGGCACCTTCTTCATCTCGTTCGAGTGCCAGCTCGGCGCACACTGGGGCTGCCCAGCGCCGCACATGTGCCGATGCACCGACAAGGACTGCCCGTGCAACCAGACGCCAAAGGCCTCGCCCGGGGCTACTGCATCAACTGCGCCGCCTACGCCCGAGGCCGACCGGCAATGATCGAGGACCGTGCCGAGGCCGTCGACGGCCACCAGGGCTGCCCTGCTACTCGTCCCGAAACAGACGGTCCGGAGGTACACCCAGCACGCGAGCAATCCTGACGATCACGTCGGTCGATGCGGCGTGAGTCGCGGTCTCCGTGCGGTACATGGTGTGGCGGCTGATCCCGGCGAGCTCAGCGAGCTTCTCCTGGGAGAGGCCCCGGTCGGTGCGGAGATCGCGAATACGTCGTCCGACCTGCTGGCGGATCTGGATCACCCATGCGGGCTGGTCGGCGGGCATACGTAGTCACGCTGCCCGCAGCAAGATCGGAAGTCAGCAGCAGATATGCAGCAAGTGTCATCCGCGTCTGGCCGGGTATGCCCACATTCATCCCAGCCGCCCAAGGCAGATCATTCGAACACGCCGTAACAGGTACCTAACGCCCGTAGCCCCACTGATGGACCGTATGCCACCGTAAGCAGCAACGATCGCTTCCGGTCCTGACTTTCACAATTCGAACACCGGCCCATGTCGCATGCCCGCCCTGCGACATGGCCACAAGCGCGGCCCCCTCCCGCGCCCGGCCGAGCAGCGCAGCCCGGTCGAGGACAACCAGCGCGCACCAGGACGAAAGTGCACGACAGCATTGAGTCGATTGTGACCCGCACGGACATGATCGAGGAAGAGCTCCAGCAGGCCGAGCTTCCCGATCTGGCCATCGCCACCAGCGCCGAGCTAGTGCTGCTAGTCGAGAAGCTTCGAAGCGCGACCGCCGAGTCCATCCGGATCATCCGGTCCTTGCTCGGTATTGTCACCGAGCAAGGCGATGCCAACGACTGACGCGAGACTGACCTACCCCCCTTCCCGGCGGCAGCGCACGCCGGATGATCCAAGGGGGGTACGTAAGTCTGTGACTGGCCCTATCCTTTGCGCATGGCCACCGTCATCCCGCTGCCCAGGTCGGAAGCCCTCGCGCGCCCTCTCCGCGCCGCCCTCTACGGCCGCGCCTCCCGCGACCGCAACAAGCGCGGACGATCCGTCAAAGACCAGTTCGCCGTCGGTGAGATGGTCTGCGCCGACAACCGCTGGACCATCGTCGACTACTACAAGGACCTCGACCGATCCGCCTCACGGCGAGCCAAAAAGGTCCGTGAGGACTACGAACGCATGGTCGCCGACATGGAAGCCGGCCTGATCGACGTCGTGGTCTACGCGGAGAAGAGCAGGCTCTCTCGCAACATGCAGGTGTCCATCGGACTTCGCGACCTGTGCGAGCGGACAGACATCAAGCTGTACTACGACGGCCGCCTGTACGACATGCGCGTCCCCTCCGACTTCCGCGAGTTCACTCGTGACGCCCTCCAGGCCGAGGAGGAGGGCGAGGGCATCACCTCTCGGATCGTACGAACAGTCAACCTCAATGCCAGGCGCGGCGGCGCTCACGCCCCGGTCGCTTTCGGGTTCAAGCGCGAGTACGACCCGGACACCGGCGAGCTCCTCGGTCAGGTCGTCCACCCCGAGCAGGGCCCCGTGGTACGGGAGCTGTTCAAGCGGGTCGACGAACAGCACAGTCTCAACTCGCTCCTGCCGCTGATGAAGCCGTGGCGTCCGGATATTCAGACAACGGGTCTCCGGATCATCCTGACGAACAGGGCGTACATCGGTATCCGGGTCCACAAGGAAACCGAGTACCCGGCGCAGTGGGATGCGATCGTTGATGAGGCCCTGTTCTGGCGGGTACAGGCAATCCTCAAGGACCCCGCGCGGTTGACGACGCACACCAGTGGCGTTCAGCACCTCTTGACGGGAATCGCCTTGTGTTCGGTATGCCGAGAGGGTGGTGACGTCAAGGCTGCCCGCATGAAGGCGGTGGGCGACCGGCCGCAGTACAGCCGGAAGGCCCTGTATCGGTGCACGCAGAACCATCTGAGCATCATGAAAGCCAGGCTGGACGCCTATGTGGAAGAGGGCCTGCTGCTCTGGTTGGCCTCGCCGGCCGCGCGAAGTGCCTTTCAGCGGGTTGACTCCACGGCCGAGATCGAGCGCGAACGGGCCAGGCATGCGGCTATGTCCAACCAGTTGGCCGAGGCTCGGCAGCAGGCCGTGACGTTCAGTCCGGAGACGGGGCTGCCTGCGTTGTCAGCAGCATCGTTGGCCGCGATGGAGCAGGGGATCGTGCCACTGCTTGCGGCGTGCGAGGCGGGGCTGCAGCGGATGATGTCAGCTGGCGATTCGCTGCTGGATGAGCTGCTGGCGGCTTCGCCGGACGAATTGGACGACTTGTGGTCGCGCAAGATGACCCTTGAGCAGCAGCGTCACGTGGTGCGCAAGGTGGTTCGCGTGGAGGTGCTGCGGGCCCAGTCGTCGAGTCGCAGCCTGCCGGCAGGCGCCAGGACGCGTTTGGTCTTCCCTGGCGAGCCGGGCTTCACCGAGTGGCCCTTTGATCCGAAGTCGGACGGCGTCGGCGGTGACTAGTTGTGCGGTCCGGCGGCGCGGTGGCGGTGGGCTCCGAGCGAGATGATCGATGCGAGGTCGGACGGGCCGTCGACGGGGAGACGTCCCAGAATGACGGCCTTGGCGCCCTCCTCGAACCACTGCATCTGGCTTTCGATCAGCTCGCGCTGGTGGGCGGCGTTCAGTGTGGCGGTTCGTTCGGCGAGGCGACCGTCGGCTTCGATCTGGGCGCTGCGCATGCGCTCGCGCTGACCGGCGAGGGTTCCGTGGGCTGCCTCGTATTGCCGACGGGCTTCGTCCAGTTGGTCGGTGGCTATGCGGAGTTGCTGGGTGCGTCGGTCGAGGATGCTGGCCCCGGCGCCGGCGGCTGCTGCGGCGCCGAGGATTGCTCCGCCCAGTTCGGGGGCGCTGGTCAGGAGGATGGCTGCGATCCCGGTTGCGATTCCTAGTGCTGCCGCGAGCCACTGCTGTCTGACCGTCATGCGCGCCCCTTTAGCCGTGTGCCTGCGCACTCCCTTGGCCTTCTGGTTGGTCGCCCTGGGGTTGTTGGGCAAGCATTCGCAGTCGGTCGAGCATGTCTTGGACAAGCTCCCGCCCTTTTGCGTCGCGCACGCCCCACTGGTCGGCCAAGACCTCAGCAGTGATGGGTAGTGATGGTACTGCCGGTTGCGCCATGTGTGCGAGCGAATCGGCGGGGATGATCTGACTTTCCACCAGGAGTTCGGGGTAGGGGCGGCTGAGGGCCTTGGCGAGGGGCCAGAGCTTGTCGGGCTTGGGCATCCGTTGGCCGGTGAGGATGCGGGCGAGGGTGCCGCTGTCCATCTCGGCGTCGCGGGCGAGGCGTGCCTGTTCGCCCCATGCGTCGAGGTCGTAGCCGGCGGATGGGGCGTAGCGGCGGATGTAGGCCGCGAGGGCTTGGATTCCGGTGTCCATGGCGTGGCTGCCAGTCATGGTGTGGAGGGTAGTGCTCACAAGCACTGCTGTCAGCTGACAACAGTACAGCTCAAGCCATCGTTCTGCGCGTCCACATCAAGCCGGATTGGCCAGCTCCACTCACATTGCACTTCAGCTGCGCAAATTACCCATGCGTAACCACTGTCAGGGCGCACCAACTGGGCTATATTTGCTGTCAGGCAGCAGCAGTGCTGACGGGCATCGCCAGGAGGTGAACCATGCCCACCTTCCACCGCAAGGCCTTCAAGAAGATCAGTCACGACGCTGGCGACACCAACACCAGGATGATCGCAGCACGCACCGGTCTCGACAAGGCGCAGGTAGCACGGCTACTCAACGGCAGCCGTAAGCCCTACTTCGACACCGCCGCCATCATCGCCGAGGCCTACGGCGTGAGCCTCGACGACCTCAAGACGAGCGACAAGGCCGCATGACCCGCGCGGAGCGTCTCGCCATCCTCGGCGCCGACGACATGGCCGAAATCCGCAGGCGCGTGGCGGCGACTCCGCCCCCGCCCCCCGAGCTCCTGGACGAACTGCGACACGTCCTCGCGCCGGCGTTGGCCCGGCTTCGTGCGGAGCGCAATCCGGCGGTACAGCAGCAAAACGCCGCGTAACGGCGGCAGGGCCGCCACCGGACTGCAGACCCAGTGACGACCCCCTTCTTGCCCTACCCCTCCACTCGTCACAGAGAGGCACAGCAATGACCTCCAACCCTACCCGCCCGCACAATCCGCAGCTGTCGGCTGCGCACGCCCTGGTGCAGTTGCTCACCCTGCACCCCGAACTGCCTCGCATCGACTGGTCGGTGAGTGCCGAATCGGGCGGGCTGAGCGGCTCCTACTGGGACGCCCCGGCCAGCTCCGTGCACGCGATCGCGGGGGTGCTGGGCGGTGAGGCCGGCGACCCGTGGCTGAACCGGCACTCGGGGCGCACGCTGCAGGCCGTGCATGCGGTGTTCCAGGACGTGCCGGTGATGGTCACCGTGTACACCGTCCCTGCTCTCACTTCGGCGGTGGCGGCGTGAGCGCCCCGCTGGTGGACCTCACGGAGGTCACGAAGACGGCCGAGGTGCAGGTCGATGGGCACGAGCTGTGGGTGCGCCCGGGTTGCACGTGCGGTGGCCGGTACTGGCAGGTGCTGACGACCGGTGACGTCCCCCTGGGGATGGTCGTGGAGCGTCGGACGGATGCGGGCCCGCTGTTCGAGGCCTTGGTCCCGTCGGCTGGCGGCCCGTCGGTGTCGTCGGTGGACGCGGTGCGGCTGGTTGTCACCTACAAGCAGCCGAGCGCGTCGTGATTGCGTCGCTGGCCGCCGTGGTGCTGCTCGCGGCTGGCACGGTCGCCGCGGTGGCATTTCAGTCTGGCCCGCTGTGCCCGTGTGGCTGCGGCAATCCGTGGCGTGATCACTCACCGTTGAGGAGGTCCTGATGGACGCCAGCTTGTACGCCAAGGTCGACGTGTTCGGCTCCGTCGTGGTCCTGCACTCGGACGAGATCCGGGGTGCGACTCTGCGGGCGATCGCCGAGCTGTGGGGCAACGACCGGGACGGGGCGATGGAGCTCCTCGGCAAGCTCGCGAAGGCCGTCGACGGCCCGGCCGCTCAGTGGGACGAGGCGGTCGTCGACTTCGAGACGGACTCGCAGATGCCGTACCCGGAGCTGGAGTTGGACGAGACGCGGGCGCTGCAGCTCGCGGACGAGCTGCGTGACGCGGCGGGACGGACGTTCTCCGCGAGGCGCCGCGCCGACCAGACGCTGACGCTCCCGGCGCAGCAGGACCACCGGGGGCAGGCAGCATGACCGACCCGAAGCACGCGCACGAGACCGAGAACGGCCGCTACTACGAAGACCCCGACGGGGGGCCTGACCTCGTCTCCGTCACCAACGTCCTCGGCACGTCGGTGGCCAAGCCCGTCCTGCAGCCGTGGGCGGTGAAGCTCACCGTCGAGTGGGCCTTGGAGCGCCTTGACGAGATTGTCGAGCGCGCTGACACGGACCGAGCCGCCCTGATCAGGCAGTGGAAGGCCGTCCACAAGGACGTCAGCGAGGCCGCGAAGGACCTCGGGACGCGGGTGCATGACCGGGGGCAGGCCGAGGTGCTGGGGACGCCGTTCGCGGCGGACCCGGAAGTGGAGCCGTTCGCCCGGCAGTTGCTCGCATGGTTCACCGAGTGGGGCGTGGACTTCGAGCGTGACGTCGTCGCCACGGAGATCACCTGCATCCACCGGCGGCTCGGCTACGCGGGTACGGCGGACCTCATCATCTGGCTGCCGACCGGCCCGGGCGGGCGCCGGGAGCTGTGGCTCATCGACTACAAGACGTCGACGACCCGGCCCGCGAAGAGCGCCTACCCGGAGAACGCCCAGCAGCTCGCCGCCCTGCGGTTCTGCGAGGGCGTGCTACTCCCCGACGACTCGACGGCGCCGATGCCGGAGATCGAGCGGACGGGCGTCCTGAACCTGCGGCCGAAGTCCCGGGCCCTGCTGGACATGCCCGCCGATCGTGACGCGCACCGGGCGTTCCGCGGAGCGCTGGCAAACGCCACCTGGCACCACGACGCCCCCAGGTCCTTCCCGCTCGTACTGCCACCGGTCGCCGCCGCGCCGGCTGGACCGACTCTCGCAAAGGCGGCCTGACATGGGTTCCCGCATCCTGACGCTGCAGAGGCAGGCCGCCGAACTCGGGCGCCTGCGGACCGGGTTCTTCGAGGGGAAGGCCCCGAGGCGGTCGGAGACGTGGATCCTCACGTCCCACGAGCGCGAGTACGTGGAGGCCGCGGCCTCACTGTGGGGCGGTGAGGTCCACGAGTGGACTCCGCAGGGCGCAAAGATCAAGCAGTGGCGTGTGACCACGAAGAAGCGCAGCATCGACGCGCTGCTTCCTCCGGGCGACCCGCTGTCGCAGAACAACGAGTTGTGGTCCGGCGGTGGCTGCCAGCGGCGGTGCGACGGCATCACCGAGAAGATCGCGAAGGTGCCGTGCATCTGCCTCGCGGAGCACGGGCCGGAGTGGTACCTGCTGCCGAAGGGCAAGGTCTGCTCTGCGACGACCCGCCTGAACGTCCTCTTGCCGGACATGCCGGATTTCGGTGTGTGGCGGGCGGAGACGAAGTCGTTCTACGCGGCTGACGGTCTCGCCGGGCAGGTCGACACGGTGCTGCAGGGCACCGGCGGACAGGGCGTGGTGCCGGTGCGTCTGACGATCCAGCAGCGGAAGGTCGTCAGGGCGGGGCAGACGAAGAACTTCCCCGTGGTGATGGTCATTCCGCGCCTGAACCGGATGCGGGACGCGCTGACGGGGCCGATGTCGATGGCCGCAGCGCTGGACCCGGCGGGCGCGGGCCGGCAGGCGATCGAGGCTCCGCGTCCGGACTACCGGGCGTTGGCCATGGACGCGGACACGATCGACGACGTGCAGGACCTGTACCGGAAGGCCCAGGCGGCTGGCCATGCGGATGCGCAGCTGCTCGCGGATCTGAAGGGCATCGCGGCGGCGCTTGAGCAGCCGTCCCGGGCGGTTGCTGTCCCCGATGAGGACGGCGCCGTTGACGCCGAGGTGGTGGAGGACGGGGCACCGTCGTGGCCCGCCGTCACCCGGCCCGGATCTCGCCACTGACAGAACAGCTCGGGGCCGCGCTTGCGGGAATCAAGCGCGGCCCCACCCCATCATCCACCACCCTGAACGGAACCCCCATGCCTCCCTGGCACACACAGCGCATGGCCGCCCTGGACTTCGAGGCGTCCGACAAGCACCCGCACACCGCCCGCATCGTCTCCTGCGCGCTCATCCACGTCGGCGGCGGCCAGGCCACCGAACGCCGCACCTGGATCGTCAACCCCGGCATCCCGCAGGAGCCCGACGCGATCAAGGTCCACGGCCTCACCGACGAGTACCTCGCCGCCCACGGCATGGAAGCCGCCCGCGCGGTCGACGAGATCGGCCGGGCCGTCGCCGAAGCCATCGGCGCCGGCATCCCCCTGGTCGGGCACAACCTTGGCAGCTACGACCTGAACCTCCTCGATTCCGAGCTCGGCCGTCACCACGGCGCGGCCCTGGAGGAGCTCGCCGGTCCTCTCACGCGGGTCATCGACACGATGGTCCTCGACCGGCACGCCGCACCGTACCGCCCCCGGGTGTCGGATGAGCAGGGCGCGTACCAGATGCGGACCAGCGCTGAGACGTACGGCGATACCTGGGACGAGAAGCAGGCCCACGGTGCCGAGTACGACGCGATGGCTTCGGCCCGGGTTGCCTGGCGGATGAGCGTCATCGCCCATCAGGCCGCCGGGCGGCGCCCGGAGTGGGTGCAGGCTCTCAGGAACTCGCACGGCCCGTACGACCGATTCGATGACCTGGCGTGCGACGTCGACGAACTGCACCACCGTCAGATCGGCTGGGCCGCAGCGCAGGCCAAATCGCTGCAGGCGTGGTTCCGGTCGGCGAAGGCCGGCGAGAAGCGCGACCTGCAGGCCGTAATCGACGGCCGTTGGCCGCTTCGCCCCGCCCCCGTGGCAGTGACGTCGTGACGGCCCGCCAGCAGCTCATCTCCCTGCCGCCGCTGGAGACAGCCCTCGTCGTCCGGTTCGCGCACGGCCAGCAGCAGCGTCAGATCGGCCGCGAGATGGGCCTCAACGAGAACACCGTCAAGGCCCTCACCAGCTCCGCGTACCGGCTGCTCGGTGCCACCAACAACGCGCACGCCGTCGCCCTGGCCATTGGCCTCGGACTGATCCCCCACGACTGCGCGTTCACCCCCGTCCCGCAAGGAGGAAGCCATGTTCGGCAGTAAGAACCGCGCTATCCACACCCTCACGCAGCGCCGCGACCGGCTCCGCGAGCAGCGGGACTGGGCGCGCTCCGAGCGCGACACCAGCCGGGCCGTCGCCGCCCAGATCGCGGAGGCGTTCAGCGACACCCACACGCTCTGCTGGGACGAGAACGCCCGCCTCCAGGAGCAGGTCGAGAGCCACCAGAACATCCTCGCCCGGCACGCCCGCCTGCTCCGCGCCACCGACAGGTACCTCGCCGAGATCTGGAAGCTCCGCGCCGAGAACGCCAAGCTCCGCGGAGAGGCGGCCGGAAGGGACCGCGCCCTGGAGCCTGCGCGGCCGACCCCGGAGCTGCTGCGCGTCGCCCGGGAGCGCGACGAGGCCCGGGCGTTGCTCAGGCCCATGCAGGACCGCCTGGACGCGTACCAGCGCATGTCGGAGGCGGAAGATCGCAAACTCGCGGGCAAGGCCGGCACCTGGACGCCACGGCCCGCGCCGGCGGTGGCGTCGTGAACCTCATCGCCAAGATGATGCAGGGCCTGGCCGCGACGGGCCGTCACCGTGCCGCCGACCGCATCCCCGTGCTCGAAGCCGAGCGGGATGCGATCAAAGCCGAGCAGGCCAAGCTCGATCACGCTGACGAGCTGATCACGAAGGTCTGCCAGCAGAAGAACGCCCTCAAGTTCGAGAACGCGCGGCTGACTCAACAGGTGGAGACCGCCACCGAGGCCAACACCCTGCTCGGAGCGGACCTCGACGAGCTCAGCGCCCGGCTGATCGAGACCCGGCAGGACCTCGCCAACGCCCTCGCGGTCTCCTCCCCCGCCCCGGCCGACCACGGCAACCCGGTCCCGCTCCCGAAGGACACCGGCGGAAAGACCATCACCACCCTGTGGGACGCCTGCGGACTGCGGCCCGTCGCGTGATCCACGACGTTGCCACCCGGGTCGTCACTGACCCGGGCTGGCCCCAACTCGCCGCCGCCGTACTCCTCATCCTCGGCCTCGCCGCCATCACCCTCGCCTACACCGCCTGGAGCCGACGAACATGACCCTCAACCTCGCACCGCCTCTCCTGGACCTACCCCAGGTCGTAGCCATCACCGTCCTCGGCATCCCGGCCCCGCAGGGCAGCAAGGCCTACAAGGGCCAGCGGACCAACAAGTCCACCGGCCGGGCCCACGCCGTACTCGTCGAGTCGTCCAAGAAGGTCAAGCCCTGGCGTGGCGCCGTCGAGTCGGCCGCCCGCCTCGCGATCGCTGACCTCGGTCCCTGGGAGCCCCTTGACGGGCCGCTGGTCGCCGAAATGGTCTTCACCCTGCCGAAGCCGGCAAGTGCACCGAAGCGGCGTCAGACCTGGCCGATCCGGTACCCGGACATCAGCAAGCTCGCCCGCTCCACCGAGGACGCCCTCACCACCGCTGGCGTCTGGGCTGATGACGCCCGAGTCGTCGAGTACCAGCGTCTGGCCAAGGTCTTCCCCGGCGAAGGCCTGAACGCCCTCGACACCCCTGGCGCCGTGATCCGCGTGTGGAGGCTGTCGTGACCCGCGCATTCCGCCTCCTCCTCGTACTGCCGGTGGCAGCCGCCCAGTTCATCCTCGTCGCCCTGTTCCTGACCCTGCTGTGCGTGCTCGCCGCCGCCTGGAGCGCCGCACTCACCGTCCGCGCCGCAATCCGCGGGCCCCTCACCCCCGTCGGATACGCCCGCGCCGGCATCACCGCCATCGAACAAGCCCTCGCAGAGGAGGCCCAGCCGTGACCGATTCGTGGTCCAAGCGGGCCATTTGCCGCGATGACCCAGAGCTCTTCTTCCCGACCGGCTACCAGAGTGACGTGGCGCTCCTCCAGGTCACCCAGGCCCGCGCCGTGTGCCGCCGCTGCCCTGTAGTTGCCGAATGCCTCCGAGACGCCCTCGTCAGCGAGGCGGGCAAGGGCATCAAGGTCCGTGAGAACAACGGGATCCGCGGCGGTTGGACCCCGCGTGACCGCGCCCGCGGCCGCCAAGCCCAGAACCGTCGCCAGACCCAGATCGAACGCCACGGCCTCGCCGCCTGACCAGCCGCCAAGCCCTCAACCAGAAGGAACCTGCTCAATGAGCTCCCCCATCACCCTCACCGGACGTCTTGGCCAAGATCCGGAGCTGCGTTTCAGCCCCAGCGGAACTGCGATCGTTCGCCTCTCGATCGTCACCTCCCGCCGCACCAAGAACGAGCAGACCCAGGAGTGGTCGGACACCGACACCACCTGGTGGGACTGCACCGCCTTCCGGTCCCTCGCCGAGAACTGTGCCGAATCCCTCCAGAAGGGCATGGCCGTAGTCGCCGTCGGCCGTGTCGTCCAGGAGAACTGGGAGGACAAGGAAGGGCAGAAGCGCTCCAAGCTCGCCGTGAAGATCGACGCGATCGGCCCCGACCTCACCCGCGCCACTGCCGCCGTTCAGAAGGCCAACTCGCAGAACCAGGGCGGCCAGCAGCAGCGCCAGGGCGCCACGCAAAGCCAGGACCCGTGGTCGTCGTCCAGCGCGCCCGCGCAGGGCGGCGGATGGGGCACGCCGCAGGGACAGCAGGGCAGCTACGACCAGAGTCCGCCGTTCTGATCCCCGCCAGATGTTGAGCCTGCCGTATCCACCACCAAGAACGAGGCGCCCGTGAACACCACCGCTGCGACCGCCAGCACACCCGCCGCAGCCGACGACGCCCTCGTCCACGGCAGGCTCTCCACCTACACCCACCAAAAGTGCCGCTGCCTCAAATGCACCGTCCGCATGAACGCCTGGGAAGCCAACCGGCGCCGCCAGAAGGCCTACGGCACATGGAACCCGTGGGCCGACGCCGAACCCGTCCGCGCCCACGTCCAAGCCGTCCTCGACGCAGGACTCACCCGCGCCCAGGTGGCGGCCGCAGCCCCCGTCAACGCCAAAGTCATCGACCACCTCCTCGACAACTCCTCCCGCCGCATACGCCCGGCCAACGCGACAGCGCTCCTCGGCGTTCAGGTACCGGCCATTCCGCCCGCCGGTGGTGTCGCTCTCACCGACGCCACCAGGCCCCGGCGGGAACTGCAGGCCCTGATCGCGGGCGGCTGGCCGATGTCCCACCTCGTCCGCCGCTCACGCCTCGACCTGCACACCATCGTCGACATCATCTATGGGCGTCGGCAGGCCCGCGCCGGCACCGCCCACACCATTCACGTCCTGTACGGCCAGCTGTGGGACCAGTTCCCCGCAGAGCACGGTGTCCGGCCCCACGACATCGCCCGCTCGCAGCGAACCGCCGCCAAGCACCACTGGGCGCCCGCGCTCGCCTGGGATGACGACACGATCGCCGACCCCGAAGCGCAACCGGACTGGACCGGCCGGTGCGGCACCACCGGCGGCTACTACGACCACTCCCAGCTCGGCACACCCACCTGCCAGCCCTGCAGAGACGCGGTGAGTGCCGCCGCTGCCGGGCGCAAGATGCGCCGCCGGGCCCGCCAAGCCCAGCAAGCGGCCTGACCCTCCGCCTCAAGCCGCCCCTCCCGGCCCCGGGGCCCTCACTCCCCCTTGACCACACCTTTCGAAAGCAGCGCCATGGCCCGCATCCGCACGATCAAGCCGACGTTCTTCACGTCGCTCACTGTCGCCGGCCTGACGCCGGAGCAGCGCCTCACCTTCATCGGCCTATGGACGCACGTCGACGACGAGGGCCGGTGCATCGACGACCCGCGGCTCGTGAAGGCTGCCCTGTGGCCCCTCGATGACCGGGCCGCGACCGACGTCGACGGTGACCTGTGGGCCCTCACGGAGGCCTCACTGATTGTTCGTTACACCCTCAGTGAGCGCTCCTACTTGGCGGTGCGGAACTGGGCTGAACACCAGCGAATCAGCCGTCCGTCGGGCAGTAGCCTCCCGGACCCCGACGATGGCGAGATTCGACCCGTTCCACCCCGTCCTACCTGCGGAAACGCCGATTCCGTGAGCCCTCACGGAGGCTTCAGTGAAGGCTCCTCACAGGAAAGGAAAGGAAGGGAAGGGAAAGGAACTTCTCTTCGTCTCACGTCCGAGCCTTCCGAACCCACCCGCATCGACGTCGAACAGGCCTGCACACTCCTGGCCGACCTCATCGAGCAGAACGGCACAAGGCGCCCCGCCATCACCCAGGCATGGCGCAACTCGGCCCGCCGAATGCTCGACGTCGACAAGGTCCCCCTCGCCGACGTCCTCGGCGCCATCCGCTGGAGCCAGGCAGACGACTTCTGGGCCGGAAACATCCTGTCGATGCCCAAGCTCCGCAAGCAGTACCCGCAGCTGCGCCTCAAAGCCCTGGGCGCAGCCGCCCGCGCCCAGCCGAGGCCCGCAGTCGGCACCCACCAAGCCCACACCGAAAGGGGGATCTTCTAGTGGCCGACCAGGACGAGCCCATCCCCACCCGCGCCGAACCCCACGACCTCGCCGCCGAACAGGCACTCACCGGCCGGCTCATCACCGGCGACACCCGGCGCCTCCTCCGAGAGATCACCGTCACCGGCGCCGACTACTACCGGCCCGCCCACGCCGTCATCCACCGGGCCATCCAGGCCCTCTCCGACAGCAGCGAGCCCGTCGACCTGCTCACGGTCGCCGCCCGCCTCCAAGCCCACAGCGACACGCAACGCGCCGGAGGCTTCGACTACCTCAACCAGTGCGTCGAAATGGCCGCGTGGGGCGGATCCGTCGACTGGCTCGACCACCGCCTCCGCGACCTCGCCCTGCGCCGCGCCCTCATCAAGGCCGGCACGCGGATCCGCGAGGCCGGGTTCAAGCCTGACAGCGGCGCCGACGCGTCCGAGCTCGCCGAGCAGGCCGTCGCCGAACTGCGCCAGGTCCGCGACGCCGGCCGGGCTGCTGACGACGCCCCCGTGCAGGACATCCACGACTTCCTCGCCACCGACGATCCCGAGCACGACTGGACGCTGCCCGGCTACCTGGAGCACACCGACCGGATCGTGTGGACCGCAGGCGAAGGCGGCGGCAAGTCCGTCCTGCAACGCCAGATCGGCGTCACAGGCGCCGCCGGCCTGCTGCCCTTCGGCGGCACCAACGAGCTCGGCCCGCAGCGCGTTCTGATCCTCGACTGCGAGAACTCCGCGCGGCAGTCCCGCCGGCACTACCAGCGGCTCATCGACATTGCCGAGCACACCGGGACTCCCGTCAAGCGCGGCCAGTTGCACATCGACCTTCGCCCGGAAGGCGTCGACCTCACCCGCGGAGACGGCAGGGCGTGGCTCATGCGCCGCGTCGAAGCCGTCATGCCCGACCTGCTCATCGTCGGTCCGATCTACCGGTTGCACACCGGGGACCCCAACAGCGAGGAACACGCCCGCAAGATCACGGTGGTGCTCGACGAAGCCCGCGCCACCGCCAGCTGCGCCCTCTCCATGGAAGCCCACTCCCCCCAAGGCGGACCCATGGGCCCCCGGGCACTGCGGCCCACCGGCAGCAGCCTGTGGCTGCGCTGGCCCGAGTTCGGCCTCGGCCTACGCCCCGTCGAAGACGAACGCTCCGCCGCCGACGACCGGGCCCGGCGGGTACTCCCCTGGCGAGGCGCCCGCGACGAACGCGCCTGGCCCCACTTCATCCGCCAGGGCGACAGCGGCAACTGGCCGTGGCGCACCTACCGGCCCATCGACGCCGACCAGTTCACCGGCCACTCGCCGACAGGAGCAGTCCTGTGAACATCCAGAACATCCCCGAGTTCATCCGTCTCGGACAGGCCAGCGCGGTCGCCGTCGAGCAGCAGGCCGTCCGTGCTGAGCACACGCCCGGCAGCGGTCTCGCCGACGGCATCCGCATCGAAGCGCTGCCGTCCTGGTACGCCGGGGTCACGTTCCGCTCCAAGCTCGAAGCGGACTGGGCCGCCACCCTCGACACTCTCGGCATCACCTGGCAGTACGAGCCCGAGACCGTCCGGCTGCCGTCCGGCGCGCTGTACGTCCCGGACTTCCGGCTGCCCGAGATCCGCACCTGGATCGAGGTCAAAGGCACCGGCGTGCCCCGCATCGAGAAAGCCGTCGAGTTCGGGACCGTGTGCGCCGAACGCGGGGAACTGATGCTCATAGGCCACCCCGCCGAGCCCTACCAGCCGCGCTACGACCAGCTGCAGGGCGACACGTTCTGGTCCGACTTCAAAGTCGAACGCAACATCGCCCGGCGGCACCACGGCCACCCGGCGTGGACCGCCACCCCCGAACGCGCCTGCTGGCTCGTCCGCTGCCTCGACTGCGGACAAGCCGGCTGGATCGTCCACGCCGAGTGCCGCATCTGCGGCGGACCACTCCGCGGCACCCACGCCTACCGGTCCGCAGACACCGAGCTCATGTTCATGAACTCCGCAGCATGGCCGCAGCCAGACGCCGCAGACAGCCACGCAACCCGGAGCGCGTCGTGAAGCGCCCCACCCCAGCCTTCGCCCCCGCCGACCGTGACGAACTCGCCGAACTCCTCCGCCAAGCCGCCACCCACCTCGACCCCGCCCACCGCAACCGGCTCCTCGCCCTCCACCACCGCGACCAAGCCGGGCGCGAACAAGACCGGCGCACCGCAGGAGGCGCCCAGCACCAGCTGCAGCAGGCCCGCGCCCAGCTCCGAACCGCGAAGGACGAACTCGCCGAGTTGCGCCGGCCGTGCGGCAACGCCGGGCCTGATGCCGCACGTGCCGTCGTCACCGCCGTGTTGGAGACCCGACGCAACGCGCCCGCCGACGTGCAGGCCCGGCTGGTGTTCGAGGAGCTCGCGGCGCAGGGCTGGCATGTGGGTGCGGGCGGTTGCCGCCCTACGAATTCGGCCGCTGTTGCCCGGCCTGCGCTGTAAAGGCCCACAGGACCGTTCAGGGACCCGACGGCCCTCCGCTCCGTCTTCAGGCCGCTCGGCCGCTGACGGCTTTCCTTTGACGCGAGATGAGGCATTCATGACTGACACCGAGACTGCGGTTCCCTTGAACGCGATACGGCACGGCTTGTGCGGGCAGTGGTGGACCGGCCCGACGCGGTCGCACTGTTCCGGCTGCTGTCGACTCTTCAGCTGCGAGTCGGCGGCTGACCGGCACAGGGTGGGCCTGTTCGGCGTGAACCGACGCTGCGCCGATCCGGCAACGGTTGGTCTGGTTGCGAAGGCGAAGCCGTTCGGGACGTTGTGGTCGTGGCCGGCGCCGGTGGCCGGTGCGGATTCGCGGCGTGGGGCCGAGTCGTGACGGCCCCGACGTTGACGCATGGTCCGCTGCCCACACCGGAGCAGTTGATTGTGCTGGTGGAGCGGGCTGCGCGGGCGTTGCAGCCGGTGGAGGCGGCTTCGCTGCGCCGGGGTGTGGCGCACTTGTCGGAGCAGCTCGCAGTGGCGGGGGCCTCGGTGTGTAGCACGAGGGCGGAGCTGGAGCAGGCCCGGGCGCAGTTGGAGGCGGCGCTGCGGGAGTTGGGTTCGGTGGGTCCGTTGTCGGTGGCGTGCTCGTTCTGCGGCGCAGACGCCGGCCGGAAGTGCCGGGCGGTGCGGGGTGTTGAGCCGCCGCGGACGCCGCATACGGCCCGGTTGTATGCGGCTGCTCGGGCGCGGGGTGACCTGTGAGCGGCCGCCTGCTGCGGGTGCTGGTCACTGGCAGCCGTTCCTGGACCGATGCCGAGCTGCTCCACGCCGCGCTCTTGGAGTGCTGGTTCGACGCGATGCAACTGGGTGCGGACGGGATCACGGTGGTGCACGGCGGGGCGCCGGGCGCGGACACGCTGGCCGATCTGTGGGCGGTTGGGCATCAGGGGCTGGGCGTCGTCTCGGAGCCGCATCCGGCGGTGTGGGCGGAGTGCGCAGCGGACTGCCAGCCGGGGCATCGGCGCCGGCGTCGAGACGGGACCGAGTACTGCCCGACGGCTGGGCACAGGCGTAATCAGCTGATGGTGGACCTGGGCGCGGCGGTCTGCGTGGCTTTCCCGACGACCGGGTCGACGGGCACGTGGGATTGCGTCCGGCGTGCCGAGCGGGCGGGCATCGACGTGCGGCGGGTGAAGCCGTGAGCGGCATCAGCATCGAACTTTTTGGCGGACCAGCTGACGGCGAGCTGCTTGTCATTCCGGGTGATCCGTGGTCCCCGCCGTGGGAGTACCTCGTAGCGCTTGCTCCGGATTGGCGTGCTGTCGTGACGGCGTCTGGAGACGAGTTCGTTTCGTCGCGCGTCGGGGTGTATCGGCGCGCGGGTGTTGGTGCTGTTGGCGGCCCGATGTGGGCGTACGTGTGGGCTGGTGAGCGACCGTGAGCGGACAGCACAAAGCGCCGCTCGGCTCTGGCCGGCGGCTTCGGGCGGGGCACGGGTCAGGCGTCGGGCGTCGCGTGTTCGGCTGCGCGCTTGCGGGCGGTTTCGGTTCGCTTGGCGTAGGCGGGGTCGGGGCCGATGCCTTCGTCGCGGACGAGTTTGCGCACGTGGGCGGGGGTCCAGGGGGAGGCGTCGGCGATGTCTCCGCGCTTGACGGTGGGGTCGCGGTAGGCGTCGAAGATGGCTTGCTCGACGGCTTTGCGGGCCTTGTCGAGCTGCTTGGAGGCGGTCTCGATCGCTGTGATTCGGGGGTGCTTGGTCTTGTCGGTCATGGCTCAAGGGTAGCGATGGGGTCAAGCGCTGAGAAGCATCGCTCAAGAGAGAAGAAAATCAGCGCTGAATACTTGCGATCAAGGAAGGCGCCACCCTAATCTAGAGACATCAAGAAGCGCTGAAAACAAGCGCTCAGTCTCCGGAGGGGCCCACCATGAACGCCAGCTCTCGCAAGGCCGCCCGCCTCCTCCGCGACCGCCGCCGCGCCAACGCCAAGCGCACCATCGCCACCCGAGTTCGCAAGCTCACCACCGACATCAAGACCGTCAACGGCGTCACCAACGCCCTCCGCACCGTCGCCAAGAAGCTCCGCACCGCTGGCCAGCTCGGCAAGGTGCAGGTCCGCATCGCATGGGTCGCCGAGCGCGAGTGCACCGGCCCCGTCTACCGATACACGGCCGCGCAGATCGCCCGCATCGCCGCCTCGTACAAGCCCCGCAAGCCGGAGTACAAGGCCATCGCCGCCGCCCTCACGCTCGCCGCCTGATCCGACCGCCACCCCGTCCGCGCACCACCTGCCGAAGGAGCCCGCCATGGATACCAATCACCTCACCAGCGAGGTCGCCAGCCTGCAGATCCTCCACGGTCAGGCTCTCTACGATGCCGGCCTCGCCAACGACCGGGGCGACGCCATGGCGGCCGATGGGCACTGCCAGCGCGCGGGCAAGCTCGCCGCCGACACCGAGGCTGCCCGCGCCCCCCGCGTCGCCTGACCGCCGCATCGCCCACCGACCACCGAAGGAGACCGCGATGACGACCGAAGCCTCCGAGCGCTGGGAGCCCGCCTCCTTCGCCGAGTTCAAGCCCGGTGACCGCATCCAGTTCTGGACCAATGACAACGGTTACGGCGGCGTCGGCGAGATCTGGCGCACCGGCACCGTCAGCAAGGTGACCGCGAGGACCATCACCGTCGACTGTGACGGCAACAGGCTCGGCCCCCGGGCCGTGATCCGCCTCGCCGAGTGGGCGCGCCGCTGCCCCTTCAAGCCCGGCCCCGCCGCGTGAACGCCCCCGTCGACTCTGCCGCCTGCGAGTTCTGCGGCTGGGAGTTCGAGCCGCAGGAACTCCAGCCCGGACCGTCCGGAGACAAGACCTGCACGGACTGCCTCGCCTCGTGGGAGGGCCTGACCGACGTGACCGGCGGGTTCACCTTCGCCTACGCCGCCTAACCGCCCACGTCAATCCGAAGGAGACCGCCGTGACCCCCGACGACATCCCGACCGCCGTCACCGAACTCACCCACACCGCGCCGCCCATCGACAAGAACCACAACGGGGCACCGCTCCACCTGTCGCAGGGCCGGACTGTCGCGCTCCTCGCGCACTTCTGGCCCGCGATCGAGGCCCACATCCGCGAGCAGGTGGCGCAGGAGATCGAGGCTGCGATGGCCCGGAACCTTGCCGAGTACCCGGACATCCCGGCGATGCGCGCTCGGCGTCTCGGCCTGCACCACGCCGCCCGTATCGCCCGCGCGGACTCGGACCTTCCCGCCTGACCGCCCCGTGTTCCCGCCAGCCACCCAACCCAACACCCAGGAGACCACCGTGACCAACCCGCCCGAGGCGAACGACTCCGTGGAGTTCATGGCCAACGTCGTACGCGAGGCACTGACCTGCGATCGCCCGCAGTGCGCGCCGAATGATCACGCGAAGTTCGTGAGCGAGAACTTCCGCATCGCACAGAACGAGATCAAGGCGAGCAAGTGACGGGCACCCCAGAGCGCGGCACCTGCGCCAGCTGCGGCCAGGAACGCCAACTCGTCGCAGGCGGCCTCGTCAGGAGCCACCTGCTGAAGACCCAGCTCTGCCCCGGATCTCGCCAACCGCCCGTCGGAGGCATTCCCGAGCGAGCCCAGCTGACCGCTGGTACCTCACCCCGCCTGCCCGATGCGCCAGTGGAGGAGACCTACGGCCGGTCCTGCGACGGCGGCGGCTGCGACGCCGAGTCCATCGGATGGCGCTGGTACCGCGACGTCAAGGAGTGGCTGCCGGTGTGCGGTCTCCACATGGACGGCCCACCTGCCCGCACCCGGGTGTACGACCAGGGCCGAGGCCAGTCGTCGTGACGGCGGACACCACGCACATCTGACCGTCCTTGGCCGGGGTTTGCGCCCCGGCCACCAACCAGCCCCCAAGAAGCTTGCCGTGATCGCCTGCCCGAACCCCGACTGCACCAGCCCCGAGCTGGCGGATTTCGAGGTCGAGACCCTGTGCGGCCTGACCGGGCCCCGCATGTACGTCGACTGCCCGGACGGCCACCGCTTCGAGGTCGAGGTGTTCGTGCAGGCGCCCGCCGCCCACCGCCCCGACGAGCACTGAGGACACCACCATGGACCCCCTCGCCGACCTGACCGACGCCGAACTCGACGACCGCGAACGGCGCCTGCTCGCCGACGCCGAGGACGCCCGCACCGCCTACCAGCGGGCCAACGCCAACATGCAGCGCAGCGGCAACGAACTCCGCGAGATCCGCTACGCCCGCAAGGCCCGAGCCACCAAGGAGTCCTGACCATGGCCGCCCGTTTCACTGCCCGCTTCGACAGCGACTGCAACAGCTGCGGCGACCGCATCACCGAAGGCGACGAAGCCGGATACGTCGACGACGAGGTGTGCTGCGAACTCTGCTGCGACTACTCCGAGGAGTCCTGACCATGACCACCACCGCCCGTGACCGTCTGCTGGCCGAGCTGCGCGCCGGCGAGGACCCGACCGCCGAGGAGTACCCCGACGCGGCGGCCCGCCTGGAGGGCCTGGTCGACGCCGCGATCGCCGAAGGCATCGCGAGCACCCGCGCTGCCGCTTTCAATGAGGCCATCGGCCGGTTCAACCGCCTCGTCACCCTGGCCCCGGACTCGAAGCGCGCGCCCGGGATCAACTTCGCCATCGGTGCCCTGCTGGCCATGCGTGACCACCCGCTGGCGGCTGCCTCGTGTCCCTGCCGCGCCGAGACCGTCCACCAGCACGGCTGCCAGAACTGACCACCCGACACCGAAGGGGCGCCTGATGGCCAAGCTCACCCGCAAGTTCACCATCGCCGAACTCGAAGAGATCGGCGTGCCGTTCGAGCTCGACGACGACCAGGAGGTCAGCGATCGGCAGGTTGAATCCCGCCGCTGGGTCGCTCTCCACGAGCTGCTGTTCCGCCACGACGGCCAGGTGTGGGCTGTCCGCTATGAGGTCGGTTTGACGGAGGAGCAGGAGTGCGAGCCGTTCGGCACCTCAGACCCGGAGGCGGTCGTCACGGCGACCGCGATGGAGGAGCGCCAGGTCACGGTCACAAAGTGGCTGCCCATCAACACCGAGGAGTCCTGATGAACCCGATCGACATCCGCGACCTCGCCCTGAACCTCAGCGACACCATCGCAGGGCTCGACAGTCACCGCACACGAGGCCCGCTGCTCGTCACCCGCGACGGCCAGCCCGAGGCCGTCATCATCCGCCACCAGGCGTACGCGCCCCGCCTGCACGACTTCTCGGTCGGCCAAGGCGGCATCCGCTGCCACCACTGCAGCCCGTCCGAGCACATCATCTGCGACACCAGCAGCCTCAGCATCGCCGTCGAGGCCGCCAACCGGCACTGGCGCGAGCAGCACCAGACGCGCCGCGCCCTGGCGACCGACCCGACGAAGGAGTCCTGATGGCCCGCAAGTCGAAGCCGTGGGCGGTGATCGCCACCACCCCAGCTGGCGCCACGACCCGCACCGAGCACACCAGTGAGGCGCGGGCATACGAGGTGGTCCGGAACCTGCGCGATGCGATCAACACCGGCGTGTTCTCCGCGACCGCGATCCGCGTCGAGCAGTGGGAACGCGACTGCGACCGCTGGGTCTGGTTCGACCAGCCCTACCCCGAGGAGTCCCAGTGAGCTCCAGGCGCCCCCGCTACCGGATCCGGCAGGGCGCCCTGTTCTGGTACCTGATCCTCACGGCACTTACCGTCGAGGTGGCCGCGGCGCTCATCACCCACGCGGTCACCACCTCCCGTGGCGCCTTCGGCCTCGTCATCTTCATCCCCACGTTCGCCATGCTCGGCACCATCACCCTCTGGGCCGGCGAACGCTGGCTGCCCAAGAAGCAGTCCCGCCGTACCTGATGCGCCGTGATGCGCGCAGGTCGGAGGCCGTCCGTCACTTCGTGATGGGCGGCCTTTCTGGCAGTTCAGCGCCCGGTCGGCGCAGGTACCAGGCGATCAGCGCGCGCAGCACCTGCGCCCGGTTGCCAGCGCGCTCACCTAGGTCAGCCCAGTCCGCATCGGGGACGCGGACGACCCGGTTCGTGGTGTGGGTGTCCTTCGCTCGGCTGACCATTCGCCCAGGTTAAAGGCTGCATATGCATACGTCGAGCATGCCGATTGCCGTGCATATGCACAGCTGCTACCTTGTGCATATGCACACCTCTGACGAGGGGTCACCCCAGGCCACCGCGCCCACCGAACCCCCCCACCAAAAAGGTCATCGGCGGCATCACCCTCTACGGCCCCCAGATCGCCAAACTCACCGCCGCCACCACCGGAGGAACCAGCCGCTCCGCCATCCTCCGACACCTCATCGACACCCACCTCTGACCGGAAACGGCAGAGCCGGGCACGCGACTCCACCGCGACCCGGCCCCTTCCGCAACCACAGGAGACACGCCTCCCATGGCCAGCACAAACCCTACCCACGAACCCCCCGACAACAGCAGCCACCGCAACATCAACGCCCTCCGCGAGTTCATCGCAGCCGCCAGCCGCCACGCAGTCGTCGGCGGCATCCGTCTCGCAGCAGCCTGCATGGCCGGCTGGAGTCTCTACACCGTCGCCCGCCACTACGACGTCCCCCGTGGACTCGCTCTCGCCGCCGGACTCGTCTTCGACGGCGTCGCCTATCTCTGCCTTCGCTCCGCATCCGACGCGATCCGCGCCGGCCGAACCGCAGCGCCCAGCATCCTCGCCACTCTCGGCATGGCCAGCGTCTCCGTCTACCTCAACCTCGTCCACGCCGACATCACCCACGGCGGCCACCCCGCCGAGGTGCTGTACGCCTCACCGGCCCTCGGGTTGCTCGTTGTCTCGGCGCTCTCATGGAACGCCGATCGGGCCAACGCTCGCGCTGCCCGCGGCGAGTCCGCGTTCCGCCTGCCGAGCTTCGGCTTCTGGGGGTGGCTCCTCGCCCACAACGAAGCCGCTGGAGCGCTTCAGGCGAGGGCCGTTGCGCACGTGACCAGCGGCGCATCACCCGCGCATCAGCCCGCATCACGGCCCCGCACCGCCCACGCCGTCCTCGCCGAGAAGTTCGCCGCGATGGACCCAGCCCAGGTGATCACCGTTGCCGCTGAGTCTCACCCGCACCTCAACCATGCGGAGCTCGCTGAGCTGCTCGGCTCGTACGGCACCACCGTGTCAGCCCTCGACGTGGCGCTCGCCCTCGAACTCGCCGCGACGCCGACGGTCACCCTCGACCGGGTACGGCCCGAGACGCCACCGATCACACCGAGGGACAGCCGCCCCGCACTCGACGCCCTGATGCGCGGTGATGCGCCCCAGCTCAGCGGCCTGTCGAAGGCCGATGCGATCACCACCATGGCCCGGCACCTCGGCGGCCTCGACACCGCCGCATCGGTCGTTGCCCAAGCCCTCGCCAAGGCAGGCCGGCCCGCCGACACCGCATACATCCGCACCGCCCTCTCCCGCGCCCGCACCGCCGAGCAGGCAGAGGCCGCCGCACAGCAGGCCGCGCATGAGCGGCGCCACGGGAACGGCGGGTACGCGTGATGTTCGGACGCAAGGACAAGCCGGAGCAGTCCGGTCAGCAGTGCCGGGCAGCCGCCAACCGGCGGGCCGACCGTGCCGGCCACCGCCAGATCGAAGGCAACCGCGCAGGACGCACCACCTGGGTCGTCGAACCCGCGCCCAAGAAGTGGTGGCGGTCATGATGCGCCGCCGAACCCGCCACCCGAAGGGGGAGCACGATGCACAGTCTGATCTGGTGGGCCCTGGCCGTAGGGGAGCCGACCGCAGCCGCCGCCGCGTACACCGCCCTCCGGTGGATGCGCCGGAGCCGGAGGTGACCGAGGAGCCGGACGAGAAGGAGGGCGAGCCGGAGCAGGACGACGACCCGTCGCACGTCCTCCCCGCCGCGGTCCTCGAGCGGATCGCCGCCATCATCGCCGAGACCCCGGAGGAGAGGGCCACCCGCCGGAAGACCGAGCGCGAGGCGGCGTTCATCGCCGCAGGCGAGACCCAGAACGAGCGTGAGGCGCGGCACCGGGTCGAGCGGAAGGCGGCCGAGCGGGCCGCCACCGCCCTGTGGCGCCAGCACTACGGCGAGCGCGTCAAGCGATTCCGGCAGTGGGTGCTGCTGACCGCCGTGTCCACCGGCATCGGCTGGGAGGTCGGGGCGCCCCAGGCGCTCGCGCACCTGCCGCAACCGGTCCAGGTGGGAGCCGTAGTTGCCGCCTGGTGGGTCGACTGGTGGCTCCGCAGCAAGGGGAAGGTGCGGGTCTCCGAGGCCCGCCAGTGGGCGCTCGTGGGCGTGATCCTCACCCGGGTTCCCTTCGCCTCCGCGCTGGTCGCCATGTGCGGCCTCGTCCCCACCATCGCCGTCCTGTACGGCCACGTCCCCACTGCCCGTTAGGAGGCCGTCATGTTCGGAGCAATCGGATCGGGCGGTGCCATCCTCCTGATCATCGTCGCTCTGTTCGTCCACAAGAAGGGCGGCGGAAGGCTCAAGCCCGTCAAGGACCACCACGTCATCTACTGGGGTGCCGCGCTCGGCCTGCTCTCTGCCGGGGGCGGCCAGGCGCTGGCCCAGCTCAGCACCGTAGCCACAACGATCAACCAGACGGTCAGCCAGCAGTCCGGCGCCGTAGGCCCGATCGGCGCCGGCGCGGTTGCCGTGACCCTGATCCTGATCGGATTCGGCACCAAGCCGACCATGACCAAGGACCTGATCGTGGGGGTCGCGCTGCCTGGCGCGCTCTCGGCCGCCGGGGGCATTCTCGCGGTGCCCGTGACCATCATGGCGTCCCTGCTGCACGGGTTCGGTGCCTGATGCGCGGCTACCTGAAGGGCGTCAACCTGGCGACGTTCGCCGCCGGGCACCGCCGGATCGCCGCCGCCATCAAGGCCCGCAACACCGAGCCGGAGCCCGAGCCGTGTGAGCACCCGGAGCACAAAAAGCCCAGCCACGCCGAACACTGCGCGAGCCACCCGGCGGCGAAGGCCGAGCAGGGTGACGTGAAGCGCCCGTTCGTGATGTGGGCCTGGCGCGCCGGGGGGACAGCCGGGGTGCTGTGGCTGTTCTGGCCGCTGGTCGGCGCGTGGCTGCCCACGGCGGTCACCGTAAGCGTGCTGCTGTGGGTGCTGGCCGCGCTGGTCGCCGGCCAAGGCCACGTGCCGGCCGCCGCGTCCGGAGAGGCGGAGAAGGGAGCTGCGCCCGGGCAGGCGGCTGCCGACGATGACGGGGAGTGGATCGACGAGGAGCCGCCCCTGCAGGTGCTGCTGGCCCTCATCCGGCACGTGGCCAACACCTCCGATCAGGGCACCGCCGCGCACCTCGACGACGTGCTCACGGAGGGCCAGCGGAGGGGCCTCTTCGGGGGCTGGGAGAAGGCCGACCTGAAGGCCTATCTGACGGACGATCTGAGCCTGCCCGTGGAGGAGCTGAAGCTCCACTTCCGGCGCCGTCAGCGGGTGCGGCTGGGGGTGCGGCTGAAGGCCCTCCCGGAGGTTGATCCGGCACCTGTCCCGGCGGTGCTGCAGAAGGCCGTCTGACCGCTCCCCTGGGGTCGCTCGCGGCCCCTCCCCGGGGCTGGGGAGTCGCGGTAGGACTCGCAGGTCAGCACGCTCCTACCGCCCCGCCTACCGGGCCCCTACCGCGACTCCTACCGGAGCGCCTACCGCCAGCTTCACCCGCCCCAGGGACTGCCCGGGGCGGCTTCCCTGCGAGAGGATGAGCCCATGGCCGACAAGCCCCACCCGCCCGGTGACACCTGGTCGATCCACTGGATCGGCACGTACCGATACCCCGTGCACTGCCGCGCGGTGGCCGACGACTTGGACCTCGGCGAGTGGGAGTGCCGGGCCTGCGACGCCGTCGTGCACGTCCGGGACATCCCCGGCTGGCGCGACAGCACGACGAGAGGATGAGGACTATGGCACTTGTCGACGACATCGAGTTCTACGGCTACGCGGTTGCCTCGGGCGAGATGGACCGCGCGACGGCCAGTCGCCTCCTGGCGGAGCCAGCCACAGGTGGCCTGACAGCTGCCGGTGCCGATCTTCTGATCGACGAGTGGCAGACCGCGCGCCATCTGTTTGTGCAGGAGGGCGACCGTGCCGCTGAGGCACTGAAGCGAATCGGGACGGGGATCAGCGAGTGACCGGCACGCTAGTTGCCGCGAGAGGATGAGGACATGAGCCAGCAGCCCGCCATCGGTCGGCCAGCCCTCGGCCACGGCAGCGTCGTTCTTCACGCTGCCATCGAGATCAACGGCCGGAAGCTCCAGTCCACCATGACGGCTCCCCTCCACCACTGGGGCGAGGCCGGGCCCGAGTACCAGGAGCACATGAAGGCCGCGGTCCTTCGGCAGTTGGCGGAGGAGATCGTCAAGGAGCTTGCCCCCGAGGTCACGGTGACGATGCCACCCCCGACCCTGCATGAAGCGCTCACCGAGGCCCTGCGGCCCTTCGACTACCCGCAGGCGTACTGATGACCGACGACCTGATCGTGTGCCTGGAGGCGCGCGGCAACTGGCTGGCGCCCGACAAGGCTGAGCCGCCGATCGATGGCCGCCGGTCGGACGCCGAGATCGATGCCCTGAAGCGCGGCATCCTCGCGCTCGCCGGGACCGTAGAGGAGAACGAATCGGATGACTGAGCAACCCAGTGAGTCCGAGCTGCGTTGGGCAGGGCCGAGCCTGCAGTTCGCCGCGATCGGTGCGGCGATGCAGACCGTGATCGAAGGCGCCGAGCGCGTGAGCCGATACTTCGTGACGGCCGGTGCTCTCGGCGTCAGCCAGGAGCGCGCGCAGGAGATCCTGCAAGAGGCCCAGGGCTTGGCGGCAGGCAGCACGCCTACCAAGGACGAGCTGGATCGCGCTCGGCAGCTGCTCTACCCGGAAGGGGCAGGCGAGTGACCGCCGACCTGGTGGCGTTCCTGCGGGCACGCCTCGACGAGGACGAGCAGGTTGCACGGTCAGTCCCGTCAGGGCCTTGGCGGTGGACGCCCGAGGCGAACGAGTGGGACCAGAACGGGCCGATGCTCGTCTCTGAGGAGGCTGGTGTGCTGGCAGCCTGAGGCCATGATGCCTGGGGCCTCACGATCGCCGATGGGGTCCAGGAGTACATCCTGCGCCATGATCCGGCGCGGGTGCTGGCCGAGGTCGACGCCAAGCGGCGCATCCTCGACGAGTGCGGATGGGCCGTCAAGAACGGTGGCGGCAGCGCCTTCGTGCTACCCGTCCTCCGCCTGCTCGCCCTGCCGTACGCCGATCACCCCGACTACCGGCCCGACTGGGCCCCGGAGGCATGACCATGACGACACCGCAGAAGCTCCCCGGAGTCACCGTCATGGCCAACGGCGAGATCCGGCTGAGCGCCGACCTCTTCCCCGAGGAAGCCCGACACGGCGCCCTCTCGCGCGGCCTCACCGTCGCGGAGGCCGCGCTTCTCGCAGCCGAACTGATTGGTGCTGCCGAGGTCGTCGAGCCGACAACCGGCTGACGCCTGGCTACGATCCGGCCACAACCGCCCCGCCCCGCGTGCTCCTGCGGCAGGATGCCCTCGCCGCAACCCCAACCCGCAGGAGCCACCGTGGAACCCTGGCACATCATCCTCGCCGTCCTCGTCATCATCGCGCTGATCGTCGTCGGCCTGGTCAAGCTCATCCGCCGACGCTGACTGTCCCGCCCGGCTGCCACTGTTCGGACGGGCCCGGCGCCCGCACCGACTCCCCTCGGGCGGCGCCGGCCCGGTGTGGGGATGCACAGCAGGCACCTAGAGGGGTCCGGGCGCCCGCAACGTCAGCCCCCGGTCCCGCTCCGGCCGGGGGCTGACCCATGCCCTCCCTACCCTGACCGGCAGGGAAAGGGGAGACCATGAGCGTGGAAGACCAGGCACGGGACGGCGACGGCAAGTTCATCCGCACCGTGGAGACCGCCGAGCGCGACGCCAAGGCAGCCCGCATGCGCTCGCGAGGCATGAGCTACCGGGACATCGCCAGAGCGCTCGAAATCGACGTCAAGACGGCGCACACCGCCGTCAAGCACGCCATGCAGGACGTGGTGCGCGAAGCCGCGGAGGACGCCGTGCAGTTCGAACTCGACCGCCTCGACGAGATGCACCGGGCCGCGCTGAAGGTGCTGGAGCGGCACCACATCGTCGTATCGAACGGGCAGGTGGTCCGCCTCGACGGCGAAGCGCTCCAAGACGACGGGCCCGTACTCTCGGCGATCGACCGCATCGTCCGCATCTCCGAGTCCCGCCGCAAGCTCCTCGGGCTGGACCAGCCGGCCAAGACGCAGGTGAGCGGCGGCGTGACGTACGAGGTCGTCGGCATCAACCCGGAGGACCTGCGGTAGCCGCATCCTCTGCTGTCACGGCTCCCCGCGACGGTGGGCACGAAAGCGCCCAAGGAGCGGGGAGCGAACCGTGGTTATCGCATGCTGGATCTTGATCTCGTGGCACCTGCTGAGCATCGTGCTCGTGCCGTCGTCCGTCGGAAAGGCCCGGCGGCCGATGACCAGCGGTCAGGCCGCCATGGTCACGACCATCAACCTGGCCGTCATCGCCGTGCTGATCCTCATCGCCGGCGGGAGGCTGCGGTGAGCGACAAGGTGATCCGCATCGAAGCCGGAGAGCTCCGCCACGTTGAGGTCCGCCCCGGCGACCTGTTCGTCCTGAGGACTGAGCACCGGCTCTCGCTCGACGAACTCGACGCGATACGAGAGCAGTGGGCCAAGGCTGTTGGCACGCACGTGCCCCTCGTGGTCATCGAGGACGCCGACCTGACGGTATTCCGATCTGTGGAAGCTGACCGCCGTGACCACGGCCACAGTCGTCCGGTATGAGCCGCGCGGCGCCGCTGCCGAGCTGTTCCGCGCCCGCGACCCCGAACTGTGCATCGTCGGCGCGGCAGGCACCGGCAAGTCCCTCGCCTGCCTGTACCGCATGCACCTCGTAGCCCTGTCGAACCCGGACTTCAGAGGCCTGATCGTCCGTAAGACGGCCGTCAGCCTGACCTCCACCACCCTCGTGACGTTCAAGAAGAAGGTCGTGAAGGAGGCCGTCGCCACCGGCCTGTGCCGGTGGTACGGCGGCAGCCAGCAGGACGCGGCCGGCTACTACTACGACAACGGCGCCGTCATCAACGTCGGCGGGATGGACAAGCCCGAGAAGATCATGAGCTCGGAGTACGACCTCGTGTTCGCCGACGAGGCCACCGAACTCACCGTCGACGACTGGGAAGCCATCGGCACCCGCCTCCGCAACGGCGGCCTCTCCTGGCAGCAGCAGATCGCCGCAGCCAACCCCGGCCACCCCACCCACTGGATGAAGCAGCGCGCCGACGCAGGCAAGATGCGCATGCTCACCAGCATCCACCGCGACAACCCCAGGTTCGTCAACGCCGACGGCAGCCTCACCCACGAAGGCATCGCCTACATGGCCAAGCTCGACGCCCTCACCGGAGTCCGCAGGCTGCGGCTCCGTGACGGCCAGTGGGCCGCCGCCGAAGGCCTCATCTACGAGCACTGGAACGCCGCCACCCACCTCGTCCCGAAAGCCGTCGTCCGGCCCGAGTGGCCACGGCGCCTGGTCGTCGACTTCGGCTTCACCAACCCGTTCTGCGCCCAATGGTGGTCAGAAGACCCCGACGGGCGCCTCCACCTCTACAAGGAGATCTACAAGACCAAGACCCTTGTCGAAGACCACGCCCGCGACATGCTCCTCCAGATGACCAAGCTGGTCAGGCCAGCTCCCAAACGCACCGTCCTCACCGCCAAGGACATCCGCGAGGACATCCAGGCGGGCATCCGCCAGTGGACCGAAGACAAGCCCCGCCTCGTCATCTGCGACCACGACGCCGAAGACCGCGCCACCCTGGAGCGCCACCTCGGCATGGGCACCATCGCCGCCCACAAGTCCGTCAAGGACGGCCTCGAAGCCGCGCAGGCCCGCTTCAAGGAAGCTGGCGACGGAAAGCCCCGCATCTTCCTGTGCGAGGACGCCCTCGTCGACAAGGACCCGGAGCTCGTAGAGGCCAAGCTGCCCACCTGCACAGCCGAGGAGATCGTCGGGTACGTGTGGGAGCCTCCAGGCCCCGGCAAACCGCCGAAAGAAGCCCCCGTCAAGAAGGACGACCACGGCATGGACGCGATGCGGTACGCCGTCGCCGAGGCAGACCTACGCTCCCGACCCCGCGTGAGGTGGATGTGATGCCCTACCAGCAGATCGCCGCCCTACTCCGCCCCCTACTGCCCGTCGTGCTGGTCATCGCCGGGCTCGGGCTCGTCTCCTACGGGCTGTGGCTCGCCTGGCCGCCGCTCGGCTGGGTCGCCGCCGGCGCGTCCTGCCTGTGCGCTGAGATGGCCATCTCGGACCGGCCGCGTCGCTAGGAGGCCCACCTGTGGCGTCGTTCATCCGCTCTCTGCTGAACCGGACGCCGGTCGCGTATGCCCCGTCGCGTGTCGGCCGCGGCATGTCGTCGATGTGGGGCTCGCCGTCTGGGATGACCGCGCAGATGCGGGCCATGGGTAGCGTCGGCACGCTGTTCTCGATCGTCAACCGCACGTCCACATCGACCGCCCAGGTGGAGTGGCACCTCTACCGGAAGGCCAAGAGCGGGCGGAAGGAGGACCGGGTTGAGGTCACCAGTCACGCCGCACTCGACCTGTGGAACCGCCCCAACCCGTTCATGCCGAGGCAGGAGTTCGTCGAGGTTGAGCAGCAGCACATCGACCTGACGGGTGAGGGCTGGTGGGTGATCGCCCGGGACCCGCGCTCGCCGATTCCGCTGGAGCTGTGGCCGGTCCGCCCAGACCGGATGATGCCGATCCCGTCACCGACGGACTACCTAGTCGGCTACGTGTACACGGGCCCGGACGGCGAGCAGGTGCCGCTGGGCCTGGACGAGGTCATCCAGATCCGCATGCCCAACCCGCTCGACACGTACCGGGGCATGGGCCCGGTGCAGGCGATCCTCACCGATCTTGACGCGAGCCGGTACAGCGCCGAGTGGAACCGGAACTTCTTCCTCAACTCGGCCGAGCCGGGCGGAATCATCGCCGTCGACCGGCGCCTCGACGACGACGAGTTCGACGAGATGCGGATGCGCTGGGCCGAGCAGCACCGCGGTGTGGCCGCAGCCCACCGCGTGGCGATCATGGAGCAGGGCGCGACCTGGGTCGATAGGAAATTCACGCAGAGAGACATGCAGTTCGCCGAACTCCGGTCCGTCTCCCGGGACGTGATCCGGGAGGCCTTCACGATGCCCGCCTTCGCACTGGGCGAAGTAGCCGACGTCAACCGGGCCACCGCCGACGCCAGCCGCGTCTGGTTCGCCGAGCAGCTGACCGAGCCGAGGTTGGAGCGCTTCAAGGCCGCTCTGAACTTCGAACTCCTGCCGATGTACGGGGCCACTGCCACCGACCTCGAGTTCGACTACGAGAGCCCCGTCCCCGAGGACGAGGAGGCCGAGAACGCTGCGCTGACCACCCGCTCCACCGCCGCTGCCGTCCTCGTTGAAGCGGGCTACGACCCGGCCGAGGTGCTCCACACCGTCGGCCTGCCGCCGATGACGCACGTCGCCCCCGCGCCCCCGCTCAGCGTGCCCGTCAACCGGCACGACCACCGGCCCCGCGCCAGCCGCCGTCTCCGCCTCCGGGACTCCGCCGACGCCGACCTGGAGGACGTCCGAGCCGACCATGAGCAAGCCCTCGCTAGCCTCACCGCCACCTGGGGCAGCATCGAGGCCGGATGGATCACCGACCTCGAGGGGCAGATCGAGACGGCCGTCGACGCCGTCGACACCGCGGCCCTTGCCGGCCTCACCGTGCCGACGGACACCGCCGCCGAGGCGCTCACCCGCGCGCTGCAGGTGATGGCCGATCAGGCCGCGCAGCGCATCGTCCAGCAGGCCGGGCGGCAGGGCATCCGCATCATGCCGCCGCAGTTCACCAACCGCGCACCACTGCGTGATGCGCTCGGTGCCGATCTGGCCGCCATCGCACAGGCCACTTCCGCGCTCCTCGCCTCTGGCCTGGCCGCATCAGCCGCCCGGGAGGCGATGCGCCTCGCCACACCCGCCGCATCAGGGCGCTCCGTCGCGGATGCCGTCGGCGCGTTCCTGCGCGGCCTCGCGGGCTGGGTTCGCCGCGACCAGCTCGGCGGTGCACTCCACCGCGCCCAGAACACCGGCCGCCTCGCGGCGATCGGCGCCGGGCCTGACGACGTGGTCATCACCGCGTGCGAGATCAACGACATCAACGAGTGCGAGCCCTGCGGTCAGATCGACGGAACCGAGTTCCCCAACCTCGCTGCAGCTGAGGCGGCGTACGGCACGGGCGGTTACATCGGGTGCGACGGCGGGATCCGCTGCCGAGGCACCGTGACCGCCGAATGGCCCTCCGGTGGTGGTGGCAGCTGAGGCGAGGAGGGCTGGATGCCAGGCAGGCTACGCACTGCTCGGCCCCGGGCACAGCTGAGGCAGGGCCGCACCGACTGGTACCGGCTGATCAACAGCATCGGCGGCAACGCCCCGGCGACGCTGCACATCTACGACGAGATCGGGTACTGGGGCATCACCGCGTCCGACCTCGTCGCGGAGCTCTCTGCCCTGGACGTCTCCGCGATCGACGTGCACATTAACTCGCCTGGCGGCGAGATCTTTGACGGCATCGCCATCATGAACGCCCTGCGTGCGCACCGGGCGACGGTCACCACGTACGTCGACTCCCTCGCCGCGAGCATCGCGTCCGTGATCGCGATGGCGGGCGACCGGGTCGTGATGGCGCCCAACAGCCAGCTCATGATCCACGACGGTAGTGGGCTGTGCATCGGCAACGCCGCCGAGATGCGCGAGATGGCCGACCTCCTCGACCGGCAGTCCGACAACATCGCCGACGTCTACGCCCAGCGCGCTGGCGGGACCGTCGCGGACTGGCGCGCTCTGATGACCGCCGAGACCTGGTACACGGCCGAAGAGGCTGTCGAGGCTGGGCTGGCTGATGAGGTTTCACCAACACGAAACCCGAGTAGCGGAAATTCGCCGGAAAACTCGTGGGATCTCTCGATCTTCCGGTACGCGTCGCGCGCCGAGGCGCCCGCCCCGGTGAACGTGGCCGCCACCGAGGCGACGGCCGAGACGCCGCCAGCCGCTGATCCTGCCGCAGACACCACCCCGGCGGCTGCCGAGCCTGCGCCCGCCGTCGAGCCCCCGGCCGCGCCGGAGGCCGACCCGTGGGCCGACGCCACCAGCCACCTGACTTCCGCGCCGTCACCCGACGACGCGTTCGCCACCCTGACGGAGGCACTCCTGTGACCACCACCACCGCCCTCCCGACGGGCACCCCCATCCCGGCCAACGCCGCCGAGCTCGCCGAGATGCTCGCCGACCCCGGCCGGCTCAAGGACGTCCTGGGCTCGAAGGAGGTCCTCGGGGCGTTCATCAACGCGTACGCCGACAAGCAGCAGGGCGACGGCACCGAGCTCAACCGCATCGTTGCGGAGGAGACCCAGCGTCAGCTCGCCAACATGCTCCGCGAGAACGGCCAGAAGGCCGACAAGGAGGCCATCCGCCGGCCGTCCTTCGACCCGCAGGCCAAGCGCTCCGGGTCGATGCTCACCTCTCACCGGCAGGGCACCGCCCACAACCCGCACGCGGCCGGCGCAATCCTCGACCAGCACTTCGAGGACCACATCGACTACGTGCGCACGATCTGGCACAAGACGCCCGAGGCCAGCGTCGCGGAGAAGCTCGGCGTGCTGCGGAACGCGGCGTCGAGCGTCTCGCCGTCCGACGGTGGCTTCCTGGTGCCGGAGAACCTCCGCAGCCAGCTGCTGCAGATCGCGCTGGAGGAGTCGGTGGTCCGGCCGCTGGCGACGGTCGTGCCGATGGACAGCGCCCGCGTGCCGTTCCCGATGATCGACTCGACGTCGAACCAGTCCAGCGTCTTCGGTGGGATGATCGCTTACTGGGGCGAGGAGGGCGCCAACCTCACCGACTCCAACCCGAAGTTCGGTCGGGCCGAGCTCGACGCCAAGAAGCTCACCGGCCTGTCGGCGGTCCCGAACGAGCTCCTTCAGGACTCCATCGTCAGCTTCTCGGCACTGATCGAGAACCTCTGGCCCAAGGCGCTCGCGTTCTCCGAGGACGCCGCGTTCATGTCCGGCTCCGGCGTGGGCGAGCCCCTCGGGTTCATGGGCGCGGCCAACTCCGCGATGATCGCCGTCGCGGCGGAGTCCGGTCAGCCCAGTGCCACCATCACCTACAAGAACATCGTCAGCATGTACGCCCGCATGCTGCCCTCCAGCCTCTCGAAGGCCGTGTGGATCTGCTCGCCGGACGCGCTGCCCGAGCTGTTCACCATGGCCCTCGCGGTGGGCGTCGGCGGTGGCCCCGTGTTCATCAACTCGGCCGTCGGCTCGGCCCCGATGACCATCTTCGGCCGCCCGCTCATCATCTCCGAGAAGGCCGGCGCGCTGGGCTCCCAGGGCGACATCTCCTTCGTGGACCTGTCGTACTACCTGGTCGGCGACCGGCAGACCATGACCGCCGACAGCTCCACCGACTTCAACTTCGGCTCCGACAAGACCACGTTCAGGATCATCCAGCGCGTCGACGGCCGCCCGTGGCTCAAGTCCGCGATCACCCCGAAGAACGGCGGCAGCACCTTGTCACCGTTCGTGGAGCTCGCGGCCCGCTAACCCCCCGACCGGCGCGGGCAATCAACCCCCCGCGCCGGGCACCACCCGGACCGGCAGCGCCGCCCCGGACCGGCACCCACCAGGAAGGCAACACCATGTCCCAGAAGGCCCTCGGGCGCCTCATCAACAGCACGCCTGCCGCCGACGGCAAGTGGATCAACCTGCAGGGTGCTGCAGGAGTGACGTTCATCTGCTACCTCGCCGGCGCGGCAGGCGACACCTACACGCTGCAGGAGGCCAAGGACTCCTCCGGCACCGGCGCCCAGAACCTGGTGAACATCACCGAGTACCACACCAGCACCGGCGACGGTTCCGACGCGTGGACCCGGCGCACGCAGGCCGCCGCCGCGACCGTCGTCACCGCCGCCGCCGCCACGCAGAACGCCATGGTGTGCGAGGTCGAGGGCACCAGCCTCTCGGACACCTACAAGTTCGTGAAGCTCACCTCCACCGGCGCCGGGACGGTCAACGCGGTCACCCGCGACCTGATGACCCAGCGCACCCCCGCCAACCTGCCCGCGATGGGGGTCTGACATGACCGTCGTCATCCCCACCAACCAGCTGCGGACGATCCTGCTCGGCAGCCGCGTACAGGCCACCGACTACGCGCTCGTCACCGAGACGCACACCCTGTTCAACGTGACCGGCGGCAAGGTGCTGATCACGTCGCTCATCGGCGTGGTGACCACCACGATGACCGTCGCCAACACCGTGAAGCTGCAGGCCAACCCGACCGTCGGCGCTACCGGCGACCTGTGCGCCGCAACCGACCTCGGCACCACCGACACCCCTGCCGGTGACCTGCTGAGCTTCCAGGGCCTCAAGACCGACTCGATCGTCTTCGGCGTAGGGGCGGTGCCGACACTCAAGCAGCCGATCGCCGTGGCCGTCGGCACGATCGAGCAGGTCACCACCGGCACCAGCCCGGACGGCAACATCACGTGGCTGCTCACGTACGCGCCGCTGGACGACGGTGCTGCGGTGACGGCGGCCTGACGGTGGCCCTGTGGCTGTGCACGGACTGCTCCGCCGCCTACGCGGTGGGGCAGCCCGCATGCCCCAACTGCGGCTCGACCGCCTACCTGGAGGACCACCCGATGCCGAAGATCAGCGTCCACGGCGGCGCCACCAACGCCACCGACGAACCCGAACCCGAGCCCGACACCACCCAGCTCGACGCCCCCGAGGAGGAGCCATCTCCTGGCAGCAGCTCCGAGACATCCTCCTCGAAGGGCAGCAGCTCGCCCAAGACGAGCGCCAGCGGGGCCCGATCGCGTGCCCGAACGACGGAGAGCCCCTCCTGACCGGCCCAGACGGCCAGCTCTACTGCCGCTGGGACGGCTGGCGCCCCGACGGCACCTACATCAGCAACCAGTAGAGGAGGGAGGCACGGTGACTGCCACCGGCTACGTCAGCACGACCGGCGACACCCGCAAGGTCAGCAAGTCGGGCGACACCATGACTGGCGAACTCACCCTGCCCGACTCCTCCCCGGACGCCCCCCTCAACGCGGCCAGCAAGGGCTACGTCGACGCGCAGACCGCCACCCGGGCCTCTGCGGCCATGCAGATCCTGGCCGGGACCGGGCTGACCGGTGGCGGCACCCTCGCGGCGGACCGGACCCTCGCCGTGGCGTACGGCAGTGGCGCCGGGACCGCCGCCCAGGGCAACGACTCGCGCCTGTCCGACGCCCGCACCCCCACCGCCCACGCCAGCAGCCACGCCAGCGGCGGAACCGACCCGATCACCCCGGGCTCGATCAACGCGGCTTCGCTCGCCACCTGGACCACCAAGGGCGACATCCTCGCCGCCACCGGGCCTTCCTCCCCGGCCCGGGTCGCGGTCGGCGCGGACGGCTACGTCCTCACCGCGGACTCCACCCAGACCGCCGGAGTGAAGTGGGCCGCCGCCACCGGGGGAAGCGGAGGAAGCGGCACCGCGACGGCCATCGCCACAACCGAGACCTACCTGACACCCGGCGACGTCGCGCTGCCCAACACCTCCGGCACCTGGCAGATCGTCAAGAGCGGCGGCACCGTGCCGCTCCAGGCACAGATCGCCGCGTCCATCGGCGACAAGGTGATCGTCACCGCAGCGTTCATGAGGAGCGCCAGCAACCAGTTCCTCGACCTCGCGCTCCTCGACAGCGCGGGCGTCCCCAACCTGTACGCCTCGTCCGGGACCACGACGCCCGCCACCGAGGGCCTGCCCTCCTACTACCCGCAGTCCGCGAGCTTCCCCGGCGTCACCGGGCAGTGGCAGTTCACCGTCGCGGCCGGCCACATCTCCGGCGGCGTGGTCACGATCGCCCTGGTCACCAAGGGCACTGGCACCGGCACCGTCTACGCCTCCTCGAACTACCCGATGAGCATCCTGCTGACGGCGATCAGCTCCTCGGGCACGTCGGCGATCTACCCGCCATCGTTCCGGCTGCCGCGGTTCTCGCAGCCAGCGGTGGCCCTCACGGACTTCCAGTCGGGCCACGGGTTCACCGCCTCCGGGGCCACGTTCACCGCGAACGACACCTCGGCGTACGTGCGCGGCACCCAGTGCGCGCAGATCGTCACCCCGGGGGACGGTGTCACCTACAACGTCACGGGGACGATCAGCACGGTGGACTCCACCGCCCGGCTGCTGCGGATCCTGGTGAGGGTCGAGGACATCACCCTGCTGCGGTCCTTGGACGTGCAGCTCGCCGTCGACAACACCTTCGCCAACGGGTGGACGTGGAACCCGCAGGGCACTACGGGCACGAGCACCTACCTGACCTCGGGCGACTGGGTGCTGATGAGCCTGGGCTTTGCGGACGCGACCGCGCTCGGCGCTGGGGCCCGTACGGGCCTAACGGCGTTGCGGTTCCGTGTTCGGGACACCGGCACGGCTGCGCTGACGGTGCGCCTCCAGGCGGCTGAGCTGGTCGCGGACGGCAGTGCGGTGTTCCCCAACGGCGTCGTGGTCCTGTCCGCCGACGACTGCTACCAGAGCTTCGTTGACCTGGGCAAAAGCCGCCTCGACCTCTACGGCTACCCGGTCACCGAGTACGTGATCGTGGACCGTGTCGGGCTCTCCGGCCGCATGACCCTCCAGGAGCTCCAGGATCTCCAGGCCACCAGCGGCTGGGAGCTGGCGTGCCATGCCTCCTCGGACACGGTGCACGGCCTGACGTACAGCGGCGTGACGGCGGCTCAGGTCGATGCGGACGCCCGCGCGATGAAGTCCTACGCCGTGGCCAACGGCTGGCGTGGTGCGGACCTGTTCGCCCTGCCGAAGGGGTCGACCGCCAAGACGACGGACGGCGCTTCGCTAATCCCGATCTTGCAGAAGTACTTCAACACCGTGGCCACCACGGTGAACAAGACCCGCGAGGTCTTCCCGCCCAGCGACCCGTTCCGAGTGCGCCGGATCAGCGCGATCAGCAGCTTCTCCGGCGGTTACGCGCCGACGAACATCACCAACAGCGGCGGCGACCTCGACAAGATCAAGGCAGCTGGCGGTGTGCTCTGCCTGAACTTCCACCAGATCGTGGCCAGCTCGCCTGCCGACTCCAGCCAGATCCTGCAGTCCGACTTCAACACCATCATCGACGGCATCGCCTCGCGCGGCATCCCCGTCCTCACCATGGGCGAGCTGATGCGCTACGCCCTCACGTCTGCGAGCAGCGGCGCCGCAGTGGACAACTCCAGCATCCCGAAGAAGCTCGGGGCGATCGGCGCCGCAGGCGGAAGTATCCTCGCCTCCGCGTCTGACCACGTCCACCCTCGGGCCCACTGGGCCCCCGAGGACCACAACCTGATCACCTGGACCCAGGACCCGGCGACCTGCGCGGCTGGCCAGATCATCCCGACTGCCGGGCAGGTGCAGTTCGCCCGGATCCACCTGTCCGAGGCGAAGACCATCACCAACATCCTGCTGTTCATCTCAGCAGCAGGTACCAGCTTGACCAGTGGCCAGTGCTTCGCCGCCCTATACAACGCCTCCAAGGCCCTGATCGCCGCCACCGCCGACCAAGCCACCAACTGGCAGTCCACCGGCACGAAGACCATGGCCCTCGCAGGCGGGGCTCAGGCTCTCGCGGCCGGCGACTACCTCGTGGCGTTCTACGCCAACGGGAGCACGCTGCCCACGATGCTCCGCGGCGTCAGCCAGTCCGTGGTCAACGCCGGGCTCAGCGCCAGCACTTCCCGCTACGGCACCGCCGACGGCGGCCTCACCACCGCCATGCCCTCCACCCTCGGCACCCTCTCAGGCGCATCCAACGCCTGGTGGGCGGCCCTCAGCTAGGGAGGCACCATGACCGACGTCATCGCAGGCCAGAGCGTCACTCTGCTCTCCCAGTGGTACGACTTCGAGGGCGGCTCCCTCACCGACCTGGATGCCACCCCGAGCATCACCATCGTCAACATTGGCACCGGCACCCCCGCGCTCGGCACCACCACCACGGGCGTCACCCACCCCGGCACGGGCTCCTACGGCTACACCTGGACCCCCGCCACCAGCCTGACGGCAGGCGAGTACCTCGCCACCTGGACAGGCACCAAGGCCAGCGCCCCCGTGACCGCGGCGGAGACCATCACCGTCACCGCGGCAGGCACCCAGCAGGCCGCCGTGAACACCGAGGGGGTCTGGTACTGCACCCGGGAGGACGTGAAGGGCGCCCTGGACATCAAGGAGACCGCCCGGTCCAACGCCGAGGTGGACCGTGCGATCGCGGCAGCCACGCGAACCGTCGAGGGGCTCCTCAACCGCACCTTCTATCCGCTGCTGGCGACCCGGTACTTCGACTGGCCCGACCAGTACGCCAGGAGCTGGCGGTTGTGGCTCGACGCGTCCGAGCTCATCGAGCTGTACTCGCTGACCGCCGGCGGCGTGGCGATCCCCAACGCCAACGTGAACTTGGAGCCGAACCGCACCGGGCCCCCGTACCGGCGTATCGAGCTGCGACTGGACACCAACAGCGCGTTCGGCGGCGGCCAGACACCTCAGCGGAACATCGCGGTTTGGGGCCTGTGGGGCTACCAGAACAACGAGCGCCCCGCCGGCCAGGTCGCCGCGGCGGCCACCGATACGGCCACCACCCTGGCAGTCTCGGACTCCGGGACCATCGGCGTGGGGCAGCTCCTGCGGATCGGCTCCGAGCGGCTGATCGTCACGGAGAAGGCCATGCGGGCCACGGGGCAGACGCTGTCCGCCGACCTGTCGACCGCCAAGAACTCGGAGACGATGCACGTGCCCGACGGCACGCAGCTCGTCGTCGGGGAAACGCTGCTGGTCGACGCCGAGCGGATGCTGGTCATCGACATCGCGGGGAACCAGGCGACCGTGAAGCGGGCATGGGACGGGTCGACGCTCGCGGCGCACACCACCGGGGCGCCCATCTACGCGCCACGGCTGTTGACGGTCACCCGGGGCGCGCTTGGGACGACAGCGGCGGCGATCGCCCAGGGTGCGCAGATCGTGGCGTGGCAGGTGCCCGGGCCGGTCCGGCAACTGGCAACGGCGGAGGCCATCGTGACGGAGCTGCGGGCATCCAGCGGCTACGCGGCGCAGACAGGTGTCGGCTCGCAGTCGCGGACGGTTGGCGGCGGCCAGGCGGTGCGCTCCGCGCCGGGCGTGGGGATCGCTGACCTTCGCGACCAGGTGTACGCATCGCATGGCCGCAAGGCGCGAACGAGGGCGGTCTGATGGAGATCACGGCCAGGGCGAGTGGGCCGCTGTTCGACGGCACCGCGAGCCCGCTTGTGCAGCGCTACACGCAGGAAGGCGGCGAGGAGGTCGCCCGCTGGGCTGACGCCGAGGTGCACCGGGTGCTGGGGCAGGTGCTTCGCAACCCGACGGGCTACTACGAGTCGCAGGTCAGGGTGGACCAGGTGTCGCCGGACAGCTTCGTCATCACCGATGGCGGCGTGGTCTACGGGCCATGGCTCGAGGGCATCTCCGAGCGCAACCAGACTACCCGCTTCAAGGGCTACGGCACGTTCCGCCGGGTCGCCAAGCGGGTGGAGGCCCGCGCTGACCGCACGTTCGCCGCGATCCTTGCATCCCTCGCCGGGAGGCTCTGATGCCCTTCGACGTGCAGGGCATTGTCGACGCTGTGCAGTCGCACGCCGCCGCGTCCGGATGGTTCGAGGCCGTGAACGGGCACGAGCCGAAGAACCGGCCGACAAGCCGGGGCGTCTCGGCGGCCGTCTGGGCGGACACGATCCAGCCTGTGCAGTCGTCGGGGCTCGCCTCGGCCTCCGCGCTGCTTGTCCTGAACGTGCGGCTGTACACGTCGATGCTGCAGGAGCCGCAGGATGCGATCGACCCGACCATGCTCAGCGCGGTCAGTGCCCTCATGGCGGCGTACGCGGGGGACTTCACCCTCGGCGGCCTGGTCCGTGAGGTCGACCTGTTCGGGGCGTCGGGTGTGATGTTGGCCGCGAAGGCGGGCTATCTGACGCAGGACCAGACGATGTTCCGGGTGTTCACGATCACGCTGCCGCTGATCATCAACGACGCGTGGGACGAGGGTGGTGGGTGATGACGAAGAGCTCGGGGCTCGGTGACAACCTCTACGTGGGCGGCTATGACCTGTCTGGGGACATCGGCGCCCTCTCCAAGATCCAGGGCGGCCCGAAGCCCATCGCGGTCACCGGCATCAACAAGAGCGCCTTCGAACGGATCGGCGGCATCCGCGACGGCTCCATGAGCTGGAGCGCGTTCTTCAACACCGCGCTCGGCGCCGCCCATCCTGTCCTCTCCGCGCTTCCCACCGCTGACGTCGTCGCCACCTACTGCCGCGGCACCACCCTCGGCAGCCCGTGCGCGAGCATCGTCGGCCGCCAGCTCAACTACGACGGCAACAGGACCAATGCCGGCGACTTCACGTTCGCTGTAGACGCCGAGGCGGACGGCTTCGGGCTGGAGTGGGGCGTGCTGCTGACTGCGGGTCTGCGGACGGACTCGGCGGCGACGAACGGCGCCTCGGTGGACTTCGGGGCGGCACTGAGCTTCGGGGCTCAGGCATACGTTCAGGTGTCTGCGTTCACGGGCACGGACGTCACCATCAAGATCCAGGACTCGGCGGACAACGTGAGCTTCGCCGACGTCTCCGGACTCGCCTTCACCGCCGTCACCGCCGCGCCGTTCACACAGCGGATCGCCACCGCCAACACCGCGACCATCCGTCGGTACGTCCGCGCCGTCACCACCACCAGCGGCGGTGTCACGGCCGTGACGTTTGCTGTGCACCTCACACGCAACGAGGTGGCAGGGGTGGTGTTCTGATGCAGCGGATCGAGCCGGCGCTGCCGCCCGACGCATACCAGACGTACCGGATCGTCTCCCCGCAGGCGACGCACTTCCGCCCGGCGACGTGCGCCGAGGCCGAGTGCGAGGCCCACCTGAACGGCTGGCAGTCGACGATCGACGAGACCACCGTGCTGGGACAGCAGCAGGCGCACTACATCCGCCGTCAGTCCGGCCGGGGCTTCACCGAGGAGCGCCTGCCCACCGGCCTAACGCGCTTCAGCTTCGAGGCTGGCCAGGAGTGCTTCGCGTCCAGCAGCCATCAGGTGCGGCTAGACCGGCCTGAGCTGTACCTGGTGCAGGGTGGCGACTGGCGCGCGCCGGGCGCGGTGCGGAAGCACGCCAACGCGGCTGACTGGGTGGACGACTTCGGCGAGAACCAACTCCGGCTCGCCGACCGTATCGAGAGGGGCTGACCCATGGCCAAGGCTTCTGGTCTCGGGTGGACGACCTGCAGCGTCGACGATGCAGGCGGCACACCCAAGACGATCAAGAACGACATCACGGACCTGCAGTTCGCGACGCCGCGCGCCGTCCAGGACATCACCGGGATTGACAAGTCGGCCATGGAGCGTCTGCTCCTGCTCGCCGACTTCAGCGTCACGCTCAAGGGTGTCTTCAACGCGGCCACGGGCCAGTCGCACGACGTCTTCAAGACGGTGCCGTCCACGAGCGTCGCCCGGACCACCACACTCACCGTCAACGGCGTCACGTTGGCGAACGAGGTGCTGTACACCGACTACCCGCTCTCCCGCTCCGCGTCCGGCGAGCTCACGTTCAGCGTCCCCGGCGTCCTCGCCGACGGCACCGTCCCCACCTGGGCCTGAGAGGAGCACCGCATGGGATTCAAGGTTCAGCGCAAGGTCTACAAGCTGGTCTTCAAGGACCCAGACTACGAGGGTCTCGAGGTGACCGCCCGAGAGCTCAGCTCCGGCCAGCTCTGGGAGTTCATCGCAGCTGAGAAGGCAGGCCATGCAGGCGGCGAGGGCGCCTTGGAAGGCCGGCAGCGGACGATGCAGATGCTCGCCGACGCGTTGGTGGCGTGGAACGCCGAGACGGAGGAGGGCGAGCCGATCCCTCCGAATCTGGACGGGCTGCTGTCTCAGGGGCCCGGCTTTGCCGCTCGCGTCATGGACGCGTGGACGGACGCGCTCGTGGGGATCTCCGCCCCTTTGCCCGTGACCTCCAGCGGTGGGCAGCCGTCGCTGGAGGCGTCGATTCCGATGGACGTCCCGTCGTCAAGCCTGGCGAGCTGATTCACGCCGAGACCGTCATCGGCTTGTGCGACCGCTGGCACAAGGTGCCGTCGGAGATTCTGGCTGAACCGGCCGAGATGTGGCGGCTGCTGAAGATCTGCGAGTTGGGGAGAAGGGACGACCAGGATGCCTAGCGTCGTCGAGATCCTGGTCACCGCGAAGAACTTGACGGCCCCGGCCTTCGCGGAGGCCAAGGGCAGCGCAACCGCCATGGAGTCCACCATGGCGAAGGTGAGCAAGACGGCCGCGCTGGCTGGCGTCGCGATGGTCGCCTTCTTGGGCGAGTCCGTGAAGATGGCCTCGAAGTTCGACTCCGAGATGACGCTGCTGCACACGCAGGCGGGCGTCAGCGCTGACAAGATGGATGGCCTGAAGAAGGGCGTCCTCAGCCTGGCAGGGAAGGTCGCCCAGGACCCCGACAGTCTCGCCGAGTCGCTGTTCCACGTCGAGTCGAACTTCGAGTCGATGGGCATCACCTCGGAGAAGGCTCTGCACCTGACGGAGACCGCCGCGAAGGGTGCGACCGTCGGCCACGCCGATCTCGTGGACGTCACCAACGCCCTGACGGCGGCGGTGGCTTCGGGCATTCCGGGTGTGCAGGATTTCGACCAGGCGATGGGTGTCCTCAACGCGACGGTCGGCGTCGGCGACATGAAGATGCAGGACCTGGCCGCTGCCTTCGGTTCCGGCATGGTCGCCACCGTCAAGGGCTTCGGCCTGAACATCACGGATGTTGGCGCGGCTCTCGCCGTGTTCGGCGACAACAACATCCGTGGTGCACTGGCTGGTACGCAACTCCGCATGTCGGTGCAGGCCTTGGCGAAGCCGGTGGCGTCCGGCGGCGAGGCTCTCGCCAAGCTCGGACTCCAGACTGACACCCTCGCCAAGGACATGCAGAAGGGCGGCCTGAAGCTCGCCCTCGAGGACCTCGTCGCGCGCATGGACAAGGCCGGCATCTCTGCCGACCAACAGGGCCAGATCATCACCCAGGCGTTCGGCCGCAAGGCCGGTGCTGGACTCAACGTGCTGGTCAGCCAGATGGACCGTCTCGAGTCCAAGTACCCGGCCCTGGAGAAGGGGGCGAAGAACTTCTCCCAAGCGTGGGAAGACACGACTCACACCTTCTCCTTCCAGGTCAAGAGCCTCGAGGAGAAGCTCCAGTCGCTGATGATCTCGCTGGGCGAGAAGCTGATCCCGGTCATCCAGAAGGGCATCGCGTTCTTCGAGGAGCACAAGCGGGTAACCCTCGACCTCGCCCAGGCCGCGGGCGTTCTACTGGGCGCGTTCGTGGCGTTCGGTGCGGTGGCCAAGGTCATCGCGCTGTTCAAGACGCTCGGGACGGCAGTCACAGCCATGGGTGACGCCATGGCCATCGCGAAGCTGAAGATGTTCGAGCTGCAGGTGGCCTCTGCCGGAGCTGGCAGCGGCCTAGGCGCGCTGGGTGCGGCGTTCGGTGCGCTCGGAACCAAGGCCAAGCTGGCGGTTGCTGCTACCGGAATCGGCCTCGCGATCCTCGTGATCTCGAAGCTCTCGGAGGTCGGCCAGAAGGCCGCCCCTGACGTCGACCAGATGACGACGGCGCTGACAGCGCTTGGGCAAGCTGGCGAGAAGTCGGGCGAGTTGACGAAGACGTTCGGGGTGAACCTCGACGGGCTTGGCTACGCGGTGGAGCGTGTTGCCGGAAAGTCCACCGGCATGGATCACTTCAACGACATCATGAACAAGATCTTCACGTTGGGGATGGGCCAGTCCAACAGCATGAAGGAGGCCACCAAGGAGATCGGCTCCCTGGACGACAGCCTCGCCGGGCTCGTCAAGAGCGGCCATGCAGACATCGCTGCCCAGGCCGTCAAGCGGATGCAGGACGCCCTCGCCGCGCAGGGCAAGGACCCGGGGAAGCTGACGGGCGAGCTCACGAAGTACAACGGGGCTCTGCAGGACCTCGACCTGATGGACAAGATGGCCGCGGACAGCATGGGGGCGTTCGGCTCGGCGGCGCAGGACACCACGAAGCTCCTCGCCGACCAGCAGCTGACCGCTCAGGGCTTGAAGCAGGCCATCCAGGATCTGAACGACGTCGAGCGCGCCGCCCTGGACGGCATGGCCGGGTTCGAGGCGGCAATCGACGCCGCCTCCAAGGCTCTGACGGATAACGGCCGGGCGCTGACCATGCGCAATGGCGTACTGGACCTGTCAACCGAGAAGGCCCGCAACGAAGAGGGCGCGCTGACGACTCTCGCAGCGAAGACCGACGCGGCAGCCCTCGCAGCATTGAATAACGGCGAATCGCTGGACGTCGTCAACGGAATCTACGACAAGGGCAAGTCGAAGCTCATCGCCCTCGCGGGCCAGATGGGCCTGACCAGCCAGCAGGCGAACGACCTCGCCGACTCAATTCTGCACGTGCCCGACAAGAACGTTGCCGTCACGGTGGACATCAATGCGGCGAAGCGGCGCCTGGCCGACATCGAGACGGAGCTCGACACGGCGTCAGGTCCTCGCGAGGTGCGACTGCTGGCCGAGGCGTCGCAGCTGTACAGGGTCGTCGGCCAGGCGCAGGACGCCGTGGACAGCATGCACGGCAGGACGATCGACATCATCGTCAACACGAAGGCCGGCCAGAGTAGGCTCAACGGCGACGCGCACGGCGGGATCATCGGTGGCGCGGCGACGGGTGGCGCCCGTGGCGGCATGACGTGGGTCGGCGAGCAGGGGCCGGAGCTTGTCCGGTTGCCGTATGGAGCGACCGTGCACAGCAACCCGGACAGTCAGCGCATGGCGGCAGCCGCGACCACCAACGGCGTGCAGACGGTGCAGTTGGAGTGGGCCGGTGGCAACGCTGGGGACGAACTGTTCGAGTGGCTACGGAAGAACGTCCGGGTCAGGGGTGGCGGCAACGTGCAGACCGCTCTTGGCCGGAACTAGGGGGCGAAAGTGACGGGCCCGACCGTAGAACTGCAGATCAGCGGCGTCTGGACCGACATCACCTCATACGTGATGACCCGTGACGGCAGCGTCAACGTCAGCATCACGCGTGGCCAGCCGAACGAAGGCTCCCGCACCGAACCGGGGCGCTGCACGATGCAGCTCAACAACCGTGACGGTCGCTTCAGCCCGCGCAACCCGTACTCGCCGCTGTACGGGCTGATCGGCCGCAACCAACCGATTCGCGTCAAGGTGGGCTCGGTGGTGCGGTTCCTCGGCGAGGTTCCGGCGTGGCCTCCACGGTGGGACGTGACCGGCAGGGACGTGTGGGTCGACGTGGAAGCTGCCGGCGTTCTGCGGCGCCTCGGGCAGGGGTCGGCGCCGATCGGCTCCGCCATGTACGTGTCCCTGGCTGCCAGTCAGCCCATCAACCAGCTGGCCGCGTACTGGCCGCTGGAGGATCCGTCGGGGGCATCGGTGCTCAGCTCGGCAGTGTCGGGCGTGCGCCCGATGGTGATCACCGGGGCGCCGACGCTCGCCACCGACAGCACGTTCGCCTGCTCGGCGCCGCTCCCGAAGATGGGCACGGCCGTGTTCATCGGCAGCATCCCGCCGTACATACCGCCTGGCGGTCTGATCGGCACCAACCCGTTCAACACGCTGCTGCGGTTCCTCCTGCTGATCCCCGCTGCTGGCGCCACGGATGGCCAGATCGTGGCGGCGATGACGTGGACCGGCACCATCCCCCGCTGGGAGGTGTATTACGCTGCGGCCTCTGGCGGCAAGCTTGGCCTGCGGGGCCGGGACGCGACGGGCGCAGTCGTACAGGACACGGGCGTTGTCGCCCTGGCGCTCAACGGGCTGCCAGTACACGTCACCGCATCGTTGGACGAGGCTGGGGGCATCCTCTTCGAGTACGGGCTATCGATTCTGCCCGTCGGCGGCAGCACCCCATACGTGGCTGCAGGGTCCGTGGCAGGTCCTGCGACGGGCGTTGTCCAGTCCGTCAGCATCGCGCCGGGCCGCGGCCTGCCGGATACGGTGATCGGCCATGTCAGTGTCCAGCTGACACCGTCCTACCCCACGGACGCGGCGGCCCTCGCACTCGCTGCGGCCGGGTATTCCGGGGAGACGGTGGCTGATCGGATCGCCCGGCTCTGCGCGGTAGCCGGCGTCGGCTTCGAACTGGTCGGCACGGCCGCCACCTCCTCCCTGATGGGCGTGCAGTCGAGCGGCTCCATCCCCGACCTGATCCAGCAGGCCGTCGACACGGGCGGCGGCCGACTCTTCGAGTCCCTGTCCGTACTGGGCCTGGGATATCGGACTCGGATCTCGCTCGAGAACCAGTCGCCGGCCCTAACCCTGTCGTACGCGGGGCACCAGCTCGCGCAGGTGCCCACGCTGCAGGACGACGACCAGTACACCCGCAACGACATCACCGTGACACGGCAGGGCGGCAGCTTCGCTCGGGCGACGCTGCCGACGGGGGCTCTGTCGACTGCAGCTCCGCCGGCGGGGGTGGGGCCGTACCCGGAGACGGTGACGCTGAACCTTCATGAGGATGGCGACGCGGCTGATCAGGCTGGCTGGCGGCTGCATCTGGGGACGGTGGATGAGGCCCGGTACCCGCAGCTGTCGGTGAACCTCGCACATCCGTCGATGGCCGGGCTGCAGTCCGCGGTGCTCGGGCTGCGGCCCGGCGACCGGGTGGTGGTGACGAATCTGCCGTCGTGGCTGCCCCCGGACACGATCTCGCAGCTGGTGCTCGGCACGTCCGAGTCGATCGACAAGTTCCAGCACCGGGTGACGCTCAACTGCCAGCCCGAGAGCCCTTATCGAATCGGCGTGGTGGGCGATGCCGTATTGGGTCGGGTAGACACGGATGGCAGCTCTCTGGCGGTGGGTGTGTCGGCAGGTGCGACGACCTTGTCGGTGTCGGTGACGGCCGGTCCACTGTGGACGCGCGCCTCGGCGGACTGGCCGTTCGACATTGCGCTGGGCCCGGAGCGGGTGACGGTCACCGCCGTGTCGGGCAGTTCGTCACCGCAGTCGTTCACGGTGACTCGGGCGGTCAACGGCGTCTCGATGAGCCATCTCGCGGGGACCGACATTCGCCTGTACCAGCCCACGATCCTGGCCCTGTAGGAGGGAATCTTGTCCACGTATCCGGCTATCTCTGCGGGCCAGCGGATCACTGGCTCGCTGCTGACGTCGATGCTGCCGATTGTCGTCTACAAGTCGGCGGCCGAGGGTGTGACGTCTTCGACGACGCTGCAGAACGACGATGAGTTGTTCGCAGCGCTGGAGGCGAACGCGACGTACATCATGGACGGGTATCTGCAGGTTCGGGGTGCTGCTCCTGGCTCCGGCGACATCAAGATTGATTTCACGCTGCCGACCGGCGCAGGGTTGCTGTACACCTCGTTCGGGGCGGTCGCCACCAGCCCGGCCGTCCAGTACGAGGCCACCGTCAACGCGGCCTCGACGGCTCGGTCCTTCGCCACGAACGCCTCGACTGACATGGGTGCCGCGATCCACGCGTCGATCATCATGGGGACGACCGCCGGGACGGTGCAGTTGCGGTGGGCTCAGGCCACGTCGAGTGCGACCACGACGTACATGCTCGGCAACTCGTGGCTCAGGTTCACGCGCATCGCCTGAGGTCAGTGGCTTGTTCGGGCCGGTCTGTAGCTTCCTGCACAACTGGCCCTCCTGTCGCTGGAGCTCACGTGCAGTCTGCCCGTCGTACCCATCCGTTCGGCCTCATAGCCGCCGTGCTGCTGCTCGTGGCCATGCTGCTGGGGGCGTGTTCCCCGCAGGCCGCTGGGGCACTGGCGCCGGCGGCATCGGTGACGCTGACGGGGGTCGACCTGCACGATGGCCAGGTCTACAAGGACGGCTCGACCTACTACATGGTCGGCACCATGTATGGCTGTGGGTTCACGTGGCAGACCACCAGTCCGTGGTGTGGTTTCGGGGTGTCGACCGCGTCGGCGCTTGAGGGTCCGTGGTCGTCGCCGCAGCTGCTGTTCCCGGCGGCAGCGCCGGACCCGTACAACCCGGGCCACACCTACCAGCAGACGTGCGGCACGGGTGGCGGGGGTTGCTTCTCCCCGCGGATGGTGAAGCGCTCGGGCTGGGGCGCGAACGATGGGGTGTGGGTGCTGTGGTTCAACGCCCCGAGCTACGTGACCAGTGGTCTCGGGTCGGCGCCCCACGCCTACATGATCATGGGGTGTAACGGGCCCGCCGGACCGTGCGGGGCCAGCGCGGGCGCCCCCTACGGCACTACCCACCGGCCGACACTCCACCAGTGCAACGGCGCCAACGGTGACCCCGGGATCAGCGCCTCCTCGGACGGCACCAGCATCTACCTCCTCTGCCCGATGATCGGCACCACCTCAGTCGCTGTCGAGCAGCTCTCCAAGTGGGGCTCGGACGGGACCGGGGTCGGCGCCACCAACGTCGCCGGGCTCAGCCTCGTAGAGGCGATGGGCATGTGGCGCGACGCCGCGACCGGCACCTGGGTCATGACCTACTCGGACGTCCGCTGCGGCTACTGCGCCGGGACCGGCACCGGGTACGCCACAGCCCCAGGCCCTCTCGGGCCGTGGACGGCCCCCGGCAACACGGGCGTTGGTGCCCCCGCCAACGCGAGGCGTCTCATCAGCGCCGACTCCTGTGGCGGCCAGCCCGACACCGTCAGCGTCATCGACGGGCAGGCCTGGCAGAAGCTCGACCTGTGGACCGGCCAGATGAACGAGACCAGCGCTGGCCTGCACTTCGAGCCGCTGTCCTACAGCCCGGCGCTTGCCGCCGGGACCACCGGCGATGGCGGGATCCACCGGCCACCATTCCTCCCCTTCACCTGCAACTAGCCTTGGAGCACCTGTGATCCGCTTCATCGACGAACATCCCGGCATCGGACGTCTCGGCCGCCACGTCGAGCACGACCCCCGGTCGCGCGCCTACGCTCTCTCCGAGGACCTGCTGCCCGGCACGTACAGCTCGGCCGTGCACACCATCAACATCCCCGTGCTCGACCAGGGGCAGACGGGTAGCTGCACCGGGCATGCGGCGGAGGCCCTGGCCGGGACGGACCCACTGTACGGGGCGATACCGCTGTCGATCGCGGCCCGTCCGACGGGCGACGCCGGGGCGGACCACCAGCAGGCGGTGGCCCTGTACTCGGCGGCGACGCGGCTGGACTCTATCCAGGGCGTCTACCCGCCGACTGACACGGGCTCAACCGGCGTCGCGGTCGCGAAGGCTGCGCAGAAGGCCGGGTTGATCAGCGGCTATCAGCACGCATTCTCGCTGGACGCCGCGCTGAAGGCCCTGTCGGTGATGCCGCTGATCGTGGGCGTCAACTGGTACTCCGGGTTCGACAGCCCGGACGCCGCCGGGTTCGTCTCCATCTCCGGCTCGGTGCGTGGCGGCCACGAGTTCCTGCTGTACGGCATCGACGGACCGGGGCAGCGGGTGCTCGCCCGCAACTCCTGGGGCGAGTCGTACGGAGCTCGCGGCTGCTTCTCCTTCTCCTTCGACGACCTCGGCCGACTCCTTGGCGAGCAGGGTGATGCGACCGCCTTCGTGCCGCTCACCGCCCCGGCCCCGGTTCCCACCCCGCCGACTCCGGTCGGTGTCGACCAGGCGCTAGTGGCGGCGTTCACCACGTGGCGCACCGCGAAGAACCTCTGACCTCATCTCACGCACGCCCCAAGGAGCGCCCCATGGCCGACCAGCACATCCCCGGAGCCGAGCTCCGCCTCCTCGACGACGCCCCCATGACCGGCGACGGCGGTTCGCGCGTCATCTGGCACATCACCTGGGACAAGAACGCCACCGCCGCCGCACCCGCGCCCCTGGTCTCCTTCGACAACGAGGTGGCCTACTTCGCGAGCGGCGGCACCGGGGTGGCACCGCACCTCACCTGGGACCCGTTCACTGGCCGCATCGCTCAGTTCTTCTCCGCCACCTCCCGCTCCAAGAGCGTCATCAATGCGCCCGGCGGCGTCGAGACCAACCGCAAGGGCAACGTCTGCATCCAGATCGAAATCTTGTTCTTCCCGTACTGCCAGGTGGGCGGCAAGACGTACGCGACCGTCGCCGACACTCCGCTCGTCGGCCTCGACCGGATCATGGCGTGGCTCCGCTCCTGGGGCGTCCCCGACGTGTGGCCCATGGGCGCCCCGGACTGGAACTCGCACCGCAACGCCGCCGTCTGGGACTCGCAGCCCGGCCACTACGGGCACAGCCAGATCCCGGAGAACGACCACACCGACCCGGGCCCGATGCCGCCGCTGTTCGCCGTCGGCCCGACCCCGACGCCCCCGAAGCCCACCCCTGCCCCGTCCGGGGCACCCTGGCCGGGACGGTACCTGCGCAACTACATGACGGGCGCCGATGTCCGCCAGTGGCAGCAGCGCATGCGTGACCGTGGCTGGTCCATCACCGTCGATGGCTGCTTCGGTGACCCGATCAAGCAGACCTCCCAGTCCGACCGCGTCTGCCGCCAGTTCCAGGCTGAGAAGGGCCTTGCCGCAGACGGCATCGTCGGGCCGCAGACCTGGGCCACCGCTTTCCGCACCGACAACCTCACCTGAGGAGATCAGCATGAATCGCTTCCTGCTTGACGTCGTAGAGCGCACCGTCGCCACCTACGCGACCACGTTCCTGGGACTGCTGCTCGCGTCCGGGTTCGACCTGACGTCGCTGGGCGCGCTGAAGGCCGCGGCGATCGCCGCGATCCCGGCGGCGCTGACGGTCATCAAGGGCGTCCTCGCCGGGTTCGTTGGCGACCCGACCTCGGCGGCCATGCTGCCTGCCGCCGCTTCGTCGCCGAGCACCACTCAGACACTGTGATCCGCGCGGCGGTCCACCGGGCCGCGCGCCGGGTGGGCCGCCGCGGCGCCGTGCTCTCCCTCAAGGGGATCATGGCGCTCGTCTACGGCTACTCGCTTCTCGTGCAGCCTCCCGCTGACACCCGCGGCATCAGGTTGCTGCTCGACCTGATGCCGCTGCACGCATGGGCGTGGGTGTGGATTGCCACGGGCGTGACCGCGGTCGTCTCCGCGTGGCGGCCGGCCGGTCGGGACTGGCTGGGTTACCCGGCCATCTACCTTGCTGCCGCCCCGTGGGCGCTCGGCTCGCTCGCATCGTGGTGGCTGTATGGGAATCCGCGCGGCTGGGCTGGCGCAGTGGTGTGGGGGGCTTTCTGCGGGGTCGCGGCCATCGTGGCCGAGTGGCCCGAACCTGAGCATCCTGGAGGCGCCGATGGGCACTGATTCCTGGGCCGCTGTGTCTGCCATCGGCGTCAGCGTCTTCACTGCTGGGGGCGTCGTCTACACCGCGCGCGCTGGCCGCAGGTCTCTGCGGCAGGAGAGACGCGATGACTTCCGGGTCGTCACTACCCGTATGGAGAAGGAGCTTGAGCGGCTGGGCAAGCGCCTTGAGAAGCAGGAGCTCGACAGCGTCCAGCAGAAGGCACGTCTTGCCAGCCAGGAGTACTCGACCCGCTACCTGGCGGGCTGGGTCCGCAGCATGGTGGGTTTCATACGGGCGTCCGGGCTGGAGCCGCCACCGCCGCCGGTGCCGGTCCCTGAGGACGTCCGCCCCTTCCTGCAAGGCCTCGATGTGTGACAGCGCCCCCGCTCGCCTCCGGGAGAGCGAGGGCGCTTCGTCGTGCCCGGGGTCAACGCAACTTGCTGCGCTGGCCGGTCGGGCGCTTCTGGCCGCGCGCCGTCTGGGCGGGGCGGGACGGGCGCCGGTCGGTTGATGGAGCCCCACCGGTCACGCGTACCCGGGCCGTGAGGGCGGCCGTCATCGCATGGGTGGCGGCCAGGAGGGCGATGGCGGCCATCGCCGGGTCCTCCTCGACGCCTTGAGCTGCGTTAGTTGCCTGGCACGTCGAGCACCAGACGGCGCTCGCGCGGCCACCGTCGGCGTATCGCAGCCCCGCGGGCGGCAAGTAGTGAGTCCTGCACTCTTGACAGGCGAAGATCAGCCTCATTGCACCACCGTTCCCGAGCCGCTGCAGAAGGAGCACGGCGACCACGTCGTGTAGGTCTTTGGCGTCTGATTGCCCTGCGAGTCCGTCTCCACCGTGTGCTGGACCTTCTCGGTACCCCTGGCGCCTCCGCAGGCGGGGCAGGTGACGATCTGCGGCATGGTGAACCCCTCCGTGTCCGTGTGACTACGGTAGCGCCCCGAGTGGGGCGCGCGGCCACTATCGAACTACTCCCGCCACCCCGTAGCGTGTACACCGTGTACATGGAGCCGAATCGGGCCCCACCTAGCGTTGACGCACCACACTAGAGACCCCGGAGGGGACGACGTGGAAGCTCAACAGACCATCGGCCAGCGGCTCCAGCAGGCCCGAATCAGCCGCGGCTGGTCCCGGGAGGACCTCGCCGGCGCGCTCGGCATGAGCCGCGAATGGGTGACCTCCGTCGAGCTCGGGCGGCGCCGCCTCGACTCCTTCACCGTCATCCAGGCCATCGCCGACGCGCTCCAGATCGACTACACCGATCTCCTCGGCCGTCCTCGTGCGCTCGGCGACCCGACCACCCAGGGCGCGCACCTCCTTATCCCGGCGGTTCGTCGCACTCTGCTGCACGCGATGCTGCCCGCCGTCGGTGCGGTGCCGTTGCCGCTCGACGAACTGCGACGCCGCGTCACCGACTCCAACGCGCTCCGGCGCCACGGCCACTACACGCAACTCGCCACCCTGCTGCCCGAGCTCCTGACGGACACCGCTGCGACCGCTGCCGCGATAGGCGAAGCCGACCGGCCAGCAGCCCACCATCTGCTCGCGGAGTCCCGGCACAACGCGGCGATGATGGCCAAGAAGCTCGGGTACGTCGACCTCGCGGCTCTCGCATCCGGGCAGGCGGTACAGGCCGCCCAGCTCTCAGGCGACCCTCTGCTGATCACCGCGATGGAATGGACGCAGGCCGAGGTCTGCATGACGGCTGGCGCCCGGGGTGAGGCCGAGGCCCTCCTCGACATCGGGCTCGACCGCCTCGATGGCCTGCTCAGCGCCGACGACGATACGGGGCAGTGGAGCCTGTGGGGCACCCTGCACCTCGTGAAGGCGGTGACGGCCAGCCAGCGCGGCCGATCGGCTGACGCTGCCACCCATCTCGCCGAGGCGGCATCAGCTGCTGACCGCGACCAGACGGGGGGCGCCTATCAGACCGAGTTCTCGGAGGGGAACCAGGCGATCCACGTCGTGCATGTGGCGCTGGAGCTCGGCGAGGGTGTCGAGGCACTGGAGCGGGTTGCCGGGGTGAGCCTCGCCGGGATGCCCCGGGAGCGCCGGGCCCGTCACCGGATCGACCGCGCTCGGGCGTTCACGCGAGACGGTGACGATGCGGCAGCGATGCGGGAGATCACCGAGGCGGACCGGCTCTCTCCGGAGGGGGCGAGGGCTCATCCGCTGGTGCAGGAGATGGTCCTGACGGCGGCTCGCCGGGCTCGGACGGTCGGTCCTATCGCGGAGACTGCCAGGCGGCTGCACATCGCGATCTGAAAACCTGCTGCCCGTGTACACGGTGTACACGGGCAGCGGCATGTCCACTGCCAGCATGGTCATCTGCCCACTACGGGACCAGCCAGGAGACCAGCATGAACACCATCACGAAAGTGTCGCGGCCCGTCACCGTGACCATCGAGGGCATCGCCGATCCCGCCAGGTTCACGCGCTTGCAGGATGCCATCCCCGCCATCTGGGAGTCGCTTCGTCGACTCCCGTTGGGGTCGCACCAGTACGAGGCATTCCGCGAGTTCTTCGGCGAGGGTGCCGTCGACCGGGTTGAGGGCTTCCTGGAGCGCGACGGGCAGCTGACCCTGACGTTCGTCATGGCAGGGCAGTCGCACGCTGTGCGGATCACCCCTGTAGCGTCCAGGTGAGCGATCTGGCTGACCTGACGTGGGGCTACTGCATCCACTGCGGGGCCTACGGCCGCGGCCGGTACCGGTGGATGATTGCCGACCGGGACCAGGCCATCGACCAGCACCTCGGTTGCACGTCACCCGTCCTTGAACAGCTGCCAGGTCTCGACATTCAGGGCCCGTGCGATGCGCGTGAGGTAGTCGACGCCGACGTTGTAGGTTCCGTTCTCCAGTCGGCTGACGGTCTTGTGGTCGAGGCCGGCGCGGTTGGCGAGGTCTACCTGGGACAGGCTCTGCGCGAGGCGTAGGCGTCGTAGGCGCGCGCCGATCTCCCATCGTTGCTGTCGTACCCAGTCCGGAAGATCATCGCTTGACACCCGTCCACGCTGGGCGACAGTGGAGCAGGTGTCTTTACCTGATCGGGTAATTCGGGCGAGACTGGGTACCTCCCCTTAGACGTCCCTGCCGTGGGTGCCCCAACATCCACGGCAGGGCACTCCCCTACCTGTACATTCGCTCACATGTTCGACGTGCCGTTCTGGTGGTGCGTTGCTCCGAACGGGCGGGAGTCCGCACTCCTGTCCGGTGGCACCCGAGGGTGGTCCCGCTGCCCGCCGATCCGGCCCTCGGGTGCCTCTCCAGTTCCTGGGGGTGATGGGTGGTGAGTGGGTGATGATCTTGAATGCTTGCCTGCTACACCTTGCGATACGTTCCGCAGCTTCCGCATCCACCCATGCTCTGACCTGCGACGAAGGCAAGAAAGCCCTGGTCAGAGAGCATCCGACACTGCTCTTACAAAGCGGATGTCGGCGGTTCGATCCCGTCTGCGCCCACCACGCTTGACCAGCAAGAGAGCCCCGGACCAAGATCGGTCCGGGGCTTCTTCATGCCACCTTGGGCGAAATTTGGGAGATCAACTCCCAGTGGGCCGCAGTACCGTCACCCCGGCCCCCGCACCGCACGCCCGCTGCCAACGCGCCTCCAGGGCGTCAAGCAGCTCCCGGCGCATCTGCGGAGTCACATGCTCATACACACCCTCGATGTCCCGCACGGCCCAGCCCATCCGCTGGTACCGCAGCGCCCGGTCGATCCGGTCCTCCTTCATCCACGTGTCGTGCGTGTGCCGCAGCCACCTCATCGTCACACCCGGCAGGATCGGCTCCCACGCGTGACGCCCGGCATGGCCCCGCTTGCGCTCGATCGCCGGACGCCCGTCGGCGGCCGGCCGCAGCTGCTGGCGCCCGAAGTTCCCCCGGCGCCAGAACGTGCCGTCCGTCGGCGTGGAGAACACGTACTGGTGCGGCCAGGCCGCAAGGTGAGCGGCCAGCAGGTCGGCGAGGAACGGCGGCACGTCCACCTCGCGCGCCGAGGTCCCGTTCTTCGGCGGCCCGAGGTACAGCTCGACCCGGTGCTCCGGGTCCTTGCGTCGCCGCGGCGACTTCCCGGCCGCGACGGCCGTAGCGATCCGCGCATCCTCCGCCTCACGCCACGCGGCCCGCTCCTCCTCGGTCAGCTCGAACTCCACCTCGTGGAGCGCGCCGACCTCCGGGTCGATCCGGATGACGTGCCGGACGAAGGTCTTGCCGTCGACGCGGTCGCGCCGAAGGAGGAGGCAGTTGTCCCGGTGCAGGCCGGCGAGTTCGCCCCATCGCAGGCCGGTCCAGGCGGTGGTGAGAACCATCAGCCGCGCGACACCGTTGAGACGCTCCCCGATCCGGTGCGCCTCGTCGGGCTGGGCCCAGGCGACAGCTGCCTTCGCCGCGTTGCGTGCTGCAGCGTGCGCTGCCTGTCCGGTCTTCCTGGTGCGGCCGAACATCGGATTGGCGAGCAGGAGCCCGGCGTCGGCGGCGCCCGTGAGAATCATGCTGAGCAGGGTGAGGGCGTGCCCGACGGTGGTGGGGGAGCAGGTCTGCTTGGCGCCCCAGGCCTTGGCGGTGAACAGGTTGATGTCGCAGAGCGGGGTGCTCTCCCACTCGGGCAGCAGATGCCGCGACAGCAGGCGTCGGCGCTTCGCGACGGTGCTGGGGGCGACGTTCTGGGCGGACATCCAGGTCTGTGCCCACTCGCCGAAGGGGGTGCGGGCTTTGCGCGGGTCGACGAATCGGCCGTGCCGGAGGTCAGCTTCGAGGTCGTTGCCGCGTTTCAGTGCGGCGGACTTGGTGGCGAATCCGCTTTCGCTGCCGAATTCCCCATTGGGCAGCTTGTACCGTACGCGCCAATTCTTTCCGCGCTTTTCAGCGTGAGCCATGGCTGACTCCGATTCATGTCCGTGCGTGCGTGGTGGTGGGCCGCACGCCGGGGCGCCCCAACGCCCCGGTGCTCGGATCGGATCAGGTCGCTGTGCCCGCTACATGGAGGGAGACAGGACCGAAAGCGCCCGGAGGAGCTCGGGTACGAAGGTAGGACGCTCCTCTGACACCTCGGTGTAGATCAGGCCATCCTCCCTGTTCGCAGGAATGGACACCACCGCCAGGAAGCCCGGCGGGAGCGCGGGCACAGCATGGTCTTGCACATCGACCCCCATGATCGGGATTGCCCGCCGACGTATGCAGGAGATGGAATCACAGATTCAACAGGGGTGTCACTCGTTTGGGGGCGACTCGTATGAAAAATGTTCAACTACTGACAAGAGTGTTATGACCAGGACAATCTGACTGTTGGTCAGACTGGCGGGGCGTCGCCCTGACGCCACAATTCGCGGCGCTTGCGCTGCCACTCCACCAGGGTCGCCCGCAGTACCTCGGGGTCCAGCTCGGCGCCAGAGGCATCACGCGTCGCCACGATGATCATCCGTGCGCCGGAGCCGTCGGGCCCGAGATCCACGACATCGGCGCCGAGGAGCGTGCCGCTCTGCCGGAGTTCCTCGCGCACCTGCACCGGGAGCTGGTCGAGGACACTCGGTTCGCTCAACGCCTCGGGCTTGCTGAAGGCGACCACGCGCGGGCCGGTGGCGGATGGTGCGGCACCTCCGGCGGCCACCGCCCGGGCGGCCCCATGCTCCCAGCCCACGGCGCGTTCCACCTTGGCGAGGGTGCTGTCACTGGGTGTCCCGCCGAGGCCGCGCTCCAGGCGGTGCAGCGTGCTGCGTGACACGCCGGCGAGTTCGGCGAATTCCGTGTGGCTGAGCCCCAGGGACTCGTACGCGGACACGATCGCCGCGCCGAGGCGGGTCCAATCTAGCTGCTCCATGTTCCACATGATGCATCACCTGGGTTCACGCGGGGAGTCAGTGGTGCGCCATTTGACCTGCCTTTAAGCCATGTCACACGGGTCGTCGCGTGTGCTGGCTGGTGCGCGTGCATCTTCCCGTGCATCTGGCACATGCCATCAGGTGTCACTGAGTGTCATTACGTCGCAAGCTGTAGAAAATGAAGCGCTTTGACGCAAGAAGCGTTGACGTGACGCGTCATGACGCGTAACGTCTTCCTCGTGACACCGAATGGCGCGGCAATCAGGGCCCTTCGTGAGGCCAGGCACTCCAGCCTGCTGGAGATCGCCACGGCAGCGGGCATCTCGCCCAGCTACCTGGCCCAGATCGAACGGGGTGACCGGAAACCGCGCCAGCACGTCCTCACGTGCATCGCCGAAGCCCTCGGCGTGCCACCGGAGGCCATCACCCAGGAGAGGTTCATGACCACCGCCATCGCCGAAGACGCCGACCTGCGGCTCTTCACCGCCCAGCAGGTCGCCGACCTGTGGGGCATCTCCAAGAGCTGGTTGCAGAAGGCAGCGGCATCGCGCTCGATCGAGTGCACCTACCTGACGCTGCCGGGCAACTCGAAGGGCCTGCTGCGCTTCTCCGAGGCCCAGGTCCGCCTGATCCTCAAGAGCTTCACGGTGCAGCCGGTCAACTCGGGCGCCCGCCGCTCCGCCTGACCCCTCAAGGGCGGGCCGCCCCCGGATGCGACCCCAGGGGACGACCCAGGCCCACTACGCAACCCATCGCGATCACACGAAGGGAGTAGGCCATGAACCAGCCTACCGAACAGACCCCCCGGGCCCAACAGCCCCTGCAGCTCGCTTCGTTGCGAGCCGCTACCGACCTCACCGCGTTGGCGGTGAGCTTGGGCGCCGACCGCCTGCCGATGTGGTTCGTCCACGAGAGCGGCTACCTGCGCGGCTCGTTCTCGCTGGACGAGATGCCCCGGCAGGCGGACTTCGAGCCGTGGCGGCTCGCGATCGGCGAGCACGAGACGGAGCGCTGGCAGGGGTCCGACAGCACCGGTGCCCATGAGACGGAGGAGCTGCGGTTCCGCTTCCGCGGCATCCGGATCGGCCTGACCGTGACGTACCCGCTCACCTCGGTCGTGCTGGGGGTGGCGGCGTGATGGCCAACGGATTCGTCTCCGCCGCCGAGCCGCTGCCGGTGCGGACCCGCTGCTCGGACGCCGAGTTGGAGCTGTGCTCCTGCTGGATGGACGACCACGGTGACCCGGGTGAGTGGTCGCAGGAGACGCGCCTCGCGTACGCCGCCGCTGTCGCCACTGCGCGGGCGGAGGGACGGCTGTGAACACGGACGGCATGCCCGCCGAGCAGCTCGACGCGATCGAGCAGCGCGCCAACGCCGCCCTGCCGGGGCTGTGGTGGAACGACGGTCACGAGATCTACGTCGGCGAGCCCGGCGTTCCCGCCGCCAGCATGTGGATCGGCGAGACCTGCGTCGTCGACCTTCCGGACTACGGCGACGCGAACGGCGCGTTCATGGCACATGCCCGCCAGGACGTGCCCGCTCTGCTCGCAGAGGTACGGCGCCTGACCGCCGCCCTTGCCGCCGAGCAGACCGCCCACGAGAGCACCCGCGCAACCCTCGGCTCCTACCAGCTGCTCGCGCCCCGGCTCCAGGCGACCGTGGAAAGCGCCCGGTACGAGACCGCCAGCATCGGGGAGCTCCTGACGGCAGCCCAAGCCCGTATCGCCGAGCTGGAGTCCCTCGCTGGTCGCTGCAACAACGAATCGCCGCGCGGGCGCCGCTGCGACTGGCCCGCCGGCCACGGCGGTGACCACCAGGCGCTCGGCGGCAGCAGCGTCTCGTACGTCTGGGCCAGCCAGTGACCGGCCTCATCGTCTTCGCCGCCGCCGGGGCCCTCGTGGCCGCCGCCATCGCGGAAGCGATCTCGGCCGCTGTTCGCCGCATCTACCGCCTCTTGACCAGGGAGAGTGCCCGATGATCGGGAATCCCGTGGTGCGGCGCACGGTCCGCGCCCTCACCCACAGTCTGGGCCGCCACAAGGCCCGGCAGGCCGCCGAGTTGCTCGACCGGGATGGTCTGCTCGCGACCCCGGTGGAGCGGGTTGGTGCCCCGTTCGCCATCTCCATCCGCCGGACCGGTATCGGCGTCGAGCTCGACCACTACGACCTGGTTGGCGCCCTGCTGGTCGGGCTCGCGAAGGACTTCGCCGAGGACCCGGACGGTGTCGGCTGGCAGCTGCAGGAGCTGGCCGCCTCGTCGGACGGTGAGCGGGACGCCCTGCTCGACCAGCTCCTCGACCGGCTCGGTGGTGCGACGCAGCGCATGGGCTCGACCGCCGCACACCGCCTCGCGGACCGCATCATCGCCGCCGCCGGGTCCGCCATCCCCAACCAGCAGGACCGGAGGGTCGCATGAACCCCGTCGACGAACTCAACCCCGAGAACCTGGCGAACATCCGCAAGTACGCGGAGGAGATCAGCCCGGACGGCCCGCTGATCATCCAGCTCCTGGACGAGATCGACGGCCTGGACGACGAACTGTCCGACGCCGAGGCAGAGATCGAGCGGCTCCGTGAGCGTGCCGAACCGCGTGCCGTGTCCGGCTCCGTGGCCCGGACCCGGGCCAGCAAGTGGCAGGTCCGCTGGAGCGACGGCAAGAGGCGTCGCTCGGTGACCTTCGACCGGCGCCACGACGCTGACGCGTTCCTGGCTGACGCCAAGCGCCGCAGCCGCCAGGGCGAGGACGTCAACTGATGGACACCGAGGAGATGCAGGACCGCATCGACGAGCTGGAGGCCCAGGTCGATGACCTGCAGGTCCAGCTCGACACCGCCAACGCCCAGCTCGACGAGCTGAAGAAGGTGGCGGACAACGCGCGGGACCTCGTCCGCGCCGCCCACGAGCAGCTGGAGAAGGGGGACTTCTGATGATGATCTGGACTCGTCGCCGCCGCGAGGAGCTGCACGCCCGGGTGGTCCGCCTCCTGCGGGCCGACCTGCGGGAGACCCGCGAGCAAGCTGCCCAGCTCGCTGCCGACCGTGTCGCCGCCATCAAGCGGGCCGACACTGCCGAGGCCGAGGCGCAGATCGCCCGGGAGGCGTTGACCGCTGGGCACCGCGACCTCCTCGCCGAGAACGTCCGGCTCGCATCCGAGATTGACCTCCTCCGGCGAGACCGCAACGGGCTTCGCTCCCAGCTCGACAACGCCCTCGGCCGCAGCTACGAGCAGCACGCCGCCATCGACGCGGGCAGCTCGAAGGGGACCAAGCTGTGACCATCACCTCGACCGCCGGGGCCACCACGGCCCCGGCCGCCGGACCCATCATCACCGAGCCCGGCATCTACGACCTCACCAACGAGCAGTACCACGCCGACCCCGTCCCGGGAGGCTCCCTTTCCTCCACCGGCGCCCGCAAGTTGCTGGCGCCCAGCTGCCCAGCCTTGTTCCGCCACGAGCAGCTCAACGGCCAGCGACACCGCAAGGTCTTCGACCTCGGCACCGCAGCCCACGGCCTCGTCCTCGGCACCGGTCCAGAGCTGGTGCGGATCGACGCCGATGAGTGGCGAACGAGTGCCGTCAAGGCCAAAGTCCGCGAAGTCCGGGAGAGCGGCGGCATCCCCCTCAAGCCGGCCGAATACCAGCAGGTCCAGCACATGGCCGCCGCGCTCCGCCAGCACCCCATCGCCAGCGCCCTGTTCGCGACCGGCGCGGGCGAGCCCGAGCAGTCCCTGTTCTGGGCCGACCACGCCACCGGCGTGTGGCGCCGGGCCCGGCTCGACTGGCTCCCCACCCCGGGATGCGGGCGGATGGTCATCGCCGACTACAAGACGACCGTCTCCGCCGAGCCCGAGGCCATCGCCAAGTCCGTCCACACGTACGGCTACCACCAGCAGGCCGCCTGGTACCTCGACGCCGTCCGCGCGGTCGGGGTCGCCGACGACAGTGCCGCGTTCGTCTTCGTGTTCCAGGAGAAGACCGCCCCGTACCTGGTCACGGTGGTGCAGCTCGACCACGTGACGATGCGGCTCGGCCGCCAGCGCAACCGCAAAGCGATCTCCCTGTACCAGCAGTGCGCCGCCGCCGACCACTGGCCCGGCTACTCCGACCAGGTCGAGATCGTCTCCCTTCCCCAGTGGGCCCAGGACCGTCAGATGCAGGAGATGCAGTGAGCAACCCCGTCGAGCAGTACATGCCCCCACTGCCGGGCCGCATCGGCCAGGGCACCGCCGTCGAGCAGTCCCGCGCCGTCGCCGAGGTCCAGGCCGCGATCGTCGTCGCCCAGCAATGCCCCCGCAACCTCACCTCGGCGCTGCAGCAGATGCGGCAGTCCTGCCAGCAGACCGCGCTCGCCGAGCGGGCGTTCTTCAGGTTCCCCCGTGCCGGAGGGGCCGTCTCCGGCCCGTCGGTGCACCTCGCCCGGGAGCTCGCCCGCTGCTGGGGCAACATCCAGTACGGGCTGATCGAGCTGCGGCGTGACGACGAGTACGGGCAGTCCGAGATGCAGGCGTTCGCGTGGGACGTGCAGACCAACTCCCGCAACAGCTCGACGTTCGTCGTCCCCCACAAGCGGGACACGAAAGACGGCGCGAAGCAGCTCACCGACATGCGGGACATCTACGAGAACAACGCCAACAACGGTGCCCGCCGCGTCCGTGAGGCGATCTTCGCGATCCTGCCGCCCTGGTTCGTCGAAGAGGCGAAGGAACTGTGCTCGCAGACGTTGCGTGGCGGCGGCGGCAAGCCGCTCCCGCAGCGCATCGCCGACGCCATCAGGGTGTTCGACGGGCTCGGCGTCTCCGAGGACCGGATCGCCCAGAAGTTCGGGCGCCCCTCCGAGAAGTGGACCGACTACGACGTCGCCCAGCTCACCGTCACGTACAAGAGCCTCCAGCAGGGCGCCGTCACCATCGAGGACGAGTTCCCCGCCGAACGCGTCACCGCCTCCGAGATCAGCCAGCAGGCCGCCCCGCAGGCACCCGCCGAGCAGGCCCAGCCCGCAGAGGGCACCCCGTGGCCGGCCGTCGCACAGCCCGGGGGTGCCGAGTGAGCGAGCCGTACAGCGACAACGCGACCGCCGCCCTCGGGCCCTGCCGCGAACCTGACGACGAGGACTACCAGCGCGTCGCCGACCTCATCGCCACCAACGCCCTCAACCAGGACGACGAGCAGGCCCTCCTCGACGCCATCCTCGGCCCCCACGCCAAGCAGGTAGGGGGCACAGAGTGAGGCTGATCATCCGGCCCAAGCGGAAGCTCGGCGACGTACTCGTCCGCTACCGCGCGCCACTCACCATCCACGCCGAACCCACCATCGGCCAGCAGCCCCTCGTGGACCTCAACGCGATCGAGCGGGTCCTCGGCGGAGAACACCCGACGGTGCCACTCAACCCCGCCGAGGCCCGGCTCGCCTGGACCCTCATCACCGACGAGCACGAGCTCTCCGCCGCCGAGCTCTCCGCCGTCCTCAACGTCACACCCCGCACGATCTGGCGCTGGCGTGCCAGCAAGGAGGCCGTCAAGTGACCACCGACCTCCCGTGCCGCCGCTACGACGTGGACCTGTTCTTCTCCACGAACCCCAACGACATCCAGTTCGCGAAGAACCTCTGCCGCAGCTGCCCCGAGCAGGACCAGTGCCGTGACTTCGCGCGACGCAACCGCGAGTTCGGCATCTGGGGCGGCGAGGACGAGAAGGAACGCACCAAGGCCGGCTACAAGCCCAAGCGCGACCGCGTGGCCGCCGACTGCGGCACCGAGGCGGGTGCAGCCGCGCACCGCCGGGCCGGCAGCGAGCCGTGCACGGGCTGCCTCGCTGCCGAGGGCAGAGCCCACCGCGAGCGCGATGCCCGCAGGGCCGCACGCGCCGCCTGACCCATCCCCTGACGGCCCGTGGCGGGCCGGACCGCACGCCCGCCACGGGCGACCAACCACCACCCCAGCCAGCCGGAAGCAGCAGACATGCCCTGGTTCAAGATCGACGACAAGGCGCACAGCCACCCCAAGTGGCTGAAGGCCGGGAACGCCGCCCTTGGACTCTTCGTACGCGCCGGCTCCTACTCCGCCCAGCACCTCACCGAAGGCATCGTCCCCGGCGTCATCGCCCAGCTCTACGGCACCCCGCCCCAGGCCGCCAAGCTCGTCAAGGTCGGCCTCTGGCACGGCAACCCGCACACCTGCCCCCGCTGCCCCCAGCCCGAGCCCGGCGACTACGTCATCCACGACTTCTTCGAAGGCGGCCGCAACAGCACCCGCGCCCAGGTCGAAGACGCCCGCAAGCGCGCCGCCGACCGCCAGTCCAGGAAGCGCGACCGCGACAACGCGCCGGAAAACGCAGACGAAAACGCTTCGAATCGTCGTCGATTCGGAGAGCAAAAAAACGTAAATGCCCCTCGAAACGAACCCCACTTTTCGGACTCCGCCGCAGGTCAGGACGGTCTGTCACAGCGTGACCCCGCAGGTACTGTCACGCCCCTCCTAGCCAACACCTCTACCTCTGTACCTCCTACGGAGGTACAGCTAGCTAGCTACAGCACCGCCGGGCAGCTGCCGATCGTCGGCCCCCAACCGCGCATCCCCGCCAGCTGCCGACCCCTCGTCGAAGCCCTCACCAACGCCCGCATGGCCGTCGGCTGGGACGAGAACACCAGCTGGCTCCTCATCGAAGCCCTCATCAAGCGCTGCGGCATCGACATGCTCGTCGACCACGCCGCCGGCCAGTGGCAGCGCGCCAAGAGCCGCCCACAGACCGGCAACTACTTCCTCCCCGGCTGGCGCACCCTCCCCGACGCCCCCACTGCCGACAGCGCCCCCGTACTGCCCGCTGCCGGGCCCCTCACCCCCAACCAGGCCAAGCGGGCCCTCTTCGACCAAGCCGCCGCCACCCTCGCCGCCGGAGGATTCCAATGACCCCCGAACACGTCGGGCCGTTCCTCAAGCAGATCGCGCTCACCGACCCGCGCATCCTCCCCAGCGACGCCCAAGAAGCCGTAGCAGCCATCGCCCTCTGGGCCGTCTCCCTCACCGACGTCGACGACCACTTCGCGCTCAACGCCGTCGCCAAGCACTACGCCGACAGCCCATACCTCGTGAAGCCCAGCGACATCGCCAGCCAGTGGCGAGCCCACGTCCGCGACCGCGCCAACCGCTACGTCGACCCCGTCCCCACCGCCGACCCCGACAACACCACCGCCTACAACGCCGAACTCGCCGCCGGCCGCCGCAGCGGCACCACCAACACCCCGCGCGCCGCCCTCGGACCCGGCATGCCCACTGTCGCCGCCCTCGCCTACCAACCCGAAGACCTCGGAGCGATGCGCCTCGAAGGGGACCTCAAGCGCATGTGGACCGGCGTCGGGAAACAAGCCAAGGCCGAGAACGACCGCCGCAAGCGCCTCGTCCTCGCCCACCCCGACCTCGCCGAACGCCTCGGCCAAGCCCCGATCAACATCCGGCCCGACTGCTGGAGCGGCTTCGTCCCCCAAGAGCTCGGGGTCAACGGCATCAACCGGTCCCCAGTACGCCGCGCACTTGCCGAGCTCGTCGCCGAGGCCGAGCGCCGGGCCGCCACAGCCCACCAGCCAGCCTCGCAGGACGCCGCCTGAGGGCACCTCGCCGCCGCCTCAACAGCAAACGGCGCCAACGACACCACCCAGGAGCAGCAACGATGACCAACACCCAGCCCACCGAAGGCCGGTGCAGCAGCTGCCAGCAGACCCGGCCCCTGTTCCGCTACGAGCCCGACCACAACATGCACGCCATCCCCGTGCCCTGCGAGTGGTGCGACCGCGACGAGCAGCCGCTCCTGTGCTCCCGCTGCTGGGAGGCGGAGCGGCTCCGGGAGGAGAACGCGCCGATGGGTGCGGAGGAGCTCGGGGCGACGGAGTTCCTGCTGATGGCAGCGGCGAACAACGGGCGTCTGATCCGTCAGGCGGAGGCCGACCGTGCCACCGCCGCCTCGACCGCCCAGGAGGGCTGACCGGTGATCGCTACCGACTGGCTGGGAAGGCTGACACTTTGGGGCGCCGACGAGGTCTGCGCAACCAAGCCGTACGGCATCGGCAACATCACTGCCTGCGGGTTCATCCAGGCCCGTCCCGACCGTCCGCAGGATGCCAGCACGCCGGTGACCTGCCCGCGGTGCCTCAAGGCGGTGGCCCGATGACCGCGACGACCGTCTGCCGGCCTGCCGTTCGTGAGTTGCTGCACGTCCTGCGCGTTCACCGCTACCTGCCGTCGCATGGCCCGAAGGCGCCGCATCTGACGACGTGCTGGCTGTCGCAGATGGACGCGGGCCGGTATGCGTTGATCGTCCCGGCGATGTACGGGCCGTTGGATTTCCTGCGGCTCGTGACCGTCCGCACGGTGGAGGAGGCCGTCGGGGCGGGGCTGGTGGAGCTCGGCGACATGGGGCTGATGCCGGTCTACAACTACGGCGGGGCGAAGTACCGGTGGCGGACGATTCAGCAGGGCCAACCGCTGCTGCTGACCGGGCACGGCCGGACGGTGAACCTGTGACCGCCGCCGAGCCTGACGGCCACGTGGACCGCTGCCCTAAGTGCTGGTGTGACAACTGCGGTGGTCGCCTCGACCAGCACAGCGAAGGCAGCTGCGCCTGCGAGGACTGCACGCTCTCGCCGCAGTACGCGTGCAGCCTCGGCGAGTTCGTCCCGTCGGAGCGGATCGGGTTCCTCGCGCAGCAGCTCGGCCCGCTGCTGTCCGTTCACCTCGGCCCTAAGCAGCAGCGTCGCTGCCTCGCGGTTGCCCATGCCGCGCATCATGCCCTGCTCGACTACGACAGCCCGGGAGAGTCCCGATGACCGCCGTCCCGCTCACCGACCAGCAGCTCCGCGACCGGCTTGCCGAGGTCATCCGGAACGCCGCTTACGACTGCGATGGCACCTGCGGTCTCGGCGAGCGCGAGTGCGATGCCCAGCACCCCATCCAGGTTGCGGTGTTGCACTTCGGGATCGTCTCCGACGTGACCGGTGACGTGCATGCCCTTGCCGACACGGTCGCCGCTGTCGTGCAGCCCGAGCTGGACCGGCTCCGCGCCGAGCTCACTGCCATGACCGACCTGCGGGACCGGGCCATCGCCAAGCAGGACCGGCTCCGCGCCGATCTGGAGCAGGCTCAGGCAGACGTTGAGCGAATCCGCACCCGCGAGAACGGGGTCCGGGCCGTTCGCCGCCAAGCGCTGCGAGAGGTGGCTGCAGCTGAGGACCGGATCGCCGCAGTCCTCGCCGTCTGCGACCAGGCCGAGAAGGGCGCCACCCGCTGGGAGCAGCCTCTGCCCGTGCCCGAGTGGGTCGCTGTCGTTCGAGCCGCCGCCCAGCCGCCTGCCGACGCACCCGGTTGCGGCTGCCAGACCTACGTTCACCCCGGCCACTACCCCTCGTGTCCGACGCGCACCGCCCAGCCGTCTGCCTGATCGTCCTGCGGGGTGGCCGCCACCACCCCGCGCCACCCCACCCCGGAAGGAGCACCGTCGTGAGCCAGACCACGACCGTTCGTCGCGTCGCCACCCACCGGCCGGCCACCAAGCGCCGCCGCTTCCGCAACGACGACCTCATCGCAGTCGACCTGTTCTCCGGATTCGGAGGCCTGACCCGTGGCATCGAGATGGCCGGGTTCACCACGATCATGGCCGCCAACCACAACGCCTACAAGGTCGAGGTCCACGAGGCGAACCACCCCAACGCCGAGCACTGGATAGCCGATCTGGTCGACCCCGAGGCAGCGGACTACCACTCTGCCCGCGACCTCCCGGCGGCCGACCTCCTCGTCGCCGGCGTGAGCTGCGTCAATCACTCGCAGGCCAACACCCAGAAGGCCTACGCGCAGGGCGTCTCCCTGTTCGACCTGGAAGACCCGGATTACGAGGCGCGGGTCACCAAGTCCGAGCGGGACCGGGCCACCGCGAACTGTGTCCTGCACTACGCCGCCCAGCACCACCCGCGGCTGATCCTCGTCGAGTGCACCACTGAGCTCACCTCCTGGGGGCCCGCGATTCCGGGCCGGCCGAAGGTCGGCGACGGCTCCACGTACCGGTGGTGGCTCAAGCAGTTCGACGTGCTCGGCTACCGGTTCGACAAGGTCCTCTACCTCAACAGCATGTTCTTCGGGGTGCCGCAGTCCCGCGACCGGGCCTACTGGGTGTTCTGGGACAAGTCGCTGCCCGCGCCCGACCTGGACCACCGGCCGGTGGCGCGCTGCCACCGATGCGACCGGGACGTTGAGGCCGTGTGGTCGTGGAAGACCGGTCTGCCGCCCACCGGGTCGGTGCGCTACGGCAAGCAGTACGAGTACTGCTGCCCCAGGTGCCACCGCCCGGTCGTCCCGCCCATGACTCCGTCGCTGGCCGCCTTGGACCTGTCCGTCCTGGGCACTCGCATCGGCGACCGCCCTAGGCCCCTTGCCGAGGCGACGATGGCCCGCGCGGAACGCTGCCGCCAGCGGTTCGCCGACTTCCCCGCGGTGCTGATGCCGGCCAAGGCCGTGCACGGCTCCGAGCGGCATCCGTGGCAGCCGATGGCGACGCAGACCAGCCAGCAGGAGACCGCGCTCCTGTCCACTGGGCAGCTGGCGATCGCTGTCGACAACTTCCAGGGTGCGCCCCGGGGTGTCGGCGAACCGCTGCCGACGCAGGGCGGCTCGGAGACGATGGCGATGCTGTCCACCGGGGTGGTGCCGTTCCGGAAGAACACCCTGCCGACGGTGCACAGCGAGTCGATGCCGACCGTGACGTCCGATCAGATTCCCGGCCTGTTGTTCTCCGGCTGGCACAAGCGGAACGGCTCCACCGGGAACGCGACTGCGCTGCTCACGGCCGAGTGGCGGGCCACCCTGAGCCAGTTGCGGTTGGAGGACTGCTACTTCCGGATGATGCGGGAGTACGAGATCGGCCGCGGCTGCGGGTTCGATGTCAACTTCCCTGGCTACGAGGGCTCGTTCGTCGTCTGGGGTAGTGCCCGTGACCAGGTCGACGGCTTCGGCAACGCTGTCTCGCCGCAGGTCGGGGCGTGGATTGGGGCCCGGTTGCGGGCTGTCCTGCACGGCATCTGACGGCCGCTGCCGCCTGATCGTCTCTGCCGGGCCCGCACACAGCGGGCCCACCACCCACCCGAAGGAGAAGCACATGACCAACCTGAGCCCCGAGCATGCCGAGGGCGAGTACGCGCCCGTCATGCCGTTCGTCCTCTGCAAGAGCAATGGCGGCCCGTTCGACGATGCAGCGTTCGTCGCCGGAGCCACCTGCGGCGCCCTTATCGAGGAGCTGCGCATGCTTCGTCTCACGGCGGCCATCCCGCGCGAGCGCTACATGGACGCCCGCTACCTGCCGCAGGTCGATCTGATTGCGATGGCGCACGGCTACGCCGTCACCCTTGGCGACTTGGACGAGGCGTCCGGGTGGCAGGCCGTCACGTTCGAGCTCGCTGGAGGTCGTCATGTCTGACCTTTCCCCGTCCGAGATTCTGACCGCTGCCGCCAAGCTCCTCCGGGAGCGGGCCACCGCCGCCACCCCGGGGCCGTGGTCCTGGAACCGCTGGCACTCCAACACCTGCCCCGCCGACTGCAACGACCCCGCCTGCTTCCTCCTGCTCGTGGGGAGCCCGCACGCGATGGTCGGCAGCGCGGACGTTGACCGTCCGGAGGTCTTCGCCGTCGAGCGTTCGGTGCAGGAGCGCGGCGAGGACGACGCTGCCTGGATCGCGCTGATGCATCCGGGTGTCGGGCTCGCTCTCGCCGACTGGCTGGACGATGCGGCTGAGGGCGATGCGCAGGGCGAGATCAACCCGTACACCCTCGCGGTGGCCCGGCAGTTCCTCGGCGGCGAGTCGTGAGCGCCACCTTGATCCGCAAGGGCGACCACCGGTGCGACCTCCCCGCCGAACGGCTCCACGACAGCGGTGACATGGTCCGCTGCGACCACTGCGGGAAGGCTTGGCAGCTGTACCGGCCTCGCGGGTGGGCTGGCCGGTGGGAGCGGGTCTCGCGGTTCGCCGCTTGGCGGGCCGAGCGCAAGGCGCCCCCTGTGGACGCGCGTTCCATCTGCGGGAACTGCCGCCTGCCGGTAGACGAAGGCCTGGAGTGGTGCCCGCGCTGCACGAAGTGCCCGGAGCACGGCAACCTGTGCTTCCCCGGCGCCTCCTACGACGGCTGCCCGAATGCCGCGCTGCCTGACCCTCGGGACGCGTCATGAGCGCGGTTGTGCTGGCGGTGCTGATCGTGGCCGCGCTGCTGGTACTGCTGCTCGTCGCCGGCCTCGCCCGCGCCGCGTCCCGCGAGATGCCCAAGCCCCCGAAGCGAGGCGATCGTGACGCCTGATTTCTGGCCCGACCTGCGGGCCCTAGGCGAGGTGGTGGGCGGGCCGCTGCTCGTCCTCGGCTACTACCTCGCCCGCGCCCTGTGGCGCGAACACCACCACCACGATGAGGAGACCGACCAGTGACCTCCGCCACCAGCTGCACGGCCCGTCTGGGCCAGCGCCTGACCGTCCGCGAGGTGCAGATCCTGCGCGGCATCGCCAACGGCCAGTCCAACGCCGAGATCGGCCGCGAGCTGTACCTCACCGAGAACACCGTCAAGTCCCACCTGCAGCGCGTCAGCCGGAAGCTCGGCGCCACGGGCCGGGCTCACGCCGTCGCCAGGGCCATCAGGCACGGCGTCCTGACGCTCCGGGACATCCAACCGGCTCCCAGGCCCAACCCGACCCCGGCAGGGCCGCCACAGGCCGCACAGGCCCCCGCACGGCAGGAGACCGCAGCATGACCCCGATCAGCCGCGAACAGCTGCACGTCCTCGTCGAAACCGCTGCACGCCGCCCCCTGCGCGGCCCCGAAACGACCATCCTCCGGGACGGCCTCACCGCCTGCTACACGGCCATCGACCACATGGAGAAGCAGATCGCCGAACTCGTCGCGCGAGCCGCCGACTACGAGCAGGTCATCCGCTCCCAGCGCCGCGAGCTCCTTAAGACCCAGGAAGGAGGCACCCCGTGACCGACGCGTACCACGAGCAGGTGAAGCAGCAGCTCGAGCAAGCCCGCCGCACCGCTGGCGGCCTGATGGCGAAGGTGCAGCAACTTGGCGGCCAGCTCAAGGACATGACCGCCGAGCGCGACCGGCTCGCGGTCCGGGTGCCGTTGGTCTGCTGCGACGAGCGCCATGAGGCCAAGGTGCGCGGCCTCGAGGCCCAGCTTCGTGCGGCCGAGGACGAGTTGGCCCAGCGGCGTCAGGCAGAAGCCCGTGTCCGGGCCCTGCATCGCGAGGAGTACGGCCTCTGCGCGGCCTGCACGGGCAGTCACGGCGTCCCGTGGCCGTGCCCCACCATCGCTGTCCTGAACGGAGCCGTAGCCAGCCAGGAGGCCCAGCAGGCGCCCGTCTGCTGCCAGTGCGGCTCGACTGCGGTCGTCTACCGCAACTACCTCGACCAGCCGTTCTGCTGCCCGTGTGCCGAGTGCTGCCCCAGGCCCGCAGAGGACCGCGCCGAGCGGTACCGCCTCGCCTGGCAGTCAGCCCGCAAGCGCGCCGCTGCGGCCGACGCCAGACTGGCCGAGCTCGAGGACAACAACGGAGGCTGGCTCGGAAGCTGGATCCCCGGAACTCTGCTGCCGTTCGACCCCCTGCCCGATCACTACGGTGCCGCATTCGGCGAAGGTGCACAGCCGTGGTGGGCAGTCCGGTCGGAGGAGGACCGGCAGCGCGACCTGGTGCAGCAGTGCATCGCCGACCAGCTGCCCGTAGCACCGGAGCCCATGGCGCTGCCAAGCGAGGAGCAGATGCGGGCGCGCGTCCGCCAGACGCTGGGCGTCGTGCTGAAGCCGAACCTCGCTACTCCGGCAGGCGCCCAGCCGTGAGCCGCTTCGAAGACGACCGGTGGGCGGCCATCGAGGCCGGGCTCGACCTCGACCCCGACGACGAGCCCAAGCCCACCCCCGAGCCGCCCCCACGCCACACCCGCAACGTTCTCCGCGACCTCGCCGACTACCAACCCGCCTAGCCCACGACCTCGAGGGACAGCGCATGCCCACCACCCCGGTCCTCAGCCCCAAGCACCGCCAGTACCTCCGCACCCACGGCGCCCCCACCCGCCGCACCACCAACCCCAACCGGGCCGCCGCCCACATCCAGCAGCTCCGCCACGCCGGACTCACCGACCAGCAGATCCGGGCCGCCGCCCGCATCGGCCACAGCACCCTCGACACTGCCGCCAACCGCCGCGCCCGCATCAGCGTGCGCACCGAGCAGCGCATCCTCGCCGTACCCGTCCCCACCGGCCCCCAGCGCGTCGTCAGCGCCGCCATGGTCCCCCCGCACGGCACCCGCCGCCGCCTCCAGGCCCTCATCCACGCCGGCTGGCCCGCCGCACGCCTCGGCGCCGAGCTAGGCATCCACCCCAACCAGCTGTACCGGCTGCTGCATGCCACCCACGATGCGGTGGCCGTCCGCACCGAGGCCGCGGTCGCCCAGGGATTCCGCCGCCTGTGGGACCAGCAGCCCGAGGAGCGCGGCGTCAAGCCGATCTCCGCCCGCCGGGCCCGGCTCCTCGCCGAGCGCCACCAGTGGGCGCCAGCGCTCGCCTGGGACGACATCGACGCCGCGGACGCCGTTCCGGACCTCGGCCGCGAAGTGTCCCGGGTACAGGCGGTCGTGGAGGACACGGCGGAGCTCGTCGCGGAGGGCCTGTCGCGGGAGGGCATCGCCGTACGGCTCGGCATCGGCTGGGACGCCGTCAGGCAGGCCCACCGGCGGGCAGGGCGGCCAGCGCCGGTGGTGTGGGAGTGAGCGGGCACGCGAATGCGCCGCTCGGCGGTGGCCGGCGGCTTCAGGCGGGGCGCGGGTCAGGCGTCGGGGGTGGGTTCCTCGGCCGCAGTGGACCAGGGGCCGGCGGGTGGCCGCTCGGGGAGCTTGGCGCCGGGGCGTCGCATGTACCAGCGGATGAACTCGCGGATGACGGCCGTGCGGGGGCTGCGGCCTTCGGGATGCATGGCCCTGGTGGCCTGCTCGAAGGGCGCCCACTCGTCGGCGTTGGGGACGCGGATGTTCTTGGGCTTCTCGTAGTCGGAGCTTGTTTTGACCATGTCCGCAGGGTAGCGGCGTGTACCTACAAGGGCAATGGGGAGTGGCGCGCGATGTACCTACAAGATTCTTTGGCCAATCGCTTGCCTTGTACCCACAAGATGCGTAGCGTTGTACCCACAAGGACGGCGACAGGCCGGACGAACTCCCCGCCCCGGAGGCCCTGGTGTTCCTCACCAAGAACGAGACCGAGACCCAGACCACCCTCCGCCTCATGACCGCCATGGACCGCCAGCAGCCCGTCACCATCACCTACCTCAAGGCCGACGGCTCGGAGACCATCCGCACCATCGAGATCTACGACATTCAGGTCTCGAACGCCGGGGACATCCTGCTGAAGGTCATGGACCGGCAGTCCGGCGAGAAGCGCACCTTCCGCGTGGACCGCATCCAGGCCTACACGGTCCACCGCAGCGCCTACACCGTCGCCCGGCCCGCCGACCTCTCCCCGGCCACCCCGAAGGCGTTCTGCTCCTCCTGCTCCTACCTGTGCGAGATGGACGAGCTCGCCCCGGACCACAACTCGGATCTCGTCTGCTCCGACTGCCTCGCCTCGTGGGAGGGCCTGACCGACGTCTCCGGCGGGTTCACCTTCGCCTACGCCGCCTGACCCTCCCGCCCCCGAAGGGAACCGCGATGACCGATGACGAGATCCGTGCGGCGTTCGAGAACGTCACCACCGACGACGAAGCCCGCACGCTGGTCGAGCGGATTCTGGCCGACCAGCGGCGAGACCAGGAGGAGCGCAACGCCGCCTCCCTTGCCGGTGAGGTGCACATCCGCAAGCGCATCGCCCGCAAGCGCGGCAACACCTTCTACCGCGTGAAGTACAGCGCGAGCGAGGACGGCTCCCAGACCCTGTGCGGTGCCCCGGCTGGCAACGATCGGACGTGGGCCGAGGCGCGCTTCCCGAAGCATCTCGCCGCCGTGACCTGCGACGCCTGCAAGCAGATCCGCGCAACCCAAGCCTGACCGCCCGCCGACCACACCCGAAGGAGACCGCCGTGAAGCTCACGCCCGCCGCCCTCGCCGCTCTCACCGCCGGTCGAGCCGCCTCGCAGCGCATGGCCAGCGCCATGAGCGACGACGAGTACCTCGACGCCGCTGCCGCGCTCGGCGACGCCTTCGCCGTCCTCGACCAGGCCCTCACAACGGAGAAGTGACCACGATGCCGCCCACGCCCGCCCTAGTTCTGTCCCGAATCACCATCAATAGCCGCCCGTACGAGGTGTTCCGCGTCGGAGGCTGCCAGGTCGACATCCGTACCGGAGGCGAGCAGTGCACCAGCTGCGCGCTCGACCACTGGTGGAACCTGTGGGGCATTGCCCCGCAGCACACTGCTGCCGAGCTTGCCCTTCAGGACTCGAAACGGCCGCGCCTGCCGTACGCCTACGCCTCACCAGTCCGACCTTCCGCTCGGACCCGCTGGCTTGGACACCCGGAGGCTCCCGTCTCCGACGGCTGGCAGATCCGGGACGAGATGAATCGCGTGGTGTTCGGCTACGCGGCCTCGTTCGACGAGATGGCTGCGGTCGTGGCGAAGGCTCTGGCGCTGCCTGCTTGATGTCCCGCCTGACCGCCCCGTGTTCCCGCCAGCCACCCAACCCAACACCCAGGAGACCACCGTGACCAACCCGCCCGAGGCGAACGACTCCGTGGAGTTCATGGCCAACGTCGTACGCGAGGCACTGAC